TAAGGTCTTGAATAGTATCAAAAGTTTTTATCTGAGGAGTAGAATCGCTTGTTCTTGTCATAACAAAAGTCATTTTAATGTTCTCCTTTCATACCATAAAAATATAAACCAGAAAGCGCAATACCAATAAGTGTTAAGGGAAGAAACTTTCTATCAAATATTCCCCAAATCAGGCCCCAACTTGAAAATAAAATTGCGAGACTGCCAATCACTTTCATCACGTCATCCCTCACTTTCATAATTATTATACTATATAATTTAAGAAAAGTCAACAATTATTTTTATATTAAGTAAATAATTTTTAGATGTTTAACATCTAAATATAATTTAATATAAAAGGTACTTCACTCAGTGAAGTACCATACATTATTACGCTGTGTCTTTTTCAGATATTCGCCCTGATAAAATACTTTCCCATTAATTTTAATCATGTACGGGGTTTTATGCGGTCTTTCAAGAACCCGGACTTTCTGATATTCGGTTTCAGGAACGGCGCCTTCATTAAAGCAAGTGAGCAAAATCTCTGTTTCAATGTTACAATCCATCAAGCCCATGTGTGCTTCTTCAAAATCAACATTGCCCGTAATATAACGGAAAACTGTTTCTGCTGTTTGACTATAATTTCCTGATTCGGTAAAGAAACTATGCTGTTCACAAAAAGCTTTATATTCCGGCGTGTTAGTGATGAATTGTCCTGCATAGCCCATAATATCAAATACGGGAACATTATCAAGAGGATTTTCGCATTTATACCAATCACAATTAAAGGTAATGACATTATCATCAAAATCACTGTTGTAAGCATAAACGGCTTTTACATCATATTTTTTGATGTCTCTTTTCAATTCCTGCATAATATGGCCGTATTTTTTCATTTCTGCTTTACGTGCCCGCATGAGTGCTACATACTTAGGGCGCTTTTCTTTATAGTAAGCACTTTCAAACAGGGGGAGATTATGCCATGCCTGTTCAACCACAAAATGCTTTTCCGCAAGGCTGTCTCCATCATCACCAATAACCTTATAGCTAACATCATACGCAAAGGGCTTGTTCAGACTTCCGGCGGTTTCGGTATCCAGTACAATTCTGCTCATTTTAGTTTCCTTTCCGGTTTGTGAGGTTTCCTTCCTCTTTACGTAAACATAATACCACGGAAAAGAAGATTTGTCAACAACTTTTTTTAAATGCTGCCAAATATTTTTTAGATGTTTAACATCTAAATTAAAAGCGCTCAATCACGAGCGCTATAATCTATAATACAGATATGCCGATTTCTCCAACCATAATTCAAATAATGTAAGTCTGTTAATTTGTGAGCATTGCACCAGATAAATTCTTTATCGGTCATATAATCTTCTGCATTGTCATAAGTTCTGCCAATTCCTTTAATGCGGGGCATAATGTAATAATTATGCCCGTTATATTCATATTTTGTGATTTCTGCGAAAAGATATTCCATGCCATCTTCTACGGCGGACGCGTATAGTTCCATTTCATCTTCACAACCACCGAAACGTTCAATTTCACCATCATCATAATCCATTTTAATAACATAATCAGATGTAATAAACGCATAACGTGTCGAGCCATATTCAAAAATAACTCTACGGTTATGCTTTTCATTAAAACGTTTGATTTCCAATTCAATATTGCAATGATTATAAATAATTTCATCAATAACAGGGATGAATTTTTGCGCGCGAATTTTATAGTTAGATTTCATGCCCTTGCCCTTTCCGGTTTATGGTGTTTTCCTTCACCTTTCATAGATAGTATAACATATTATTTTGAAATGTCAAGAGAATATTTTAGATGTTTAACATCTAATATATTAAGGCGAGTTAGTCGCCTTTAACAATTATATTGTAGTGTATGATGGACTTGTTCACTCCTTTTCGTTTAGTATGAAAAAAACTTCTGTCCATCCTTCGGAACAATTACCAAGTTCTTTTGTAAAGCCTTCAAGTTCAAATTTGTCCATAAGAAAACTCCGCATTTTCCCACCCCACCAAGCACAATGAACTTTCCAGAATCTACGGTCTTTTAATTTCAAATATTTTTTTGCAAGTTTGATATTCCAACCCATACCATTATCAAAGAAGTCAAAACTTTTATTTTCGGCGTCCCAATGAGAACGACGAGGAATGTAATAGTTTAGAATTTCGTTTGCACGTTTTTCGCTCCATGCTTCTTTGCTGTTAAGCCATGCATGAATTTTTTCAAACAGTATACTACCAATCCAGAGCGGGAATAGAATTACGCGAAGAATCTTATAGCTATTTTTATTCCACCACTTGCGAATTTTATGTTCTTTTCTATTCTTGCTCTGCATTGCTTTAATAACTTCATTCGTCATAGTGATTACTTCCTTTCTATCCCTTTGGGACAAGTATAATATATCATATAGATAAGGAAATGTCAAGAATACATTTTAGATGTTTAACATCTAATTTTTTTAAAAAAGAAAAGAACCGCTGAGAGCGGTTCTTTTCTTGTATTACGCCCGGCAGTAAGTGTTCGGCTTGCCGGGAATGATCTTGATTTCATCCTGCCACAGGTGCGTCAGAGCATACTGCACCTTGCCACGAATACCACGAGCGGGCAACTTGTCCTCAATGCTTTCATAAAGTTCGGCACAAGTAACGGGAGTTTCATCAAGAGCGCCGACAATAATATCGTGCAGAGCGTCATAAGCTTCGGCCTTCTTTGCCTTGACTTCATCGTTGCGATGAAGATCCTTGTAAACTTCGGCAAGCACGGTTTCCTTGTTCTCAAAATCGACAGAGGACAGCACGGCGTAGATAGTGTTCAGAGAAGCGTTAGTCATAATAATTTCCTTTCTGGTTTGTTGAGGTTTTCCTTCCTCTGTTCTTTTATATTCTACCACATTTTGTGGAGAATGTCAAGGGGTTTTTCCTTTGGGAGAGGAATTTTTCGATAGCGTGTTGGGCATTTCGGAATATCCTCTCCCTTGGAACATCTTTATTATATCATAGATTCGGGAGTTTGTCAAGGGGTTTCGCAAACTTTTTTCGCACATTTTGTTTGCTATTGGCCAAATGTTTCCGTCGTCCATGCGTCTTGTCTCTGTTGACTTTCGGCAACCTGCCTTGACCTGCCAGGGTTGCTCCCCTCACCTGACACAGATATAATACCATAGATTTGAAAATATGTCAATAACTTTTTTGAAGTTTTTTCTAATGATATTTAGATGTTAAACATCTAATTTTATAAGACTGTATTATACAGTCTTATTATTTTCTTTATTTAGTTTATCCGCAATTTCAAGAACATTTCTTCTATACAATCTATCATTTACAATCCATTTACATTCTTTTTTATCCCATACACCCCAAGTATAGAATGTATTCCAAAGATACTGCCGAGTTACATATCGCTTTGTCATAATTTTATCCTCCCGTTTCTTTTTTACATATTGATTATAACATTGACCTTGTTATTTGTCAAGCATTTATTTTAGATGTTAAACATCTAAATATTTTTAAAGGGTTATTTAAAAACCCTTTTAATCGTGCGTTCAATAACTTCATCCGGAGATAACCATTGTGTAGGCAACCAAGTTTTTGTATAGACTAAATTATTATAATGATTATCATAATATTCTTTTATTTTATTAAGTTGCATTTTATATGCTGATTTTGCTATCATTATTTTTGTTTTTATTTCTTGATATTCTTTCAATGCCATATTATAATCATCTGTATTTGTAGGGAAAAGTTTAGTTTTAATTTCTTTTATTTTATACTCATTAATTATATCTTCTACTAATTTTTGTCCTAAGAAACAATCATCCCATAATTTGGCATATTCTTTATCGTTAATAGTTTCAGAGACGTTTTCCTTTTTATTTCTTTTAAATACCATGATAATACCTTTCTGGTTTTAAAGTGTTGTTCCTTCACTTTTCATAAGCAGTATACCATAAAATATTTTAGTTGTCAAGTATGGATTTTAGATGTTAAACATCTAAACAAAAAAGTGCGGTTATTCCGCACTTTCCTTAATCATACCATCAAGGCCCTTTTCATTCAGTTCCTTTACTACCTTCTTTGCTTCGCGCTTAGCTTCATCGGCCTTACGCTTAGCTTCCTTCTTTGCTTCACTCGCGGCCTTCTTTGCGGCCTTCTCTTCCTGTTCAAGCTTGAAATCTTCCGCGGCGGCGTATCCATCAAAAGCATCATATCCGCCCTCACCGTTGCGAGTGCCACGGGGAATTGAAATTGAAATCTTAGCGAACTTTTCATTTCCTTCTTCATCAACAACCGGGAATGTAAAGGAAGAGGAAGAACAGGAAAGCGTGTCCGTTTCATACTTACCAGCGACGAACTCCATAAAGTCACGCAGGATAGAGTTACGCAGATTCGTGTTCAGAGCGGTGTTAGTCATAATTTTTCGTCCTTTCCGGTTTGATGGGTTTTCCTTCCCTTAGTTCTCTTACATTATAGCACTTTGTTTGAGGTTTGTCAAGTGTTTTTTTAATTTTTCCAAAGGATGTTTTATTTAACGCTTCTAAACTACACGAGAGCATTTAAGCTGAGCCTCAGTGATGACTTGCGAGGTTTCCATTTCTTCCCTTGGAACACCTTTATTATACTATAATTTATAATAGTTGTCAAGTATTTTTTAGGGAAATTTTTTATAATTTTTTGATAATATTTAGATGTTTAACATCTAAAATGAAATTATAAAAAAAAGAAAGGGCTTACGCCCTTTCTGCAAGTTCCGGAAGAGTGTAGGCATTAACTTTACCTTCCTTCTTCACAAGTTCACCAATCCACAAACGGGTGACTGCATACTGTACCTTAGACTTGCCAAAGCCATCAGGCAGTTTGTTCTTGATTTCTTCAAACAGTTCAGAGATAGTGACAGGGACGCCAGCAGAGCGGAAGCCTTCCCACACAATCGGCTTTACACTCTCATACAGTTCACGATTCTTCTGCGCCTTCTCCGCGCCACGGTTCAGTTCGGCCTTGATTTCATCAACAGCATCAGCGACATCAGAAGGAAGATAGTCCTGAACAGAGAAATAGGCGACGAGGGTCTGCATAGTGTTCTTCTTCATACTTAATTCCTTTCCGGTTTTAAGGACTTTTCCTTGTCCTGTTTACGTATTTATTATATCACAGTTTCGGGAACTTGTCAAGAGTTTTTTTCAACTTTTTTTGAAGTTTTTTTGTTTACTCTTTGTTGTCCCCTCCCTGATGACAATAACAGTATAGTATAATTTTAGGAAAAAGTCAAGTATTAGAATTAGATGTTTAACATCTAAATTTTTAAAATGAAATTGAAAAGGCGGATTACTCCGCCTCTTCCTTCGCCTTCTTTTCCGCAATCTTGCGGGCCTTTTCTTCTTCCTTAGCCTTTTTCTCGGCGGCCTTCATTTCCTTTTCGGCCTTCCACTCTTCGGCAATTTCATAAGGATCAAACACCGGAGAAACCTTAGTCGGCTTATAAGCCTTGCTCTTGACGGTGATTTCCGTCCATACTTCCTGTCCGTCAACTTCCTGCAAGATAGCCCAAGAGGCGTCAGCAAACTGAACGGCATCATTAGCTTCAAAAACATCAGACAGCAGAGCGACAGTGTTAGTACGAGCGACAGACTTGATTTCAGAAGCGTTCATAGACATAATTTAATTTCCTTTCTGGTTTTTAAGAGTTTTCCTTCTCTTGATTACGTATTTATTATAGCACTGATTTTGTAGTTTGTCAAGAGTTTTTTTGTCACACGAACGGCCGAAGGTGTGACGCCCGCCTCAAATAGGCATTGGGCACTTTTGTTTGTTCCTTCCCTTGGAACAATTATAGTATACTACAATTTATAGAAAAAGTCAATAACTTTTTTCTTTAATTTCTTATATATTTTTAGATGTTTAACATCTAAATAATAATGGCGGTTTAACCGCCAATTACTAAGCTCCAAGCCAATCATCCCATGATTCAAAAAAAGAAGCAAAATCATCGCAATCTTCAATCGGGTCTGCAATGTGACATCTGTTAAACTCATCACAATAAGGACAATCACCATAAGCATTAACAGTACAGAAAACAGGTTCATTATTGTAAGTTCCTTTTTCTGCGTCTCGCATTACTTTTACTTCCTTTCTCCTATATTACCAATCAACATTAACTGCACTATCTTTAGGAATATATGCGTCATTAATACGAACATCAAAACCATCAGACTGTGCCTCAGAAATTAGATCATAAATTCTACCTTCATATTCTTCGGCTTTCTTGCGGCGCTTATCTTTTTCAAGGCGCTCTTTATATGTTGCTGTAAGTGTTTCAATTAGTGCACCAAGTTCCTCAGTAGAAAATCCATCAAAAGTATTTTTATTAGGTTTCATATTTTTATCTCCTTCCTGTCCCTTTCGGACAACCCTATTATAGCATAGTCATATAGTCTTGTCAAGACTTTTTTATAATTTTTAATAATGAATATTAGATGTTTAACATCTAAATAATTTCCCGCATTATGCGGGAAACAGAACTTTGTCCATTTTCTTATGAGCACGATAACAAGCGAAGACAATTTCACTTTCAATTTTTACATCTTCAAGGGCTGTATGTTCTTCGTTAAATTCTACATCCTGCGTAATAAAACGATAAAGAACTTCTGCCGTAAGTTGACACCGCGGGGTCTTGTGTTTAGTCATAAAACCATTTTCAGTACAGAAATTTTTATAGGAAGGACGATTATTAAATATAGAACGGGCCATTTTCATACTGTCCCAGACTTCAAGGTCGGGTAGCACTCGGGAACGATACCCTGTCAAATATTCGGCGGTTGTGTTAAGCGCGTCAATATCAAATCTTGCATTATGCGCGCAAATTGCAACAACATTATGATTCTTGCAATACTTGATAATTTCTACCATAATTTCAAAAAACGGCTTCATAATATATTCACCAGTTGCCAATCCGGCCCAATACTGCGGAATTTTATCTGCATAATATGCCGTTTGCATTTTCCGCCATTCGCCCATAAAAATCTCCGGCACAAGGTAAGAACGTTCTTCAAGAACTTCACCAGTAGTTGGGACAACGGCTTCCCAACCGATATTATAGGTGAGATTATTGCCAGGAATGACTTCATCAGTTTTATGAATGTTGCAAGTTTCGGTATCCAATACGATAATCTGCTTCTTTTCCATGTTGTTGTCCTTTCTGGTTTTGAGTTGTTTTCCTTCAACTTTCTTAATCATTATACTATATGAAAATAAAATTGTCAAGATATTTTTAAAATTATTTCTGAATATAATTAGATGTTTAACATCTAAAAATAAAAATTTGGCGTTTTAGCGCCAAATTGTTTTTCCTTCTTTAATAAATTTACTTTGATTATGATCTACTTTCTTTTTTAGAAACGCCGGAATCTTTTTAGTTCCGCCATAAACCATGACCAGCTCATGCTGTGTTGTAACATACATAGTTACCAGCTTTGTCTTATCTTCGTTTTTTACCAGTGTTATACCCGTGTCTGTAATACAGATATATTTACCAGCTGACATACCAGCACCTATATACTTCTCTCGAATTACCTGACCAATACCAATTTCTTCAATGATATGCTTTACTCTGTCCGCACGCTGATACTGTACATGGTAGGTCATTTCCATTGTCTCGTCCTCCTCTCTTTGATGATTAAAGTATATCATAATTTTGGGATATAGTCAAGCCTGATAGTTAGATGTTTAACATCTAAGTTTCAAAAATAAAATGAAATTAGAGTTGAAATATCATACCAGATAGACGTCTATGTGCTTGATCTTCTTTATTTTGTAATAACATTATACAATAAATTTTTATAAAGTCAAATTAAAAATTAAATATCTAACATTTAAAAATAAAAGGTGGATTATTCCACCTCCCATTCTTCAATAGACCAATAATCACTTACATTTCCTTTTCGTACCCATTCTTCAATTGTGCCGGTAAATCTGCCTGTAATAATATCATCTACATAAAAATTCTGAGAAATTTCATCATGTTTTACACAATCTACAATCTTGTTTTCTGCTTTTCCCTCAGAATCGAAAACACCTTCAACACAGCCATCTTCAATAACTACATAAACCTTCATGCTTTGTTCCTTCCTGGTTTTAAAGACTTTTCCTTGTCTTTCTGAAATAAGTATACTATATATTTAGAAAAATGTCAATTAATAATTTTAGATGTTAAACATCTAAAATAGAATTTCCGCTTATTCAAGCGGAGTAAGAGCCAAAACTTGAATGTCAACTTCTAAATCATCATTAATTTCGATATGATTGGGCTGAAAGATTGCTAAAACTTCACCTGTCATTGCGTGCATTACGTCGGTAGGAATACCATGTTCTTCAAAGATCGCCCGAGCTTTAAATATTGCGGCCCACAAGGAATCGAAAGCATATTCATAGCGATGGGGCTGGTTATTAATGTAATAATGAATATAGTACATACTTCTTCTCTCCTTCCATTTGATAATGAAATTATATCATGTATATATGGAAATGTCAAGGGGTGCGTTTAGATGTATAACATCTAATTTAATAAGCCGGTTATTCCGGCTTGTTATATTTTAAAATTGTAGACTGGGTTTTAAAATCATAAATTGTTATGATCAGACAATCGGGATCCATCCAATAAATACTTGCGGCCTCAAGTGCTCTTTGAATATCAGATACGCTTTCTGTTTTGCTCGCGCAATCTTCGTATACCGTGATAATCTGAAATCTGTTTTCCATGACTCGTTCCTCCCTTTCTTTTATGGCTTTATTATAGCATGACTTTGAAAGATTGTCAATTATTATTTTTAGATGTTTAACATCTAATTTGAAAATAAAAGTGCTAATTACTTAGCACTTTTATTTCCTCGAAGATAATAAATTCCTAAGCACACTGTAAAGAAAGTCCAATAGTTGAAATGCGCGGTGTTAAAAGCATCTGCAATTACATTATTCCACGCAAGAGTAAACAGTCCTGCCGGAAAAGCTACACCAATAAGAAGAGAACCAATCAAATATCCAATAGCTTCCGCAACCGTATATTTCTTCATAATTTTGTTCCTTTCTGGTTTGTTAGAGTTTCCTTCTCTTTTGTACAAATAGAGTATACCATAAATATATGTATGTGTCAATAGATATATTTAGATGTTTAACATCTAAAAAATATAAGCGCTTATTTGATAAGCGCTTTAAGTGTACTAATAATGTCATTCTGATTGTATGCTAATCCCTGCCAAGCATTGCGGTTATTTGCTTCATCATCAAAAAGAATGTCATCGTCATAATGTTTGAACGTGTGCTTAGGCGTGCCATAAGTGACAATCCTTATTTCATCCCAACTGACTGACGGAAGATGCTTATGCAACCAACACATTTTAGTTAAAGCAACCTGACCATTATAAAGATCAGAACCGCATTTACTTGTCCAACTAATAATACCAATACCATAGCCGACAGCTTGTAGCTTATGTAACAGTTTTGCCAGCTGTGCCATATTTACCAGCGTGCCAGCTTGCTCATATGGATATGTATCTTCCGCGCGTAAAGCTTCAAGCCAACCTTCAACACCATAAAGGTCCGCAATAGTGCCATCCATATCAAACCATACCATTTTTGACATTGTCTTTTTAGTAACCATTTTTGACATCCTCCATTCTCTTCCTCATTTGGAACAAGCCCATTTTATCATGAAAAGACTGTTTTGTCAATTGACAAACTTAGATGTTAAACATCTAATTTTTTCTTGGAGACTTTTAGTCTCCAAGCGTCCATTCATAGTCATATATACCAACTTCATCTTTATTCCATTCATGAATACGGCAAAGCCGTGCCTGAAACTGTTGCATAATTTTAAGTGCTACTTTTTGAGTGGTTGGTACTGTCCAAGTGATGCGCACTTTTGTATGCTCTTTGACTTTGACGCCATCCCAATTAATGAAGAATCGAATAGATTTGTTCAGAAGATGCTCAGCAGTGAGAATCATGTCCTGATTCAGATTGTAGACGTAGAAAGTAACTGTCATGGTATTTTCCCTCTCTTTCTGTTTTGTTCCTTGGAACATCTTAATTATAGCAAAGAATCTAATAGTTGTCAATCATAAAAAATAGATGTTTAACATCTAAAAATATAGATATGGCCATCACGGCCATATGGTTTTACCATTTCGGATATATCGTCTTTCATTATATTGTACTTTCTCCCAAACGTTTTCTGGCACGTTCATTCTTCCATTGTATACTCTGATTAATTCTCGTGTAGTGGTTACATAGATTGTAATAATCTTCATTTTATTCTCTGATTTCACAATGGTTACACCCGTATCTGTTACACAAAGCACTTTGCGCGCGAAGTTTCTGTTGCTGGATACTTCTATTCTTTCCTGCACAATGTTTCCTAAACCGATTAACGAGATAATATTCTGAATTCGATTATATCTATCATTTGCGCAGTGGCTTGTCATCGTGGCGGTTTTCATGGTGTCAATCTCCTTTCGTTTTCTTTGTCTATATTATACAGCAAAGATTTTTAGTTGTCAATAGATTTTTTTAGATGTTTAACATCTAATTTTTATAACAAAAAGAAAAAGGTGTATCGCTTAACAATACACCAGAGACATATCCGACCATTTTAACACACTGATTTGATTATACTTTTTTCCATCCGCAAGAGCTTGCTTTTTCGTATTTACTCGGTAGCTGTGATCTACATAATAGACGCCGTCACTGTACCAGATGCCGCAATCGCCATTCATTTCGTCAATGGCTTTCAATGCTTCTTCGGCGGTTTTGCACTCGACGCCATAATCGGCAACCTGATAGCCTGTTTTGTAGACAATAGACTTGTAATCTTTCAAAGTGAGCCCGTCATTGTTTTTGAGTGCTTTCAGAGTGTTTAGCATGGTTTCCGTCTCCCTTCATTTGATGGCTTTATTATAGCATACAAAAATCAGATTGTCAACATATTTTTTTAGATGTTAAACATCTAATAATTATAAGAGGCATTACGCCTCTCGTTCCACTATATGCGCGTATATCTTGCCATTTTTTGTCAGCCAATCTCCAACCATAATGGCTTTTTCTGCTTCTTCTTTTGTTGTGTAGCACGTGCAATCAATCATTTTGTGACCATCGCGTGAAATACCTTCAATCATGTAGCTTGTCATTGTAGCTTCTCCTTTCAGCTTGTAGCTTGTAGCTTTCCAGCTCGCAGCTTGTTTGCAGCTTGCTTGCGGCTTGTGCGCCCGGATGTGCGCGAGAGGTGCGGAAGTGGTGGTGATGTCTTTTTTGGTACCAGATTCAACAATGTATGAATTTTTACCAGAATCGACAATTGTTACGGAATTGTTACGATTGTAACATTTACTTAACATCTTTCCTCCCTCCCTTCATGTATATGGTATCACTTTTTGACCATATTGTCAATTTTCATTCTTAGATGTTACACATCTAAAAAAATATGGTCAAAAAATGGCCATATTATACATTTAAATATTACAAAAATATTACGATTGTAACAAAGTTGTAACATATGAACGTTCGCGCAAATGTTAGCACTCTTTTCAAGTGAGTGCTAAAATTGACTATTTTTGACTTTGACTATTTTTGACTTTGTATTTTAGCACTCTTTTTGATAGAGTGCTAAAATATGAATTTTTTATGAACAATTTAAAAAGGGCTTGCAAAAGTTGATTTTTTCGTGTAAAATAGGACACGAACAAGACAAAAAAGTCTTGTATCTTATGAAAAGAGGTAGCAAAACAATGGCACGGCATAACTATTCTATTAATACCTTGCAGGCAAGGACGTTAAAAAAGGCAATAGAAGAAATGGCTTTCACGCCGGAAAACGTAAACATGGTAGCAATGGAAAAAGTGGTAGAATTGACAGAAAAGTTTCCCTCTGTTTTTTCCGCAAATGATATTAATTCTTTTCTTGCTTTTCTTATTTCAGAATGTATGAAAAAACTGTATTCTGAAAATGTGCTTTCTTTATCCGATTATATTAAATTTTATGCTACACACAAACAGGAAATGGCCGTCAATAGCAAGGATTTTGGCGCGTTTGGCGATTTGTTCGAATTGCTTGTTCGAATTATTATCATTGGAAACTTAAATCTCGTTCGCTCAACCGCTCTTTCCGTTGCGCAATTCGGAAAAAGCGATGTTATTTCAAAAAAATATGGCGTCATTGAAATAGGTCACAATGGCAAAACATTCACAGAAGGAACCTGCTTTGATTATATGGAAGGTAACTATTCAACGGTTATTTATGGCATGTTTTCAGACATTGACAAAAATCTTATTTATTCCCTCTGTATGGAAGGAAACATACAACAGGCAATCACTGAAATTAAAAAAAGAACCGCAATTTGGACAAATAAATATCAATTTCAGTATGATATAAACCATTTGGGGAAAAACGGAAAAGAGATAAAAGCGCTCACTATAAAAAGTGGCAATGTGCAATTACAATTTACTCCCGGAATGTATTTCAATTTTTTAGAGAATATTGAAAATGGGGTTTATGAAACATTGTAAACCATAATAAAACAGGAAAGCAGGGCAAGGCCCTGCTTTTTTATTGTTTGTTGTATTCCCTCATAAAATGATAGTTGGGCGGATAGTATGAGGAAAAAGTTAGTTGTGTCTAACTCAAACCGCACCCCTGTCTACATCTCCCACCAATTTTTTTAAAATTAAACCTAATTTTAAAAACCTCAATTTTCCTACACTCAAATACTTGACAAAAATTAAAAAATATGTTACCATATATCTGAAGGGATTCTATAACCTCGAGGTGGTAACAAAGTAATGAAAAAAAATTATTCCTTAGATTATTCAATATAGCGCGACGTAGACCGAGTCGCCGCTGTTACAGATATATTAGACAAATTATAGTATGATCCCGCACCTGCTGAATTATAGCAAATGGGTTCATACATACTTTACGGCAAAGATGAAGAAGGTTTAAACGCCGCAAAACGTGGCGAAATAATGACAAATAATACGCGATACCAAAGCTACCGCAAAAAAGAAGACAAAAATGCGTCGCTTGATGAAATTTTAGAAAACCCGGGCGCGGATCAATTGGCGCTAAAACATATGACGGAGAGGCGCACCTACACCGTCCCTAAACCCACTATTGTGCGGCCCCGCTATAATAAAAAGACGGGCGAGCTAATTGACGCGGGCGATAGTGATATACCCGGTATGGTAGAACTTTGGGACTCTATTGATAATTTAGAAAAAATTATTGCGGCCTATAAGGGTGAAATTGCGCCTACCGAAGATACCCCAGAATTAGCTAGTGATTATCGCCTATACCAATTAAAGCATTGGTTAATTGATCTGCGGCGGCACCAATATTATTTGAAAGATGCCTATAAGCCTACTCTACATTTTATGTTCATGCAGCATCCTCATGCGCAATTTGTTGATTGGTCACAAGATTGCGCTTATTGGATGCCGCTAGAACAATGGCAAAAGCGAGTGGATAATGCGCTATTACATACTATTTCTAAAAATATAGATGACTATGAGTCAAAAGTGACGAAGCAGGGGACATTCGTAAAATGGGTGGTGCGCCAGCACACATTTGATTGGGAAGACTATCATCATGTTGCGGCTTTAATTAATAATTATGATTTATTATATGATACTTTTAGAACAAGAATTTAGACATACGGGCGTACTTTTATTTTTGACTTTGAACGTTATCGCGCGCTCGCTAATCTGAATCCTGTACAAGACTTTCTATTAACGCGAAAAATTCAACATGTACCTTATAGTGATATATTAAAAGAATTAGAAATTAGGTTTGGATTAGTATATAATGAAAATCATTTAAGTTCTATCATGGCGCGTACTCTTCCAAAAGCAATCGCGACCGCAGCGAAAAAAGCCCGCATTCTGGTATAGACTCCCGACTCAAAATTAAAGAAGTGTTTCCGTTGCGGCAAAATGTTACCCCGTGATCCCTTATTCTTTGGGCGCAATGCGGGACGAAAAGACGGATGGGCTTCTAATTGTAAAGAATGTGAAAGATTAAGACGAATTGCAAAAGGAGGACAAACATTATATGATAGAAGAAGAAAAGACAACATCAAGGAAATGCCTGAAATGCAAACAAATAAAACCACTAAGTGATTTTGTGCGAACTCCTAGCAAATTTTTCCCTCAACATCATTCTTTAATTTGTATTAATTGTTTAGAAACAATGGTTGCACAAGATAGTTTAGGAGAAGTAGATAGATTATGCCGCTATTTAGATATACCATTTGATTTAAATAAGTGGACGTCTTTGTATTAGACGCATAAAGATCATACCTTAACCGCCTATTGTAATTTATTATTGGATGACCATTATCAAGCCTTGCAATGGGCAGATGAGAACGAACGCTGGCATCTTGCCCAAAAAGAACAAACAATTGATGAAGAAATTGAAGCATTAGGCGCGGCCAAATTAAAGCAATTAAAAAAAGATTGGTCGCCCTCTTATAAAAAAGAATAGTTATTATGGTTAGACAATTATTATAATCAAATTGTTGCGACTCAAAACGTATCAACTCCCATTCTCCAAAATTACGCGCGCGATCTTTGCGAAATTGAATTACGTATTAAAAAAGGTCTGCGCGAAAATATGGATGTAAAAAAAGATATGGACGCGCGCGATAATATTATTAAGATTGCTAAATTTGAAGCTTCTAATGCGAAATCCGCGGCAGACTTTTAGTCTGTGGGTTAGCTTATGGTTTATTATGGCAAAAAAGGTTGGCATCCTAATTGGCATACTGAACCACAAGATTCAATTGATTTTATGATGGAAAATATTCAAAATTATTTACAGCGGCTAGTGCGCAATGAGGGTAATTTTGCCGAACAGGTTGAAGATAAAAAAGCTCGTTATAATATGACGTAGCGTTTAGAAGAAATTGAAAATGAAGCACTAGAAGATGACGGTAACGATAATATTGAATATGAAGGGGGAGATGAATTAGAGGAGGAATTAGATGAATGAGGCAGTATTAAAAAACGGAATTCCGATATAGAAAGGCATCGTATTAACTAGATAGTTTTTGGACCATAATCAATAGTTATTTACTAAATATCTAAATTTTTGGATATTATATCCTGATGCCTTTTTAGATACAATTCAAGACTCCTAGGATGCAAAACATTTCCACCTCTTACCTTATCAACGAATTGCTTTGCGCGCGAGTATGCGCTATCGCTATCATTTCTGGACGTCAACCCGTGCAACATCTAAATCATTTACCGCATATTTAAGTTCAGTATGTCGGGCCGTATTATTACCAGGCTCTAATATCATGATTGCTTCTGATGTTAAAGGCACAGTTATTAAAATTGCAGAAGCTAAATTTGAAGAAATTTTTCGACATTGGCCTTTGCTACGAAAAGAATTATCGACTAGGGCAGATGATGGAAAAACTGGTATTAAGTCCAGTAATAATTATTACGAACTATATTTCAAGAATGGCAGCATAATCACTGTTGTTTCTAAGGATACATCTCGTGGTCTACGTGCAACCGCGGCTATATTAGAAGAAGCAGCGACAATCGAAGAAGAACCATATACAGAGGTATTATTGCCGCAAATGAACGTAAAGCGGAGAGAAGTAGATGGGACTATTAATCTTGATGAACCTAGTTCTCCACAAACATTTATTACAACTGCACGTGAACGTACCGTGTATATGTATAGTAGATTAATTGAGATAACTGTTAATGCGGTTTTGCGGCCAAAGTAGTATTTTTCTTGGGGCATGAGTTACGAAGTACCGTTACACTATGGACTTCTTGATAAATCTACATTATTAGATCAGCGCTATTCTTCTACTGTAAGTGATGATTCCTTTTCCAGAGAAAACCTCAGTATTTGGACTGGGAACAATAAGTAGGCATGGCTTGATTCAAAAATTTTAAATAAACGAAGAAATTTATTAAAATGTGAGCGAAAAGCGCAATAGAATCCTGTTAACCCTAACACGTTTTATATGATAGGTGTTGATGTTGCCCGCTATTCAGCAAATACTGCTGTCATGGTAGGGAAAATTTTGCCTATAAATAATGGTTTTAAAAAGCACATTATTTATACGGAAGTTATTCATGGCGCCAATTATATTACTTAGCAAGCACCGCGAATTAAAAAATTAGTATAGTTATATCATCCTCGGGAAATAGTCATAGATGGAAATGGACCTGGAATTGGCCTACTTGACGCTATGGTTTTACCTTCCATAGATTTGAAAACAGGTGAGACATTCCCAGCATATTATGTATTTAATAATGATCATCATTTGCCGCCAGAAATGAATAATCCTAGTGATGAGCCTAGATCAGAATATAATGCAATTATCTATGATATTAAAGCTGGAATAGGTAATGATGATATTATACATTCTAATTTCTTTTCACAAATTAATAGTGGTGCTGTATCTTTACTAGCACATGAACGTATTGTTAAAGATAAATTATTAACAACTAAAAAAGGTCAAAAAATGACCCTGTATGATCGACGTGTATTTTTATTACCTTATGAAATGACATCACGTTTAATTGATGAATTAAATAATTTAAAATTAAAACCCACCGGATAGAAAAACCAATTTAAAATAGATAGAATTTCTCGCTCAATTGAAAAAGATAGATTTAGTGCTTTATAGTATTTATTATATCGAGTTAAATATTATGAGGATAAAGAAACTTACCGTAAGAAAAAGAAAAATTTTAGTTAGTATATATTTTTTAGTCCTAAGAAAAAGAGGGGGTGATAATTTTGGGAAAAGAAAATATAAAACGAGATTTTAAGCAATTCCGTTTATAGCTTGAGCGTAGTCGCACCCCTATAAATGGCCGTCGCTCCTATTATGGTAGATATGGATATACTAATGATCCTGTTGCATAGGATTTTACACTCGATGAAATCTTACGCATCATTCGTTCAGGTGATTTAGCATCTCTACGCGAATTATCACGTTATTATTATCGTGTTAATGGTAATTATAGAAACAATATTGATTTTCTCGCGCATTTACCATTATACGATAGCGTGGTAGTACCAGTATTCCAAGAAGGTAAGGGTTCAGAAGCACAAATCTTAAAAGCATTCTATTCCGCGTGTGATTTTATAGATAAACTTGATTTACCAAATACACTAGCACATGTGACCACATAGTGGTTAATTACTGGTATTTATTATGGTATTTTAAGGACTATTGACAACAAAGTTGTATTACAAGATTTACCGATTGAATATTGCCGCACACGTTTCAAAGACTTTAATAATTTAAACATTTTAGAGTTTAATCTAGCGTATTTTTTAACTATACGTGATGATAAGCAACGTGAAGAAGTTATTCGTACTTTTCCATCTATTGTACAAAAAGCTTGGCGGAAAACTGGTGGAAAAACAAGTGATGAATGGGTTGCTATTACTCCTGAATTTGGCGGTGTATGTTTTTGTTTCGCGCACGATCAAACTCCATTATTAGTAGCTAGTATTCCTTAGCTAAAGAAATTAGAAAATGCAGTAGGGCGCGAAGAAAAGCGCGATGAAAATGAATTATATAAATTATTAATTCAAAAAATGCCAATTGGAAGTAATGGTGAATTAGTTTTTCAATTAGATGAAGTCGCTGATATTCATGCATCAGTCGCATAGATGCTAAAAGATACTGATACTGTTGATGTATTAACTACTTTTGGTGATACTGATTTAGAAAGTCTGCAAGAAAGTTCTGCGGCGAGTCAATCAGCTGATCGTATTGAAAAATATAAGAAGAATGCATGGGATGCATTAGGTAGAGGAGAGATTTTGTTTAGCGCGACAAATAGTTCTTCTCTGGCTTATAGTATTAAAAAAGATGAAACATTAATGTTAGCATATCTTAATATTTATTAGAGTTGGATTAAGTTTTTAATCAATGATAAGTTTTCGCGTAAAGGCTTAACATTTGATTTTGAAATTTTGCCCTTAACTGTTTTTAATCGTTCAGAGTTACAACAGAATTATTTCCGTGGCGCGCAATACGGATATTCTAAGATGTTTGCTGGCGTAGCAATGGGCATTAAACAAATGGATCAACTAAGCTTAATGAACTTTGAAAATGATTTCTTAAAGATGTCTACAAAGATGATACCATTACAATCTTCTTATACTACTTCCGGTAATACAATTGCAAATGAAGAAAATAATTCTGGAAAATCAGCGCAAAATACAATATCTCGTCAATAGGTACGAGACATAACAAATACAGGAGGGCGTCCAGAACTTCCTGATGAACAAAAATCAGAAAAAACTCAGGCTAATATTTAGTCAATGGGTTGAGGAGAAAGATAACAATGCGTAATAATATTCCAGTATATTTTGATAATGTTATTATTGCTTCTCCTATGCAGCAAGTTTCTGAAACGAATCCTAATCTTGGCAGATTACGAGTAGGCGTATTTACTAAATATGGTAATCGTAATGGGTCATATATTACTGATGAAGTTGCGGAGCAGCTAATCAATAGTGCCATAAAGGGAGATACTCCTGTTATTGGCTTTTTTGATCCAGAAAGCAAAAGTTGGGCAAGTCATACTGGTCCAACTTTAGCTAGTGCCTATGGATATGTTGAAAGTTTTGAAGGCTGGTAGCCATTAACTGATACAGATGGTGAAACTAGAGATTATGCTGTTTTTAATGTAGTATTATTTACTAAGTATTTTGAAGAAGCAAATTTAATTGTGGGACAAAACCAGTCAATGGAACTAGATATTAATTCTATTACTGGTGATTGGGCGGATATTAATGGTATTGAATATTATGTATACACTACCGCCGCAATTCAAGGTTTATGCGTAATTGGTTCACACGAACCATGCTTTTCCGTTTCTTCATTCTTCTCTAAGAACGATGAAACATACAATACACAATATGAAAAGTTCTCTTCACTTTTAGCAATGGCTAAAGCACAAGTTGAAGAGGCAGAAAAAGAAAAAAAGGGAGGAGAACAACCAATGGACGAGTTTGAAAATAAGGATATCGTACCTGAAGAAAATCAAGAAGCTGTTGAGAATACTACTCCCGAAGTAGAAAATTTTGCTACAGAAAATGCACAAGAAACAACTGTAGAAGAATCTGTAGTTACAGAACCAGTAGTTGAATCTGAACCAGAAGTCACTATTGAATAGACTACTGAGTTTGAAAAATTACAACAGCAATTAAGTGATTTACAATCTTCTTATGAAGAATTAAAAAATCAGTATGAAGCTGCGCAGAATCGTATTAGTGAACTTGAAATCTTTCAGCACGAGGCTAATACTAATCTTGAAACGCTTCGTACACAAAATGAACAGCTCCAAGCTACTGTTACTTCTTATGAAGCACAAGTAACAGAAGTTGAGAATAGCCGGAAAGAAGAACTAATTAAAAAGTATGAAAAAATTATTAAAGATTAGGAGGAAATTAACCGTTTCCGTAATGAATCCGGCAACTATTCTTATGACGAGCTAAATAGTAAATTAGCAATTGTATTTGCTAATCAGCAATTAGCTAATAGTGAGGAAGAAAAGAAAATTCCACTAGTAGCTCATGAAGAATCTCAATTTGCTTTACTAATGAAAAAATATCGTAAAAATTAAGGAGGAAATAAAGCTATGAGTATGAAACGCTTTCCTCTAGAGCAATATGCTTCTCTAGAGTTAAATCAAGTCGCTTTCCCTCAGACTGGCATGGTCGTATCTCAGACCCCACTAGGCGCAAAGTTTGTAGAAGGCGGAAGCGGCAATTATGGTGTATGCGAGAATGGTATGTGGGTCGTGGCTGATAAGTCTAAGGGTTATCTAGACGCTCCTGCCGCCGCGACGGACACCCCTATTGGTATTGTTTATACCGCTGAAAAAGAATATGATATTATGCACTATGGTCTAAAGACTTTTGGCCGTAAAGTTGCTGGTGATTATCCTCGTGTTGGTATTTTTAGCTTAGGTGATACTGTAACCACTAATTGCTTACAGTATGATAATAGTGAAGATGGCTTTGGCGCCAGCGGCAGTGGCGATACTGCAAAGACCGAGGAAGAGAATGTTTAGGCGACTCTTGCTGCTTATGCTACTACACCAGTATATGTTAAGGCAGTTGCCGGTTCTCCTGTTCCTCAGCTAACCAAGACCAAGCCCAATGCCGGCACATATGGCAAGGTTACTAAATACTACACTGTACCTAACGGCGAAAAAGGCGTTAAGTATGAAATTGTATCTGTAGGTTAATGGAGGTGCGAACTATGAATAATTTACAAGTTCTTATGAACGGCGTATTTGGTCGTAAAGTTCCTGCTGAGTTCGCCGCCGAAAATTATGATTATGAAGCTGCTCTACATGATGAGCTAGTAAAACTTCTTTGCGATGAGAATGGTCGCATTAATCGTTATAAATTTGAACGCAATAAGATTGATTTATTTGAACTTCTTTCTCAAAATCTTGATGAAGTTCTTCCTCAGAGTGTTGAACAGGCTGTTTATATGTTTGCTGAGGTTATGCGTGTTCCTCAGGGCTCTCGTCCTGCTTTCACCGTAACCCGTGGTAAGCAACGCGGCAAGCAATTTGTCACTCGTGCCACCGAATCCGGCAATTACGAGACTTTCCGTCTTGATAGGGATCGTTTTGATGTCTATCCTGTTGCTATTGGTGGTGCTGGACGTGTTGATTTTGAACGCTATTTAGATGGCGCTGAAAGCATTCAGGATATTTATGAAGTAATTAATGAGGGTATGCTAGATCGTATTTTTGAAATGGTACAGGAAGCTCTACTTTCTACTTGGAAGTTAGCTGGTCGTCCCGCTCGTAATAAGGTTGCTGGCAATAATTTTGACCCTGCTGCAATGAAGAAACTTTGCAATACTGTTGCTGCTTATGGCACTCCTGTTATTTATTGCTCTCCTGAATTTGCTGCTGAAATGGTTAATGCTATTGTTTATAATAACACTACTAAGATTTCTGATCAGGATATGATTGATGTTCGTGAGCGTGGCTATATTGGCAAGTTCCAGGGCGTTAATGTTGTTGTTATGCCTCAATCCTTCACTGATGAAACTAACACTAAGCTAGCTATGAATCCTTCTTTCGCTTATGTTATTCCTACTGGTAAGGAAAAGCTAATCAAGCTAGTCTTTGAAGGTAATTCTTATTTCCGTGAATGGGATGACCATGAAGGCGATAACTCCATTACTGTCCAGGCTTATACTAAAGTTGGTGTTGCTGTTGTTGCTACTCCTAACTATTGGGGCATTTACTATAATGCTGCTCTAAATGAAGATAGCGGTTGGAAAACTTATAATCAAACCTTAACTGCTTAATAGTAGTTTTAATGGGGTGAGTATCCCTCACCCCTCTTTTTTGAGATAAAAGGAGGATTTTATATGAAAAATTTAACAGTTAAAAATATTAGTACAGCTACTGTATTATTATCCGCGCCTAATATTAGATTTCGGCGTGAATTAGCACCTGGACGTGTAGTACCGCTAACAGAAGAAGAATATGAAGAACTTTCTTTTGATACTGGCTTCGCTTCTTTACTTAATAGCCATTATATTAAATTAAATGGAGTAAATGAGGGAGAAGAAGTTAATGAGGTTCAAGGTTCTGAGCGCATATTCTCTGCTGAGGAAATCGCTAAAATGTTTGATAAAATGGATGTGACTGGCTTTGCCAAGTTTATTCCTACCGCAGCAGAAGCAGAAAAAGAAACTGCTGTAAAATTAGCGATTGAAAAAGGTATTACAAATACTGGCTTTACCGCTCTAATTAAAAAATATTGCGGCGTTGATGTTATTAGTGCAATTAATATGAAGCATCAGGCCGAAGAAGAATAATGGCTACTCCTTTCGTACAAGTGTACGATGCATTCTTAGCTCGAATTACTGCCGATGAATGGACTTTAGAAGAAGAACTGGCAATCGTAGAGCGGGATTGGCGGTAGCTTTTAAAGATGGCAATTTTTCGGTTTAAATATCCTCGTGTCTCATTAGAAATTGAGGAAAGTACTGATGAAAATAGTGTATACCAATTTACTGAAGATTTAACTAATGATTAGATTCAATTGCTTGCATTATATATGAAACATGAGTGGGTAAAGCGATGTATTGCAAGTTGGTAGAATATTCGTCAATTATATGCGGATAAAGATTTTTCACAAGCTAATCATCTTGATAAATTAAATAAACTAGAAGCAGCGATTGCACTTGAAGTGCAACATGCAGAAGGAATTTATGACAGATCACGGTTTAAACGACCAGCAAACTTGTTTAGAAAACTAGCTGGAAAAAACAATATTGTCAAATGAAACATTTGACGGTTATAAAAGAAAGATGAAAGGCCGCCTATATGGTGTATTATGTGAAAAAGAAAAGAATGGCGAATGGGAAAAATTTTTAGAATCTATTATAATTTAGTTAGAAGGTCTTGGCGCGAATTCAATTAATTATTGGTCTTTGATTGGTAAATTAAATTCATTAAAACGTCTAAATTATGATTATTTTAGAAAAACAATTTTCTAGTGTATGAATCTTGTAGGCGTTTTAAATAAACCCGATGAATTATTTTGAAGTATATAATTCGCGCATTAATCATATGGGTGAGTCTACTGCCGAGCGTATTAGAAATGGTGGAATTAGATCTTTCTATAAATGGATGGCAGAATCTCCTCATACGGTAAGAGATCTGTCAGTAGAACGAGGCATACATTTTGATAGTATTATTTTAACTAGTAAAGATAAAGAATATCAAAAGATTATGTTTTTAAATGTAAGTAATGAAACGCCTTTATTAGTTGGAGATATTATTACTTGGCCATTAGAAAATGGTACAGAAGAAAAATGGATTATTATACAAGAAGAAAAAAAAGTTAATGGCACTTATCGTACTTTTTGGATTGTGCGGTGTAACTATTTAATGAAATGGGTAGATAGCAATGGACATGTTCAACAGTCATGGAGTTACTTTGTAAGTTCATTAGATAGTAAAATTAAGGGAAATTTTAGAACTTGGAATAGTTTAATTTCTCCTCAACCAAATAAATATGCTGAAATTTTAATGCCGCGTTATCCAATAGATAGAGCTACAAATTTTATTGTAGAGCAAGAGTCTTGGACAGTAGTAGAATATGATCATACTAGTGTGCCAGGAGTAATTTATCTTTCTTTGACAGAAGGTAAGATAAATAGTATATATGATGATGTTGAAAACAATATTGCTGATACTGATAAAATTGCTAATTATGAGCTTTCAATTCCAGAAGAAAAACAAAATTTTGCTATTGGTAATATAATTAATCCTACTTTTACCTTAACTAAAAACGGTATTCCTATTGATTAGCCAGTACAATTTAGTTCTAATGATAAAGAAGTAATTAAATTAGTTAATGGACAATTAACTGCGGTTGGTAATGGTACTGCAAATGTTATAATTACTTTGATTAATTATCCTACTATTCATCAAACTTTACAAGTTACTGTTGGAGCAGAAGAGATTTTTTCTGCATATATTGAAGGACCTGCATCTATTAGATTGGATCGTGATGCAACTTATAAATTAATTGGCACAGAAGAAATTAATCAAGAAGTTAATTTTACTATTAATAATACTAAATTAGCGAAGGTAATGAGCCAATAGAACAATGAGTGTAAGGTTCATGCAAATAATAAAAATATTCTTGGTGATTGTATTATAACTGCTGAATATAATGGTATATCTTATACTAAAAATATTTCAATTATTCCATTATGGTAAGGGGTGAGAAATTATGGATTTAAAACTAACACAACGTCGTTTTGCTGTAATGGGAGAAAATACTTTTAGTATTGCAAATAAAATTATGAAAAATCAAAATATTTGTAGATTACTTAAATATCAAACACGAGATCCTTTTGCAGAAGAATGTAATGGCAAGCCGCAACCAGATGTAGATGGCGCTGAATTAATTAATAGACAAATATTAATTGTTCCAAAAATTTTTGATGACAGTACAGAAAAAATGTCATATATTACTGCAATTTTTGATAACTTTGTAGTAAATCAATTAAATGAAGAATTTAAAGTATCCACTATACGTTTTGACGTGGCTTGTCCTTATGATGAATGGCTCTTAAATAAACATTCATTACGCCCATATTTAATTATGCAAGAATTAGATGCATTATTTAACGGTAGTAAATTAGCAGGAATTGGCAATCTACGATTTTATCGCGCGGATAATCTAGTTCTTACTCCATGGATGGGCGGATATTCAATGGTGTATAAAATCAATGAATTTAACTGATGATGAAATTTTAAAATTCCAAAAAGGTTCTCCTGTTTTTTTAGATGATATTTGTGCAGTTTATTCTGCAACAATTGGTGAAATTGTGGATTTAGGTTATAGCAAATTTCAAGAATATTTAAGTATTATTACAGCAGTTAAACCCAATATTCATCAAGATGATGAATTAATGAAAGCATTAAATAAATTATCAGATTTTGAATATATATTAATGATGGTACATATGGATTTAAAGTCTAATCAAAGTTTAAAATAGGCATTTAATTTTTTTATACATGATTCTGTAAGTTTTTCTTTAAATCCTGCGCAAATTATTATTGGCCCTATCTAGGAAAAACACATTCTCAATGAGGAGAAATTTTATTAGTTACAAGCATTAATTAAACGAGCTTATTTTTTAGAATTAGAAGGTGAAGAAATTATTATTAATAAAGATGATCCACCTTCATTAAAACGTCTAAAAATGCAAATGCGAGAAAATCGTTAGAAAGTACGTAGAGCCAAAGCAAAAGAAGCTGCGAGAAAAGGTACAGATTTGCATTTTTCTGATTTAATAGGTAGTTTTACAATTAATAATTGTAATGTTAATGGAATTAATATTTATGATATGACATATTATATGTTCCATGATCAGCTTAAACGAATGGGCTGGCGTGATGAATATAATATAAATAGTCGTGCAGCAATGGCTGGCGCGAAATTAAATAAATCGCAATTAAAATATTGGATGCGATCAATTAACAATTAATTTGGAGGTAATTTTTATGGCTGTTAATATTTTTGAAAAATATGGTATTAAAGAAGTCGCAAATGTATATTTTGAAGCCTTAGAAACTGACCTAACACAAGGTGTTTTTGAAGGAGATATTGTACTTTTCCTTGATACTTTAAAAGTTTCTACAATTGAAACTACCGCTGAAAATGTTGCTGCACAAGGCGGCTGGGGAAATCCTCGTTTAATTCAGTGGGACTATGGTAAGGAAATTAATGTCACCTTAACTGATGCTTTAATGTCTTTAGAATCTCTTCGTTTTATGATGGGCGGCGCTATTAAAGAAGCCACTAGTCAAGATAAGGTATTAGTACGTCACACAGCTGAAGTAGTTTGTGGTACTGGTGGAAAATTACCTGATATTAAAGACAGATTTGGTGGTCCTTATACATTTACTGCTTCTACTGAACATCCTGTTCGTGTTATTAATTTAACTACTGGTGTACGTACTCAGATCACTAGCGGTACGTTTGAAAAAGGTCGTGTTGTGAGCGTTACTAATGATGCTGCAAATGTTAATAATGTTGCTGCAGTAGCAGGTGATCATTTACGTATTTTCTGGGAAGAAGAGCGCGAAGGCGGTACTGCGGATGCTGGTGCAGTTGAAGTAACTATTAGCCCCGATACTTTCCCTGGAACTTATCGTATTGTTGGTGATACTTTTATGCGTAACCAGAATGGTAAGGATGAACCTTTCCAATTTATCATCGACCGTGCAAAAGTTCAATCCAGTGTCACTTTAACTCTAGAAGCCGAAGGTGATCCTTCTACTTTTGAAATGACTCTAAATGTTCTACGTGGCGAAAGCGGTGATGAGATGATGAAATTAGTTCGTTATGGAACTGCCGATGAAGCTAGTACTAATGATAAGGATGATATTGGTAGCATTTCTACTGGTACTTAATAGGTGATATAAATGCAAGATCAATACTTTGGTATAAAATAGTTATATGAAGTTGTGCTTAAAGCTAGAACTCCTATGCATTTTGGATCAAGGTATATTGAAGTAGATGAACCTATTTTATATTTTGAAAATATAAATATATCACTTCTTTCTGAAAGAAATACGCCAATTATGGCGCGTGGCGGATGGGCGAACCTCCCACAAGTTGTGTGGGAGGATCGTTCTGAAGTCACTTTTTCTTTATCTGAAGGAGTACTTTCATCTGTTGGAATGGGTATCTTATTAAGTGCAGATGTTCTAGAAAAAAAAGGTCAAGATGAATTATTAGTACGACGTAGAGAGGGCCCAATGCAATTGGATCAAGATCATTGTATGATATTAAAGAATTGGCCTGTAGATACAATAAAGAAAAAAGCTTTTATTTATAAATATTCGCGTGATACTATATAGAAAAAAATGTATGGTAAACGCATTCATGGAAAAATTGATCCTTGGGATTCTGAACAAGAATTACCTTGTATTCAAGTGTATGATGATAAAACATTAAGTAAAGAATCTTTAGCAGATATTAATGCAGAATATATTATTGAATATTATTATGAATATCCTAAAAATAGAGATGCATTAATATACCGTATACAAAAAGAAAGATTTAATGGGTTATTCTCTTTAGAAGGTAAATTTTATTCTAAAGATGAAAATGAGGGTATAAATTATACAAATTTAATTTATATGCCAAAAGTAAGAGTAGTGAGTGACATCAACTTACGCTTGGGAGAAAAGGCTGATCCTACAATGTCGGTATTTAATATTATTGGGATGCCAGAAAATTTAGGATCCAATAAAGAAGGATTAATTTTATAGATGACACGTTTAGACTCAGATATAGATGCTGAGATTTAATAGCCGTTTCTCACGATATGAGAAGCGGCTGTTTTTTTATTTTAGAGAAAAAGGAGTGGTTTTATGAGTCAACACACTGTAAAAATATCAGTTGAGTTAGAAATGTTGAAAAATTCAGTTGATGATATACAGAAAGTATTAAATACTTTGAAACCAGATACAAAAGCATTTACCGCCTTACAAAATATTGTCAAAAATATGACAAAAGATTTAGGTGCAGTATAGACTAATATAGCAAAAGGTTTTAGTAGTAATGCGGATTTTAAGGCAACTGAAAAAATTATAGAACGAATAAGTACAGCTTTATCTAAAACTGGAGATATTACTAAAAGTATAACATTTTCTGATTTAAAATTAGATAAAGCAACAACAGATCAATATAGTAAATTAGTAGATGATTTGAAAAAAGCTCGTCATTAGTATGAGAATTTTCAAAAAACAATGGTAAAAGATACTCTTGCTCAGGGTAGTAATAAACAAATTTTATAGGCAATTAATCCTGATTTAGTTAATAAAAGTTTTGATGAAATTGTTAAAGGTATTTCTGATGGTGTTAAAGCCGCGGAATCTGAATTACAACAATTACAAGAGGCTTATGCTAAATTATAGGAACAAATGACCAAAACACAAAATATTCAGAGCAAAGTAGATAGTGGTTCAGGTGATACTTTATCTGGATTATTGGATCCAGCGGCTTTTAAGAAATTCTTCTCTACTAAACAAAATGGAGATGTAATATTTAAGAGCATTAAAGGCGGTGGTATTCAAGAACAATTTTTGCAATATATGCAATAGCAATTTAATATACCAGATAATAAAATTGAATAGCTAAGAAATAAAACAGCTAAACAAATTCAAAATATATTAGGCTCTATTAATTTTTGGGAAGAAGTAAATCAAGGGCAACAAGTACAAAAAATTGATTTGTCTAATATAATAGGTAATGTCCAAACTAATATTACTGATTTCACTCAATTAGGTCAAGCTTTTGGAGCAACTGGTGCGCAAGCTACTCAATTTAATTCTGATATAAATATTTTAGTTAGTGCTATTCAAAATTTAGAAAATGGCACATTAAATGCTAATGGTGCTATTAAACAAATTCCTGCTTCGATGAGCGCGGCAGCGAGCCAACTACAAGAATTTAAATCTCAATTAGAGCAAGCAAATGTTGCAATGTTGAAATATCAACAAATGCAAAATACATTTAATGCTATTAAATCTACTGTAATGAACTTTATGGGCTTTACTCAAGTTTTAAGTTTAGTAAAACGTGGAGTAAAAGATGCTGCTAAAAACATAAAATAGTTAGATACTGTTATGAACGGTATTTCTATTGTTACAAAAATGTCAACTTCTGATTTATGGGATCAAGTTGATGCTTACACTAAAATGGCGCAACAATATGGTGTTACAACCAAAGGTGCATATGAAGTTTCTAAAATTTATTACCAGCAAGGTTTATAGCAAAGAGATGTTATGGCTTTAACGGAATAGACGTTAAAGTTATCTAAAATTTCAGGATTGGATTACGCTACTACAACTGACTATATGACTACGGCTTTACGTGGTTTCAAAATGTAGATGACAGATGCATCAAGAGTAGTAGATGTATATAGTGCATTAGCGGCGAATACTGCTGTTTCACAACAATAGTTAGCTGAAGCTATGACTAGGACAGCATCTTCTATGGAATCTGTTGGTTCTACATTTGAAGAAGCTTCTGCTATGATTTCTACTATGGTTGCTGTTACTCGTTAGAGTGCAAGTAATATTGGTAGTGCTTTAAAGAGTATTGCTTCTCGTTATGGTGAAATGAAAAAAGCGCCAGAAGAATTAATGGATTCTGAAGGAGAAGCTTTAAGTTTTAATAAAGTTGATACCGCTTTACAATCTGTCGGTATCAATATGAAAACAACTGAAAACCAATTTAGAAGTTTTACTGACGTTATTATTGAATTAAGTGATAAATGGTAGACACTAGAATCTACGCAACAAAGATATATCGCAACTCAGTTTGCAGGAAACCGTCAACAATCTCGTTTCTTAGCGTTAGTATCTAATGGTGATTTACTTAAAAATAATTTACGAGTAGCGGAAGAAAGTGAAGGAACTGGAACCACTCAAGCATTAAAAGCATTAGATAGCTTAGAGTCAAAAATTAATCAAGTACAGAATGCATATCAACAATTTTATACAAGTATTGGTGTTGAATAGGTTTGGAAAGGATTCTTAGATGGCGCAAAAAATGTATTAAATACATTAAATTCTTTCCCGAAATTATTTAATAAGATTCCAGTGGTGGCAATAGCTGCCATTATGAACATTATTAATGCAGGAAAAACTATATTAATGGCTAGTTTACAGCAATTAGCTACGATTATTACACCTGCGGTTGAATCTGCTTTGCAACAAGCAAATCAAGTTGCTCAAAGTGGTGCTACTCAAATAGGGCAAACTATTAATACAGGTATATCAACAGGTATAAAGAAAAATCTTGGTGGTTCTGCGGGTATTGCTGGATTAATTGGTTCTATGATTAGTGGCGCTTCACTAATGATTGATCAACAAACGCGTGAAGGGCAGTATTTAAGTGGTGCATTAAATAGTCTTGGTGGAGTTGTGCAAGGCGGTGCAGGTATTGCGCAATTATTTATGCCAGGACAACGAGCTGCGGGAATAATGAATATTATTTCTGGTTCTATGTCTATTATTGCTAGTTTAAGTACTCTTTGGGAATCTGCTGAGTAGCGAATTGCACGAGTTGCTAATGAAGCAAAACAATTATCTGATCGTGCGGCACAATTAAAAGGGGAAGAACGTTCATTACAAAATTTAAAAACTCAATATGATGATTTAAGAGAAAAACAGTATGATAGTGAAGAAGCAGCACAGCAGTTTAGAGATATTCAAAATAGTATAGCAGATGAATTTCCTTCCTTAGTAGAGTCAATAGATGCTGTTGGCAATGCTACAATTAATGCTACTGCGTTAGAACAACAATTAGCTGCGGCGAGGCAGGCTAGCGCAGAGGCGACATTAGAAGCAGCAAAGAAAGAACTAGAAGCAAAAAAAGAACAAAATAAAGTTGATAAAGCTAAATTTGATGAAGGCGTACAGACATTTACTTAGGAACGTCAGACAACTGCCACTTCTCGTAAGTTATTTAGTGGACAAGCTTGGTATGATAATTTATTAACAGTACGTGGTAATAAAAGCACTTATTCTGGACTATCTGTTAATGAGTCTATTTTAAGAGAAATATTAGTTGATAGTCAAACTGCGTTAGATAGTGCATTGGCAGATATTGATGAGGCTAGCTTTGAAATTATTGAAAATTATATTACTGATTTTAAAGCAGGTTCAAGTTCATTACAAGAACTTTTTAGCAATGTTAAAACTGAACTTGAACGTACAGCTCAAACAGATCAAGCATCTGGACTTTATGCATTATTATAGGAAGTTGTGCCTGATACTAATGAAGTATATACATTTTTAGAAGACTATAATAATTTTTTAGCTTCTATTGATACTTTTACTCATAAAGAAAATATCACTGATGAAGATAGAAATAGTTTAAGATAGCAGTTTAATTTATTTAATAGTGCATATAAAACATATTTAGATAATGGTGGTAGTCCTGTACAGAGATATGCTGATATTATTAGTTATTATATTGATCTATTTAAAAATTTAGGATAGTCTTTTAATAATTAGCAAGTTGCGGAAAAAAATGTATTACAAACAGAATTAAAAGTAAAACAAACTCAATTACAAAGTGAAGTTGAGAAAAATATTGATAATATCTTAAATGCAAATTCTATTTATTCATTAATTAGCCAAAAAATATTTGCTGGTGAATATTAGAATGAATCAATTTTAGACGCGGAAATTGATGCTTTACAAGCAGAATGGCAAGGCTTGGATGAATCTATTCGTAATATACTTATCGAACGTAGTGGTAATTTACAAAATTATTCTAATATTGATGACTTTTTTTCTGATACTACAGTAGATACTGATACCGCTTTGTATGAATTTTTTAGGAATCGTATACAAACTTCTACAGAAAATATTATATAGCAATTTAATAATTATGCACGAGGACAAATTTAGACTACTTCACGACAAAAAGCTAAAGACACGATTGAATCGCTTATTGGCACTGATGTTAATACTGAAGCTGAGAGAATAGTAGGGCAAGCAGTAATTGGAGTAATTAAGCAAATTACTGATTATTCACCTGATGAGGCAATTGCTTAGGTAGGATAGCAAGGTAATTAGCTTATATCTATTATTTCGCAATTACCTACAGAAGTACAATAGGCTATTAATAAAAATGGACTATTAACAAAGCAAGGAATAGATGAAACTATTACTCAAATTCAAAGTGCAAAAGAGGAATTTTCTAGCCCTGAACAACAGTAGTTATTAAGTCGTGCAGAATAGGCATTAAAAACTATTCGTGAACATTTAATATCATATGTTGGATTATCAATTCAAGAATATGAAGATAATGCATTAAAGCAATTAACTGACGAATAGAAAACTATTAATAAACTTCAATCTGGGGGAACAGTTCCAGAGTTTAAGGAAATTATTGATAAGTTAAATTCTTGGGCAAAAGAACAAGGCAAAAATAGAATTTTTGATTTCCAAACTGATACTATTGTAGATTCTTCTGGAAAAATTATGATGGCCACTGAAAGCTTAAATGAGGCTTATCAAATTTGGAGAGATCATTTAAGACAAGGTGCTAATAATATTCAAGAAGAATTGTCTAATATGGAAGCTTTCATTCAGGAGTTAAGTAAGTATAATGATGATAGCCTTATTAGTCAGGGTGGGATTGATTTCATTACTACTAATACTACACTTTTAAGAGAACTTTTAGGAGATAAACAATTTAATGAATTATTAAATTGGGATTAGGCTAGTAATTCATATTCAATAATTGAAGGTAAGGTTGCAGAATTTAGATCAGCGGTATAGACTGCTTATACTAATCTTCAAGTACCATTTGAAAATATTCTTTCCATGTTAGATTTGGCTACTAATACTATGCAACAACAATCTAATTGGAAAAAAGGGAATTACACTGGATTAAAAAAATCTATTGGCACTTTAGCAAAAGCTACACCTAAGGAATTAGATGAGACTTAGGCTAAAGCAGTAGACCAATATAGAAATGGTTTAATAAATTTAATTAATGATTATTTAACTTATGGTACTGATTATGTTCGTGCTCAAAAATATGAGGGTATTAGACAGAATATTGTTTATGACTTACTTGATAATGGTATTGATAATTTCTTATAGAATTATCAAGATCAATTAGGCCAAACAATTGAAGAACAAAATGCTCTATTGCTTAAAGTAAGAGACTATAATGCACCATTACGTTAGAAAACTGCGGTTAAAGATATTGTTTCTTCACTTGAATTTTTTAATGATGTAGCATATATTACACAATCTAATGCAGAAACATTAGCTGATATTGCTCATATACCAATAAATTAGCTTATCAGTGAGTCTGCAACTAAAATTGGTGATAATGAATATTATCAATTATTAACAGATTCTTTGACTGAGATTGATGGACAATTTACAACAGCTGATAATTGGGTTTTACAAAAGGCTATTTCCATGCAAGAGCATGTAGCTCAATTAGAATCATTATTAAGTGATTCAGATTTAGATAAAAAAGAACAATAGCAATTAAAACAATTATTAACGAATCTAGGCATTTCTTTAAGCCAAGGCGTAGAATTATTTGAGGAAAATGTATCTGGTAAGGTCACAGTAAGTTCTGCTGGAAAAGCATAGATAAAAGCTGCGGCAGAAAATATTAATGAATAGGTATCTAAGGTTGTTACTCGTGTAATTCTTACTGATTCACAACAAACCGCTCAAGATGCAATAAATGCTTTACAAAATGTCGGAAAATTACAAACTTCTGGTACTAGTAATCTTGCAGAAATGCAAGGAATTATTGATACTATTAAAAAATATAATAAGTAGTTCACCGGCACATTAACTAATGGTGCGTTTGAATATAGCACAGCATTACATGGCTTTGTGATGAGTGCTAATACAGTACAATAGTATATAAATGCATTAACTGATGCTTTAACTAAAGCAACTGATGCAGCAAGTGAATAGCAAGTAATGGACCAATTACGCAGTTTTTATTTACAAACAGGTGATATAGAGGGCTTTGTTGATACTTTTAAGCAAATTGGTAGGAAAAAATATGGTGTTGGCGTCAACGGATGGATAAGTGCTAAATCTAATATTATTTCACGCTTACAAAAAGGTGATTTAACTGCTTTATAGGATTTACCTGGTGCATTAACTTATATGGATTAGATGGAATAGGTATTTATTAATAGAGCAGATGGAATTTCTAATTTAATAAAACTTTTAACAGAAAATGGAAAATTAACTACTCAAGATATTGAGCGTAATCGTAATGCATTTATAGGTACTGAATATTAGAAATCAGATGCTGGAATAATAAAAGATAGATTTAAAACTTTAGATGATTTTAAACAATTTGCAGAAACTTATGGTTAGAACGCTTTAAAAGCCTATCATACTGGTGCATTATAGTCTTAGCAAGAGCAAGAAGAAGCATTATTAAATATATTACAAGATAATGCTAAAGTGTCTTTAGATCAAATTGAAAAATTAGGTTCTATTTTAGGTGGCCCATTATTACAAGATGGTCAATTAACACAATTAGGACAAAAATTTCTAACAAAAGAAGGGCAACATTTTATTACTAATGGTCCAGCTATCAGAGAATATATTAAAGAAAATTAGAATGATAATGATTATTTAATACAAGAAATTCAAAAAGTTGAAGCAGATCTTAGAGAAAAATAGAATTCTAATATTAGAACAGTATTTGAATATCTAATTGAAGCTAATAATGAATCAAAAGTAAAACAAATAACTAATGTTGGTGATGAATTATTAGATGCTGCGGAAAAAATTGTTAAAGAAAATTTAAGTTTAACATCTTTAATTACTGTTGATCGTGAAAACCGTTCTATTCAATTTAAAGACAATTATATTGGTGATATAGCTATAGAATCAGCTATGAAAAAATATAAGTAGGCGTTTGGCAATGATTTTGATAATGTATTAAATGGCATTAACAATACAGCAGAACAGCGATTTACATTGATTAAGGAAATGTTAAATAATGCTACCGATATATCAAAAGAACAAATTTCTCGAGCTAAAGATTTAGAATTATCATCTCTATTATCAACTGCGGACGGACGTACTACATTAAATTTAGGAAAAGTACAATAGTATATTACAAAAGAAGCCAATGCTTTTCAATAGTATCGAGCACAGACATTAAATAACATGCTTTCTGGCTATAGTTCAGAAGAAATGTTAGGATAGTTTTTTACTAAAGAGTTTTTTAAGAAAGAAGACTTAGATTTAGCCTTAGGTAATTATAATCAATTACATGGTACACAAATTGCTTACGAAGATGATTGGCTAAAAATATAGAATGGAAAAGCAAAATGGACATACAAAGGTCTTCAAGAATGGATAAATGAACTTCAGGCGCAAGAATTTGATGTAAGTAAGCAAGTAATTGCTGAAAAAAATAATGAACTATATGAAGTTTTACAAAAGTTATTATAGAATCAAGCGCTAGATCAAGAAGATATGGATATTTTATAGAATCATGGCGTTACTGCTAGTACAGGAAAGGGTATGCAATATGGTTCTAGAACAAAACAAGTTGCTAAAGCTTATTTAAAAGAAATTTCATAGATCCCTTCTAAATTGCAAGAATTTGCTTCTACTATGTGGGACTTTGGATATGTTGATTAGTTTGTAGAGGCTGCAACTCAATTAAGTGGTTACGCGCAGTCTGATAAAGAAGGGCTTAAAAATGCGATTATTAATCGTGATCTTAATACTTTAACAACCAAATATAAAACTGGGCTTGGAGTATTTTATTCAACCGTTTTTTCATCTTTAAACAGTGATGTTGAATCAGTATTTTCATTAGTATTACAGCAAGCTACATTAGGTAATGGGCAACAAGGATATATTGATGTTAACAAAAATCCACAATTGAAGATGTTAATACAAAATTTAGGATTAGATAACATCTTACATGAAGATATAGATGCTTATGGTAATATTATTGGATATTTTGTTGATGGAATTGATACAATTAGAGATGCTGTTATTAGCGCAATTTTTAATAGTGGATTACAAGGAAAAACAAAATTATCTTTGCGTAGACAAGCTCGTAATTCTATTCAACAAGAATTATCTGCTTCTGACATTACTCCAATTTTAACATCTGCTTATGATAATATTTCAATAGAATTAGTTGACAATTTAATTGAATCTTTAGGCATTGTTGATGAAAATGAGATAAATGATTTTATTAATAAATATTTTATTGATGAAGGCGATCATTTACGGCAAACTCAAGAATTACGTCAAGCTTTATTGTCTAGATTTAAATATCTCTATGATCCTAAAGAATTAAATGAAGTTGAACAAACTTTAAATCAAATGGATAGAGAGAGTAGTGTAGAAATTTCATTTAGAGATGTTGCGTTAAATTATAAAAATTTATCAAATGAATTAGTAAAAAAATTAGCAACAAATTTAAATATTGATTTTAATGTATTACGTACTCAATTAGGATATGATTTTATTACTGATACTTATGATCCTAATAAAGTAAAAGCATATTTAGATGCTAATAAAGATAAATTTAATATTGATGCAGAAATACAGAAAACGTATGATGCAGAAGCGGAAGTTATTAAAGATAGTTTTTCTAATTTATTTTCTGGTATTGCTTCTGTTCTAGAATAGGGTACTTATCAAGAAATAGAAACTTCTACAGAAAATAGCCAGATGCTTGCATTTATGGCTTCACAATTACCAGATATGATGCAAGGAGTTGCGGACTAGAATGGAAATATTTATAAATATATTTTACATGCAACTCAATAGAATATTACAGCAGCAATTGATGTTCTTACCTTATTACGTGATAATGATGAAATACGAGCAAATGAAAGTAGTTGGCTTGGTAATGTAACAGATACAGAAATCAATAACTTAATTACTTCTTTGAAGTCATCACAAGCTGCAATTTCTCCTCAAACTTTACTAACTGATTTATTAAAAGATTATACGAATATTGCATATGATAAATTATATTTAGTAAGTCAAACTTTAGGACTAGATATAGAAAAAATTGCAACTGAATAGAGTCCTGGACAATATAAATTAAATCTAGATAATGTACAAGAAATTATTGATTCGATTAACAATTTATGGTCACAAGGATTTATATCAGATTAGACTAAAAATAATTTATTATCTCAAATTAAGTCAATACAATGGTAGGAGAGTCCTGAATCCGTAGTTTTAGCTATTATTAATAGCGGTGAAGCAATTAGTGCAGAATTAATAAATAGTTTAATTGCTAGACTGCCCGCATCAGCAGAAATTATACAAAAGTATTTTACATTAGGTAGCGATAATAATTATAGACTTATTGAAGGTAACACTATTCAAGCATTTGTGCAATAGTTACAAAATAATGTTAGCTTAAATTTTGAACAGTGGATACTAGACTTATTAGAACAACAAGCTACTGATATTTTAGAAACTATTAATTCATTAGGTAGCCAAGTTACTTCTGGTACAAATAGCGCTACTGAAATGAAAAAAGTATTAGATGATATTAATTAGTCTAGAAAGAATGCACCTAAATTAAATTATTCAGATATTTATTAGTATAGTGATATAACACATTCTTTTGTATTAACTCAAACTGGTATAGCTGAACAATTAAAACGTTTTAATGAAGATTTATTAAACAAGAAGGATATAACTGCACAAGATTTATAGTTACTCGAAAAATAGCGTGAATCTTTTATGCACACTCTTGGGGAACAAATAGATCTTAAAGCAGTTTTAGATGCAACAGGTGAGTTAGAAAAAACCCAAGCAACACAAGCTTTCTTTAAAGCAATTGATAATTATAATTTTGCTGCTGGACAAACTGGCTATCAAGAAATTACTAATGATTTAATTTCAAATGCTTTAAATGGTAGTTTTGATGCCATTTCTCAAATTTATTCTATTCTTGGTCGTACTATGACCTTTGATGAACAATCTTCATTATTAAATGCATCAGCCGATAAATTAATTAAAGCAACTGATGTATTTACTGCGGCGGTAGGCGAGAATATTGATTAGTATGCCGCACAACTTCTGGAACGTGCAGGCGGTGCTGCGGAACGGCAAGGTACTTCTGATGTATGGAAAGTTACTCAAGCTATTAGTCCAGATCAACTTGCTAATGCTTATATGCAAGCATATTATGAAGGCTTAGCTTAGCATTTATCTCAAGATAAATTGAACGAATTACTTAAGAAAAGTTGGGATGCTACTGGCGCGCAAGATACTAGTGTTGCCAAAGTATTAAGTAATGCAGCATCTATGACTTTAAGTGAATTTGGGAATTTCTTAGAAGAACAAGGTTACACATTAACTGATCAAATTATGCAACAAATGCAAGATGAAGGTATCTTCTCAATGATTGATGCTAATAATTTAAGATTAAATCTTCATCAATTTGCACAAAAGTTTAATGTTAATGAGTCTTCTAAAGAATTTATTGAAGCTTATAGTTCTTTACAGGATACTGTTATTGAAGAACAAACAAGATTAAGAGAATCTATTGAGGAAGAAATCAATTCTATTCTTGAAGCTAAGCCTGGTGATAAATTAAATCTTTCTACTTTAGCTAATATATTTAAAGATACTTCTATTTTTAAAGATTTTGGTATTCTTTTAGAAGACGGTATAGCTACAATAGTAGAAGAATCTGATTTATTAGGTGTTGCAAATGCAATTGCGCAAGCATGTTCTGACGCAGGAATGATTATTCCTGAGCAATTACAAGCAATTCAGGATGCGATACAAGAAGTACTTGAAGGTTTCATTGATGCTTTATCTAATGGTATTAGTGGTAATTTAAGTGGCTCTGGAAAACGTAGCGTAATCAGTCAAGCAAAACAATTTTTACAAGAAGATTTATCGGATAATGATTTTATTAGAACAGCTGATGGATTTAAATTGACTACTGACGCTGCGATTCGTATGTATTCTGCATTAAAACAAATTGATAGTGTGCAAGCATCTAAACTATTTGAAGGCTTATCTGAACGCACATTTGGTTCTACTGCTGGAATGCAGACTATGACTGGCCAAATGCAAAAAATTGCTGATTTACAGCGACAAATTACAGAAGCGACTAAGAATGCTGCGCAAGCACGTGCGAGTGGTGATGCTAAAGCCGCGGCGAATGCTGATAAGGTAATTGGGAAGTTACAGCAAGAATTAGAATTATATCAACAAATTGCTCAACAACGCGCAGGTGGAGATCCTTCTGCTTATGACTTTATGGGTCAAGGTTTGCCTGATTATCTTCAAGGGCCAGAAAATTATTGGAACGCTTGGGGTAACGCTTTTAATGCTATGAATAATGCCGCGGAAAATGGTGGCTATGCTATTCAAGATTTTTATAATATTGTTAATGAAATGAACAATATTGCTGGATTAACTGGTAAAGAGTTTACTATTTTTGGTGAAACTTTAGATGGTGGAATCGAAAATATGACTAAACTTATTGAAAAAGGTTTCCAGACTATTAAAAATGTAGATGGCAAAGGTGCAAAAGTTACTTTAGAAGGTATTGGCATTGATTTTGAGAGTGGTGCCGCAGGAATGTCTGGTAATATTGAAGACGGCATTCATGCAATGGCGCAATCTCAAATTGATATGTTAGATGGTCTTATTGCTTTCTTAGAGACTATTGTAGCCATGTAGAAATTAGGAAGTGTCGATACTGACTTTAGTGGTAGTATTGATATGGGCGAAATTTTTGCTAATGGCAAAGATTGGGCTAATGGTTTTACTAAAGAATTTGAAGATTTTAGAAGTTAGATTCTTAATATGGCAAAAGATAATAAGGATTTACAAAATGCAATCTAGAATACACAAATTACTTTAGATAATACTACTATGTCTTTACAATAGTTATTTACTAAAGGTGCGAAAGATTTTAAAGACATTGATGTTAAAACATTTACAAATGCTTGGAATTCTTTTTATAAATTAGTACAATCAGATGATTTTAATTTATAGAATCCTTTGGCACAAGAAAATCTAGATTTAATTGCTCAATCTGGTCTTAATTTACAATATAAGATGCCTGATGGTAATACATTAGTTGTTCAAGATGGCTAGTGGATTATGAGTAGTGAACCTGGAAAATATCAAGTTGATGGTAAATAGTTTACTGATCCTAATGCAGCATTAACTTATCGTAATAAGAAAACCGCGGAAGATACTATTAAGCAATTTACTGATAGTAGACGAGGCAAAGGAGATAATATAGTAGTTGATTCTCAAGGCCGTACTATGATGGAAATTGCAGGACAAGTATTTGCTATTCAGCCAGGAGAAGATAAAGGATTTGAAGTTAATGGCAAGCAATATGATACTTGGGCACAAGTAGAGCAAGCTATGGTAGATCAATATATTCAAAGTAATCCTTCAAGAACGACGAAAGAAGCACGTATTGCTTTAAAATTTGATGCTACCCCTGAAATTAGTTCTGTAAGTCAATTATCAGCAGATCAAATTCAAAAATTAAAAGCTAATCAGTTACAAACAAAAGAAGATATTTAGGCTGCTTATCAAAAAGATCCAATTACGTTTGAAGCAAATTATGAATTTAAATTAGCCTAGAATACAGATGCTGCTTTTAATAATGATTTACAAAGTAAAATTAATTAGTCTGATGTACAATTAAAAGCAGATATTACTGCTGATGGTCAATCAGTAGAAATTTCTGGTCCAGTGCATGTTGATTTAGTTGCAGATAATATTGATGTTGCTGGTGCAAGTATTATTAATAGTAATCTTGGCGGAGATACGGCAAATCCTGGTGCAATGTTAAATACTGTTGATACTACTGGAAAAAATAATACTGCTGCTGAATTAGTAGATACTGTCAATAAGAGCGGTGCTGATACTATAAGCGCAGTCGAACAAAGTGGTGAACAAACAGCTACTGCGTTACAATCTCTTGAATCTGCGGTTGATAATGTTGGATCTACGGTACAAAATATTAGTGAACAACAAGTTAAAGATGCGAGAGAAGATAATTTAACTAAACCGTCTGAAACTTCTGAAACCTCTGGCAAAGAAAGTAGCTCTTCTGCAAAAGATGATAAAGGCGCTGCGCAAGCACAAGCTATTGTACAGGCTGCAACAGATACACTAAATCAAGCGGTAGAATCTGTTAATGCTGCGGCAGGAAACGTTAGTGGCGCAGTTGAATCTTTTGCTGGGGCTATGAGTAGCATGAGTAGTGCAGCAAGTGAAGCTTCTAGTGGAGTAACACGGGCTGCTGGTGCAATTCGTAATACTTATAATAATTTACCAAGCGGTTCTAAACCTCCTGTACATGTATCAGTTTAGGTTGAAGTTAAAGCTACTAATGGCACTGTGACTAGTCAGTCTCCTTTAGGTCCAGTACAAGTTGCAGCAAAAGGTAACGTTGCATTAGCTCGTGGCCAAAAAACATTAATGGGTGAACTTGGTCCTGAATTAGTGGTATCGGATGGCCGTTATCGCCTTGTTGGCTAGAATGGTGCTGAAATGGTAGATTTAGCACCTGATGCTATTGTCTTTAATCATTTACAAACAAAACGATTATTAGCTAATGGACATGCTGGCCGTGGAAAACCAATAACTAATTAGCGTACTGCCGTTGCTTGGGCTAAAGGTACAGGTCCTGCTATGGCGAGCGCTGAAGCAGTCTTAGCTGCGTTAAAACAAATTCGCGCAATGTGGCAAGCTATGCTTGGCGCTTCAATGAAAGATCTTGGTGCTCTCGCTGGTAATGAAGGTGGTGGCGGAGGCGGCGGAGGTGGCGGTAAGAAACCTCCGCAACTAAAAGCTATTTTAGATGATATTGAACGTTGGTATAATTTAGTACGTCAAATTGCTAAAATTGAGCAAGATATTACTTATCAATAGACGTTACAATCAAAATTACAAAGCGATAGAATTGCTAATGGCTAGGCAGTATATAAAAGTTATAAACGTGAAATAGATTTATTAGATCAGTAGATTATACGTAATCAAGAGCTAGCTATGCTACAAAAGAGTTATTATGAAGCTAAACGACAAGAATTTACTGAATCTGATTATGGACGTTTTTATACTTATGATGAAAATGGTTTATTACAATTAAAAGATGGCATTGATAAAGGTATGGATGTTCTTTTCAAATTAAATGAAAAGAATGTGTATGGTGAAACTTCTGGCGCGGCAACTAATGCTAAAACGCAGATTGAATATTTACGTAGTATCGGATTTAACACTTAGAATTTAAAATATAATGGTGATGGTACTGTAATTGATGCATCATCTGACGATTATAAAGATAATCCTGATAAAATTTATGAAGATATGATGAATAATTTCTGGGATAATCTCGATGGTTGGAAAGAAGATTTAGATAGCATTTATGATGAATATCATGAACAGTTAAATACAGTACTTGAAAATGAAGATAAACGAAATTAGTTATTACAGACTATCGTTGACAATCAATTATCGGTAGAACAAGATGTATTAAAAGCTATTGAGGCTAGATAGCAAAAATTAATTGATGAATTACAGAATGAACGTGATGCACTTGAAAAGAGTACTCAAAACTATATTGACGGATTAAATGATCAATTAAAAGAAGAACGGCAAATGTATGAAAATGCTGAAAATGAAAAAGAATTGGTTAAATTACGTCGACAAGTAGTAATTTTACAAAGATCTGGCGGTTCAGCATCACAAATTCATGGTTTACAAGAACAAATTGCGGCGAAAGAGCAGGATCAATATTTTAGCCAACAATAGCAACAAATTGCAGCAATTCAAAAAGCTTCTGACCTACAAATTGAACGTATGGATTCTCAAATTGAAATTATGACAGAAGCTTTAGAGTATCAAAAGTAGCAAGGATTATTATGGGATGAAGTTTACCAAATTATGGCTAGTACTCCAGAACAAATTCGTCAATTTATTATGGAAAACACGCCTGACTTCCAAAGTGCTTCTGCATTAGATGTTGCTGAAAAAATACGTGATATTGATTTACGTATTAATGAATGGATAAGTTATCGAGATGATGAATCAGCACCAGATATGAACAGTGGCGGATATTATGATTGGAATTCTTATTCGCAATCTAGAGATCGTTATTATGGTGAAAGAGCAAGTGATGAATTAAAATCACAAGCTAAAGCTGAATTTGATAGAGTATTACAAGATACAGGTGATATTAATTTGGCTGGTGAAGCCGCTGACGCTATATTTAAAGCAGTTCTTGGAGAGATGCCTCGTATGCCTGATGAAACTTCTGAGGATACTAGTACACCTATTACTACTCCTACTACTGATTATAAGAAAAATAATTATAAAGATTATGATTATGGAAGTGATTATAATTATAATAGAAATAATAATAATAGTAATACAAATAAAAATACTTCCACTACTGCTTCTAAAAAGACTTCGTGGACATTTAGAGCAGCAGATGGCGAATCTGTGGAAGACCAACAAAATATTCTAAAATTAATGCATAGTTATTAGAATATTATCAATAGTCCAAATTTATATTCACAAGCTACTATTGATAGTGCAAAGAATGCTTATAATAATAATTATGATAAATTAAATCAAATTCATAAGAGGTTAGCAAATAAAAAGTATTATTCTTCAGGTGGACTTGTCGATTATACTGGTCTTGCGCAAGTTGATGGTACTCCTCAGCGGCCGGAAGCTTTTATTAATGCTGAACAAACACAAATGCTTCGTGATTATTTATTTGGTGGTTCTAATTCTTTATTATCGTTAGCACAACAAATAGTGCATCAAATGCATGGAGTAACATATAGTTCTAGCACTTTACATCAAGAAGAGAGTAATGGAATTAACATCCAAAATGTTGATGTTAATGTAAATGTAAAATAGATTGCTAATGACTATGATGTCCGCTCAATAGGCAATACGGTAATGGATGAAATGTTAAAAATTGCTCGTAAAAGTGGAACTCGTGGACTTAGTAGGAGGTAAAGGATAAAATGGCAAAACATTATATGAATTATGGGTCTATAAGTGGTAGAAATTCGCCATTAATTCCAGTAGATGTTACTAAGCATGGCCAGACTTTTCGTAATACACATAAATGGGTGACAGAAAAGGATTCAGAAGGGAATATTACGGGAGGGAAATATATTTCCCTCCCCTTCTTTGATAAGGCATACATTAGTTTTACCTATGGAGGAAAACGAATTTAGGATTTTGGATTAAATGCAGTTACAATGAGTGATCGTTTAGATCGAGAATCTCCACCACCTCATGAAGATTATATTACTTAGGCAAAAATGTTAAATGGGCAATATTATTGGGGTTCACATTATCAAGCACGTGAAATGAGTATTAGTCTTGCAACTGATGGTATGACTCAATACGAATTAGATAATTTTAAAATTTGGTTCCAACCAGGTGAAATTCGTGAATTAATTTTCGCAGAGCATCCTAATCGCGGTATACTTGCACGTGTAAGTAGTGCTCCACAAATATCTATGATTCCATTTCAAAGAATAGAATATATTGCAATTAATAATGAAGAACGAGAAATTAAAATAATTGAATATAAAGGTAATATTCAATTAGAATTAACTATGGATGAGCCATTTTGGTATGCAATTGATGATGTGCTTGGAAAAATGGTATATGATAGTTATGGGCATAGTTTATTTGTTGATCAATGGAAGGATGCAAATGGTGAGACTATCTCAGTTTTAGATAATGATGGTTATAAAATTATGGTAGAAGATCATATACCTATTGGAAGTATGGTTACATCATAGATTAATTTTGCTAATGGATTACGATTATAGGAATATAATGCACGTAAATATACATTGGATTCAGAACAAAATTCAGAAGCTTTAGACGGGAAAAATGCACCTATTGTTAATGATTTATTAGATATTAATTATCCATTGACAGGCGCAATTGCTGGACCCGTTTATCGACTCCCATATCAATAGGATTAGATTATTACATCAATTCCCGCTACGCAAGCACGGGACAATATTGAATTTTCTTCTATTACGGGAGCTGCTGAGGAACGACAATATGCATCAAATGAAACTCATTTATTATTAAAGTCTATAATGAGCTATATTCCGATTAAAAAAGGTTCAACTATTCAATATATTGGTAATAAACCTCATGGGTTAATTAGGGTAGCAACTTATCATAAAAAGAATGCGCAATATGAATTTGATACTATATATCCTTTAGATTTATCGCATCCTTTATATACTGCTGCTTAGAATCTTTTTATACGTATAACGATTAGTGTACCCATTAATGAATGGAATGTAGACACTGATGGTGAATTTAATTTTTTCACTATAGCAAAATTAAATTTAATTATTTTTTCTGATAGCGAAAATATTATATTAACTAATAATAATAATTTATCATATTTTTATTCAGGAACTGCGATTTCTTATCCGCATATTAAATTTAATGTGCCCATACATTTTGATAACAATGGTTATATTGATACTTTTAGTAATTTTTATAGTAAACATACTAATAATAAATAGTATAATATATTAAATTTATAGAGCGAAAATAAGCATGAACTTAAATTAACTACTCCTGCAATTTTTACAGCGTATAATCAAGTAATTAATATTCTTAAAAATCCACAATATAAAGATTTAGATATTGTGAGTATGATTGAATTATTGCGTAATAATGTTAGTCATCAGATTGTACGTAGTTGGATTATTAATTGCATTAATATTTATGCAAATAATTATAATATAAATAATAATACAGAAATATTAATAGTTGATGATGATTTTAAGCAGCAATTATTAAATTATATGCCATATTTATTTGTTTCTTTTTCTGAAGCAGGTATTGAAGAGCAAGAAGATCCACCATCTACAATACAAAAAACTGCAGAAGAACTAGAATAGCCTACTTTTGTACGTTTAAATTCTCGCATAAAAATTACTACAAATAATGAAATTTTAGTAAATTTAGGAGAAAGTTTTACTATTCAAGTTGAAAAAAATAATAAAGCATTATATTATCAATGGCAATATAGTAAAGATAAAACTAAATGGTTCCTAATTTTTGATGAAGAAAATAAATGGTCGATAAATGATGAAACAGGAACTTTAAGTTGTTTAAATGTTACAGAAGAAGATTATGGAGTGTATTTACGTTGTATTGTAAGTAATAGTACTTCTTATACAGGAACAGCAACAATTTTATAGATAAAACAATTAAATAGTAATATTACCATTACTGCTGCATCATCTAGTGTTACTTTTAATCAAGGTGGCTCAAGTACTTTACGTTGGAATATTGTTGGTAATTTTTTAGAAGAATATGATGCTTCTACACAATTATATTATTATCCTGAATTATATTATTACCCTAAAGGTACCGGTACGGAAACTTTATGGGGATCTACACAAACAAGTAGTAATAATGTTAATAACTATAATGGTCAAATTCAAAATGGTAAATTAACAGTTGCTACAAATAAAAAAAGTATTAGTTTTCAATTTACTGCATTGGAGTCAGTCGCAGGAAAAAATTTACGTAACACTACATTTAAGATACGCTTATATAAAATTGATGCAGTAAATAAAACTTCTAGTAATAGTTATATTGATTCTCCTTTAATTACTATGAACTTAAAACGGTTAGAGGCAATTAATCCTTTAGTGTCAGTGTCATCAACATTAGACTCTTATACTGCACCAGCTGTTACTTCATTTGATAAGCCAATACCGATTCGTGCAGGGTCGACAATTACTATATCTATTACTGGCATGAAAGATATGATTGCAAGTAAAAGTCGATTCTAGGTCTCAAGTGATGGTGGTAATAAATGGACTAAAATTACCACTTCTCTCGCGCAGCCTACTATTAAAGCAACAGAAGCAAAACTGCAATGGGTTTTTAGTAAAACATGGAATGATCTTAATCATCAAATTAGATTTGTTGCGGGAGGAAATAACGATGAAACTCTTACATTGCCTACCAATCAAACTATTATTATTCGATAGCTAGAACCCTCAGAAATGGATCAAGAAGTTGATGATTTTTTAAATACATTACCAGTCATTCAATATGGAAAAACTAGTTTTTAGCAATATGCAGGAGATTCAGGAATTAAATTATCTGTTTCTCACGAAACTAGAGTTCCACCATCTGCACAAGATTATAGTTTTACTTATAGTTGGTATTTTACTAATAAAATAATACAAACTACAAGCGAGCCAGATTGGTCTAACGCAACTAAAATTTATGAAGTTACTAATACTAATATAATTAATACCTTTACTTTTAATAATGCTTTAACTAAAAATAATCAAGGTTGGTATAAATGTGAGGTTAAAATTACTGTTACAACTCCTTCAAATGAAATATAGACTCGGATATATCCTGATAATTCACAAGCAATTTATTTAAATGTTGCAATAATACCAACAATTAGTAATCCACAAGGAAGTATTATTAATTGGACATATTATACTAAATTAAATATATTAGAAGATCAAAATGGTAATGAAATTACTATTGGTAATAATTGGACACGTAATTTGTCATATACTATTACTGGGGATTATTCTAAAATTACTTGGTATAGTATTAAAAATGCACAAACAACAGCTATTAATAATAATTCAAATACTTATAAATTAACAGCAACAAGCACAAGCAATTTAGTTAATATTTATAATAATATGAAATATTATTGTAAAGTAACAGATCTTTATGATACTACTAAAACATATAGTAGTGAAAATACTCCAATTACAATTTCTATTATTATAAAAACAAGTAAAATTGAAGATATTGATAAATCAATTTTAAACTTTAAAAGTCCTGACGCGTCCTGGACATGGCCTTGTTTACATTATTATCAATATTCGGGAACTGCTAATACCCCGAATGGGACGATATCTGTATCTGGCGCTGCTTATGAGAAGATAGAGGATTGTTATGTCCATTATATATTTACATATAATAATAATAGTTGGATAGGTAGTGGTACAGCGCCGACTTTATAGCCGGATGCTGATAATGATGATTATGTCGATAATATCGGTCCTTTGGCAACGTCTACCACTACTGAAAACGCTGTTAATACATGTTTAAAGAAGTACGAAAATAATATAAATGCTTGGCAAACAATTTTAGAATTTCCTATAACGGTAGTTAATACATACTCACAAATTAAGTTAAAATTAAAAATGTCATTTCCATCTACTATATAGTTTAAATTTAAAGTTCGTATTTGTCAAAATAATACTGTTTTAGGAATAGAGGAGACATGGGCAAATAATGACGAAAAATAGTTTATAATTGAACATTTTGCAAGTGATGCTATAATTACATTAGAAATATTGAGTTATTATTTAAAACAAAACGGCACTACGTCTTGGCCGGGCAATATAGGCGGAGCTACTGGTTATAGTGATAACAGAGTTAATTCTAGTAGAATGTATACGCCATCTAATTTTCCTGTAATAAATAATTTTAAATTAACTTTAGTTTCGCTTCAAGGCATTTCAGGAACACCTAATGGCTCTGCATCTTTAATGTCAACGCCTAAATTAATGGGAAATATTGTACCAAGAGGATTACGCGCGCAAGCTGTTAGTCCTACAATAAATCAGTTATGTCCAATAAGTATTGATTGTGCAACTGGGCAATATGAAATGAAGATTAATTATAATACTATTAATTGGCCGCATGGCATATTATAGAATTTAAATGACCCAAAAGAAATTTGTTATTTATCTTCTTTACGATACAATGAATTACATACGACTAATGAATCAATAGGCGATATGATTTTACTAAATGAATTAGTATTTTCAGAACAAAATCATTTTTAGCCAATAACTAATAAAATTAAACCTTGGTCAGAATAGGATCGGACTTTATGTCATAAAGTTACATATGATGGTGATATACCATTACAAAATTTTATTATAATATATAAAAATTTATATTTATAATAAGGAGGAAAAGGAGATATGATTCAACGACGAACCCGTGATTATGAAGTTTCGTTATGGAGTCTTCAGGATAGCTTTATTGCTATCCTGAAGCAATATGGATTATAGTTTAAAGGACAAATTGAAAATGGTAAATTAACCGATCGTGATGATGGGACACAAACTTTTTCTTTTACCATTCCCATGTATTATTATAAAGAGGGAGAAAAAATTCCTAATCCAAGTTGGTATAATGTGGAATCTGGTGCATTATTAACTAATATGAGAAAAATAAAAGTTATCTTTAATAAAGATAATTAGAATAAAAAAATTTATTAGTTTTTAATTGTAAAAGTAAAAGAAAAACATGATGTAGACAATAGCTTATATTGTGAAGTTGAATGCGAAGGTTTAGCCTTTCATGAATTAGGTAAAATTGGATATAAAATTTCATTATCTGCTCAAGATTTTTATAATGATGATTATGATTGGGCAACGAACGGACAATGGACTGATGGATATGGTAATATTCAAACAATAGAACCATTAGCGACTTTAAATTATTGGAATGATAAAGTATTTAGCACTATTAGTAATTGGAAATACAAAATTGAAATGAATTGGGATAATTATTCTTTATCAAGAACAGAAACAGAAGGCGTATTAGAAGACTATACTACCGCAAATGATATTTTTATATAGATGCATAAACGTGCGGCAAATAAAGTTTATGAATAGGATTTTATTGATGCATGGAAGCTAAAAGACAATAAATTAGTTCCATCTCATATTACTTATGCTCGTGAAAAAGCTCGTGTTAGTATTGACATATCTGATAGTAATATTTATAATATTACTCAAACATTAGCATAGACTTTTGGAGTATTTTGTAAATATGTTTATGAACATGATGAAATTGGACATATCATTGGGCGGACTGTCGTTTATTATAATAATTTTTTAAACGAACAAAATGGATTAAGTGATATTACTTATCCATATCAAACAAATAGTATTAATCGTTCTTTAGACAGTACAGATTTAGTTACAAAATTATATGTAAAAAACATAGATAATGATACCGGTACTTTAACTATTATAGATGTTGGCGCAAATAAAAGTCAAGAAGATTATATATTAAATTTTGATTATTTATATAAAATTGGTGGTATTACTAAAGAACAATATGATGCAGTAGAAGATTATTTATTAAAAATACGTAGTATTAATTAGAAAATTACACCTGTTGCCGCAAAAGTAATTTTTCTACAATCTGAATTAGTAAAATTATAGGCAGAATTAACAACTTGTAAAAATTCAATTGCATTAGATATGGAACAAAAACTTAACAATGAAGCTCTTTTAAAAGCGATTACGAATGGTACAGAAGTATTATCTGTAGATAATGACCATCCACAAACTGCTGTATTATTAAAAGATACTGGTGCTAATACGGATAATACATATTATGTTAAAATTACTCAAAAAGGCGTATATCCTGAAACTATCAAATTATATAGAACTTATAATTATAAGTCTTCTACTTTAAAAGAAGAAATAAAAACTGGAATAATTCAATTTGATGAAGCAGGCGAAGTAATACGAGTTAGTAATATTTATTATGATGATGCTATTGAGTCAAAAACAATTTATATTACTTATGATTATCGTCCTAAATTATATTATGATCGTATCGTGAATATGTGGATAAATAAATTGGCAGAAGATGAAGCACGGCGTGAATCTTTATAGCAAGAACTTGCGCGTATTAAATATAGCCTTTATGGTACTTCAGCAAAAGAAGATTTACGTGGTATTAATGTAGCTAATCTTTTTGACGTTGCGGTAGAGAAACAATATCAAAAATTATTGCAAGAAAAAGCTGATACTATTAAAAATTTTAATGCATTGATGGGACCGGCTTTACGTGAAGGTTATTGGCAACCTGAAGATTATACTGATTATGGCGATCAATATAATGAAAGATTTACAATTAAATTAAGTGATTTAAAACCTGTTGATGGTTCTACTGAAAATACTTATTTCAAATGGGATGATGAATTATTTGAAGGAGAACAAGATATATATTATGAATATACAGCAGCACAATATAAACAAGCTTATCCTTGTATTGATTTAAGTAAGCATCCCGATATTTTAAAAATGATAGTAGAAAATAAATAGCCTATTAGTTTTGTATATAAGCCAATTACCTCTAATGAAGATAATCCATATCCAAGGAGAAAACCAACTACTAGCAATAATGATGTGGCGTAGATTGTGTTAATTCCAAATTTATACCAATGGGATAACAATACTGATGGAACTGTGCATTTAAATATTAGTAATTTACCTCAAGATTATCAAAATTTTTTAAATTCTAATAATAAATTAAGAGCTTATGATGGTACTTTAACTTATAGTATATCTCCAGAACGAAAATAGGAATTTAGTTATTATGTTTGGTATGCAAAAAATAATGATAATGGATCGTGGTTTAATGTTACTCAATCTATTGAACCACATTCAGCAAATAATACTACAGATAAATATGTTTTTACTAACATAGCAGCCTATAAAAACAATGTTCGTTTAGTTAATTCAACAGCTTTAACTCGTTCGACGATTCAATTAGTAAGTACAACTAATCAAAAATTATATAATTGGACGGTGCGATTGATTGCTGGTAATCAACTTGGCACGAATATTGAATATGATGAAAATAATAATGAATCAAATATAATTGATTCTACACATATTCGGGCATTATCTGATAGTTCGATAAATTATGCGTCAAGTTCTTTACATGAACAGACTGTAATTAAAAATAATATTAATCATAATTTACGTTTAAGTTATAAAGTTTCTAATAATTATATTTCTGATATGAGTACAAATCACTATATCTGGCAAATAAGCAATAATTAGAATTTTAATAATGCTGTAACAATTTTAGATTATTATGAAGGGCAAGAAGATACCCCACATATTAATTCTGTTTATCAAAATAATATAACAATTAATAAAGAAAGTAATAATAATATCTTTACGCATACTTTACAAATAAATAACACTAATGGTAATTTTTTTGACACATTATTTCAAGATAGTTCAACTAAATATATACGTTTGGTGGTTAAAAATCTTAATCATTATGTTAATAATGCTGCTGGAATATTAGGAGAACCATTCATATGTTATGGCCGAGATACTGCGCCTTGGATTATTCCTACTATAGATGAAGAGTCAATTACAGCAATAGAATATCCTGCGCAAAAACTTTTAAAATTTATTTTAACTTCAGAAGTAGCATTAGCATCATTAAATAATAATTTAGCTGCAGAATGGCAAATTAGTACAAATGGCACGAATAATTGGTAGGATTTAAGTACTTATTTAAATAATACAACTGGTGGTAATAATATAACATTAAGTAATACTACAAATAAAAAATCTAATTCTTCAACACAAAGTAAGTCTACATTAACATTAACTGTAGCTAATAATGTAAATATTAGTACTATACATACATTATTAAATGGCAAGTTTATCCGTGGTAGAGTTGGTACTAGCACAAATGGATACACTGATTGGTATAAATTCACTAATGCTATACAGTTTGTTACGCCAATGGAGATTATTGATGCAAATGAACTATTATCGCCTTCTATTGTATTGCTTAAAGCAGATGGACAAAATGGACAAGAATATAATGAAAAAACAATTACTATTAAAGTTAACCATGCATTAGAGTATACTTGGACGATTATTCCAGCGGGTTCATCTACGCCTATTAATTTAACTGTAAATAATGATAATATTAATGCTACTACTACAGATGCTAGATATTCTGCAACATTTTTATCTGATCGAACAACTTTAACAATCCGTATACCATTAATGGCAGATACAGCAAATAATTTACGAGATAATGGAACACAGATTAAATGTACTTGTAAAAATTTCACTGTAAATACTTTAATAATTCCAGAAACAGGATATTCTTCTTTAAAGGTGACTTATCCACTTGTAGTAACCGCGACGAGTTTAACACAATGGTGGGCTATCGCACGAGATACGGCAGTAAAAATTGGTACAATTAATTTTTCAATTTCTAAAGCTTTGATTGGAGAACAAAATATTACTAATATTATTAATAATAATCAAATTATGATTAATTGTGTTTCCGCTATCTTAGAATTAATTTCAGATACAAATAAAAATATAACATTAAATAATCAAAATATATTATTTGAAATAGATCATATTACTTATAAAGAAATAAATGGTAATATTTGTTTTTCTGCAAATCTACGTTTTAGTTTAATTAATCTTAATGAACTAATAATAGATAATAATAATATAGTTAATGTTAATAATACTAGTAATGATAGACTCTATCGTATTAAAATTAATTATTCTTTGATCTTTCAGCCAAATATTAATGATAATAATATGTTAATTACATCATAGGATCAAATAGCTTCAATTATTGTTCGGCAAAGCGGCCCTGAATATATAAATAATAATTATGTGGCTAGCACTGATAATATTGTTCCTACTTACGATTCTAACAAAATAATTCATTGGGATTATCAAAATGCGGATTCTACTTTAACTGAACCTGTAGAAATACACGCAGATGATGAACGAATTTTTTCTTTAAATTTAGCTTCAGTTAGTCCAGAACAAATTATTTGGAAATGTGGTGGTAGTACTACTACTATTGTTGGAAGTAGTGGCAGGCTTTCTGCGACTATTGTTCCTTTTGAGTCAATTAATGGTGAAATATTAACTTGCAATAATTTATATGCAGTTTATACTACTACAGACGCAAAAAATAATCAACCTTATGTTACTGAAATTGGTATTCAAAATAGTCCTATTAGGATAGTTCGTAACACAATTTATTGTGGCGCAGGGTTAGCAGCCCATCTTTATTTATATGCTGCAAACCCTTGGGGCCAAGTTGTTTCCCAATACTTTTATTTCCCACCAATAAACACGTAAGGAGGTGATTATATGCCTACAAGTATAGATGAATTAGATATTCATTCTGAACGAATTTTAACATTAGGTTCAGGGTGTAAAATAGAATTTGTAAAAAAAGATAATCGTATAATACCTATTTTAGTATTAACTGGTATTAATCGTGAAGGGGTTGAAGGAGAACGTGTTATTACAGAAAGCGCACATGGACGTGTTGGTATAATCACCTCTAGGGTGGATGATATCACACATCATAATATTGTTACTTTTAAATCAGAACCAATTACTATTCAGTATTATAATGAATAGTATCCTACAAGATAGACAGATTGGCTGCAACTTAATTATAATACTGATAAAATTGTGTATCCTCGTATTTTTATTAAGTCATTAAAGGTGCGTACTGATTCTGATTCTTTAGTTATGAAATATTAGGATTATAACGATGTAGCTAGTGATAGTAATAATAAGAATCAAGTGGTTAACTATATTACTTTAAAACCGTATGAGGATTATTCAGTTTTAACACGTAGTTTAGACGAACAATACGTAATTACTTTAAATCCAGAAATGGTGGCGACAAAAGGTGCTACGGGCTCTTATAGTGGAAATATAGAAGCTCGTCAAGCAATGATAAAATACTCTATTTCTAATGCTGATACTTCGATTTATTTAGATGCGGTAGAAATTGCGAAAGAAAATTCAGTGCCTAAAGTTTCATACGAAGTTAAACCAAATGTTTTAAATTCTAAATATTGTGAATGTTTATATAATCAAATGGGTAATATCGTAAGGATTAACGATGAAGATTTAAAATTTCACAATGTTCAAGGATATATTTCTGGGATTACTTTAGATCTAGATAATCTTGATGAAGATGTTATTGAAGTTAAAAATTATAAAACAAAATTTGAAGATTTATTTTCTACAATTACTGCACAAACAGAATAGATGAAAAAAAATAATCGTTTACTAGAAGTTGCTTCTTCTGCATTTACTGCTTCAGGAGAATTATCAGAAGATGTATTACAAACTTCTATTATGAAAGTTGATTTAGATTATGCTTTTAATAATGGGCATTTAACAATTGACGAACATAATGGTATTTGGGGCACAAGTGATACAGGTGTAGTTGCTTTTAGAGGTGGTGGTATTTTTACTTCTACTGAAAAAAATGCTGAAGGTAATTGGAAATGGAATACTGGTATTACCCCTGAAGGTATAAATGCAAATTTAATTACTAGCGGCCAGTTAGATACTAATTTAATTCGTATTTACTCTGGTGATAATTTACGTTTTCAAATGAACGGTGATGGCATTTTTGCGTATAAAAGTATTATTGTTGATAAAAAAAATAATGGCGAACATCCAAGTGGTGCAGATGTTTAGCCAAGTGAAAGTATAGATGGGAAACAATATGTCTTATTTAATGATGAAGGTTTATCATTAATAATGAAAAAAGGCGCAAAAATTTTAAATAAAGCTAAAACCGATTATATTACTGTACTAGATGATGAAGAAGTAAATAAAAATAGTAAATTATTAGGAGTACAAGAAATTAAACGTGTAGAAGTAAGTTGGGATGGTTTTATTTTAAGAAACTTACAAAATGAACGTGTATTTTGGGCTGATCCAGAAGATGGCAATTTAAATATTAAAGGCCGTATTGATGCTATCGGTGGTAGTATTGGTGCATGGAATATTGATAATCATAAATTATGGGCAGATTCTGCTGTACAGGATGGTGTTTATACTACATTTGTAGCTATTAATGCTGGCTCGGAAACTGCACTTTATCATAGAGATGGAAGTCCATATACTGATCCTATAAATGGCCAAAAATTACTTGTAGATACTGCACCTTATGCATTTTGGGCGGGCGCAGCTAAACCTGATGATGCACCATTTTATATTAGAAAAGATGGGATATTAAAGGCAGCTTCTGGACAAGTAGGCGGTTGGTCAATGGAAGGAGGATTATTTTACAATCCTGCTTCACTAGTATTAGCTCCTACAGTTGCAAAAAATTCTTAGGGAAGTATAACTGTTAAAGTACCTATATTAGATGATGACGATAAGATTACTGGATATACTACTAAAACTATTCCTTTTAATAATTTAGTTCTTTGGGTACCATCAGAAACTTGGCGTAATAAATATAATAATAGAACAGCTACTGTCTGGTAGAGTAATAGTGATGCAAGTTTAACTATTACACAAGATGGTGCTCTAACGGCTGATAAAATTAATGGATGTGGCCGTTTATGGTTTACAGGAGGAACGATTTATAGTGTTACTGGTTCAACTTATGTTACAATCCGATGGTATAATCCGGATGGGAGCACTAGTAAGCATTCTTTTAATACGGCCAGTGGAGTTAAAGCTCATATTACTTCCATAAAGTATAGTGGCAATGGGCAAATAACAGTAACTGCTTGTGCTTTATATCCTAGTGGCGGCACTATCTCGGGTTCACAAGTAACTGATAGTACAAAATTAAATTTTGATAGCGCAGTACGAGGAAGTAATTATAGTGGTTCAGTAGTATTTTATATTAATGGAACTGCAGCGTATACGCGTTATTTTAAGTGTGATAAAGATAGTGGCAGCATTTCTTAATAATTTCACTGGCCTTAACTAAAAAAATAAGGAGGAAACTTTAAGTTTCCTCCTCTTTTTTTATTAACCAATCAATGTCCATTATGTGCTTAGGTGTTAATTCAATATTTTCAAAATCATCTAACTCTAATAAAGTAACATTAAGTTCTATATCTGTATCATCTAATTTTGCCATATCATTATTATAATCTTCTATATTACCGGTAGCAATCATAACTGTGCCATTATCACTAGTCTTAACCTTGTTATCATTGTCTTTTACACAATACTATTCAAGAATTTTATAACGAGCTTTATCATAAATTGCTAATTCATTATCAATTTGTTGAATAATTTTTCCAATTTTATATGCTAATTTCCCTTTAAGTGGTTTCCCGCCTAACTATCGTAAAGCCTCTGTACTTTCAACTAATTGTTTTAATTTAACTTTAATCAATATCTTCACCCCAGCTTGATTTATTATTTTTTAAAATATGGCAAAAATATTTTCCAATACAAATTGCATCTGCTTCATCTTGAGTACAATCTTGTTGATACCATAATTTTACTTTATCTTGTGCTTGTTTTTTCTTATTTTCTCGTCCTTTTCCTTCACCTACTCCACAATATTTTCTCCATTGTGTAGCATAAACAAGGTCATGATCTATACAGGCTTCAAAGATTGTATCAACTAAGACGCCTTGTAAATTAGCTAGCGCACGATAAGTTTCTACTTGATAATTATTATTATTTCCGAAACTTTGTAGTTGTATCGCCTATAATCCAACAAAATCAGGTTGCCATTCGTTAATAGCCGCAGCAAGCCAATGTTTTACATTATTAATACGACTTTCGGTTGTCTGTTCTTTATCTACCTTATATGTTCCATAATGGACTAATTCATTATCATCAAAAATTGCATATCCGGTAATTCCAGTTGCCGCATCTAATGCTAATATTCTAGTAGTATCAATCTTTTTGATTGGTACTTTATTTTTTTTAATTTTATATGGATCACCAGCCATACACTATTCACAAATCATATGTTTACGCCAATTAGCATATGTTTGCAATTGGCGATGCCCTTTGGGGCACTACATTTCTAATTCTGTATTTAAATTTTTATAACTGTCACTAATTAATTTCCAACCTTCTTGTTCTAAATGGTTAGTGACAGTATAAATATTAATAGGCATTATTTTCCGCTAGAACCAAAACCGCCCTCTCCGCGTGTTGTAGGAGTTAATTTATCAACGATTTTAGCCTTAAAATGATAACTTGGCATAACCATAAGTTGAGCAATACGGTCGCCTTTATTAATAGTATAATCAGAATCCGAAATGTTATCATAAAGTACACCTAGTGGGCCAAGATATTCTTGATCAATAATTCCTGCTGAATTACTTAATCGAAGTCCAGTCTTAGAACCAATACTTGAACGTGGGAAAATCATAGCAATCCAACCTTCTGGAAGTTGAATATGAACCCCAGTTCTTACCATATTACTAATAGAGTGTGCGGGTAGAACAACGGTATCAGCCGCATATAAGTCTGCTGCGGCGTCTGTTTCATGAGCATAAGTAGGTTCTTGTGCACCTTCATCTAAAGTCATTGGAAGTACAATATCATATACATGATAAGTACGTACTACTTCTTCAACCATACTAATCATTGGATCAAATACTGAATTAAGTAAAGCTAATTTTTGTTGTGAAGGCTTTAATTCATTAATTAAAGTTGCAATATTATTTTTTAAATTAATATAATACTGATTTACTTCTGCTTTATTTATTTGTCGTTTATCAAAATCATCCTTAATTGCCGCGATAGTGCTCTCTCTCATTGATGGAGTCATTAAAGAATTTATAGATTCAGTTAAATTATTTACTAAGGTTGGAGTTAAAGAAACATCATTAAACTCCATAATTGATTGTACAATCTCTTGAAGGGGTTGTAGCCCATCATTTTGCATAAAAATATTATTATTTAATTCACTCATTTTTATATCTCCTTTATTTTAAATGTCATATGTAATTGTTACTTTAGTGACCCAATTTTCATCTACTATATCACCAGTTTTTCTATCTTTTTTAACTTTATAATCAACTTTAGAATTTGTTACCATATATCCTTTCTCAAGAGCATTAGTTTTATATTCTTCAATTGTAGCAGTAGATTCTTCTTCTGAACTAATATCATACTCATAAGTTACTTTCCGCAGTGTTCTCATTTTCTTCATTCTCCTTTTCTTTCTTTTCATTTAATTCTCGTAGTTTTTTAATAAGACTAATATAATTTAATTTTTGTGCCGTATCAGTAATTGTTTCAGCTGTACTTTTAATTCGCTTTTTATGCTTTTTAAGCCACGCACGTCGTTGCGCGCGGTTCATAGGAGGCATTTGTTCTTGAATTTTTTCTCTGGTGAAATTTTTGATATTTTTAAGAATATCTTCTGCTGTTTCTCCACCAATTAATTTTTCAGCTTCCTATTTGGAAACATTTTGTGCTTCTGCAAAGCGTTCTAATAGTTGTTCTTTTGTTAAATTTATTTCACTCATAATATTACCTCTAATACAGTTTTAATTGTTTCATATTCTTGTTCATTATTTAAACTAATTATTGTAAATAATTTATCATTATGTGCGATAAGAGGAATTTCAATTTTGCTTGATATACTTTTAATAATATCATCCATTAATTCATAATACTTTGATGATATTGATATAGTATCTTGTTCTGTCTAAAATTTAATTTTACCAACTTTCCCAAGAATTATCACATAGTTATTATCATTTTTTACTAATGCTATAAGCCAATCTTTAATAAATTTTATTTCTTTGAATTCCATTATTAGCCTCCATTTTTACGATTAAATCCATATTCTTGCGTCTTAAAAAAATCAATATAAAATTTTTCCATTTCACTTAATTTATCTTTATCACAATAAATAACCGGTTCAATAGACCAATTCCATAAACCTTGTGTAAGCATTGCATCATGAACTGCTTGCCATGCTATCGTGCTAATACCAATCGCGGCCTTAAAATGCTATGCAATACGTTTTTTAATATCGGTACTTTTACCAATATAACTTTTATTATCATTAATATTTGTTATTTTATAAATACCAGGCTCATTATTAATGCCTATGCGTTTACATGCAGCATCAAGATATGGTCGCACATACTCACTCCAAATTAATTTATTAATAATATCTGGATGCTTTAATTGCGGAGCAATGTTTACTAATAAATACTAAATATCTGCACGAAATTCTTCTGGTATTTGAACGGTATAAAATAATTTATCTTGTTGCTCTTTTTCATATTGCTGTAATGGTGATAAAAGCGCATCAAAACGAGCTTGTTCATCTTTTATGTTATTTTCAATCTCATTACAAAAATTATTATATTGTTCCTATAATTCATGAGATTTTTTAGATAATTCTTCTATTTTATTAGAATAATTTTCGGATAAAATTTCTAATGCTTGTTCTTTATCTTGCTTACGTCGTGCAAAATCTTGTTCTAACAGTTTTTCTCTTGATAATGTTAATTGCTCGAAATGTTCATTTAAATTTGTATAACGAGATTGATATTCCTATTGTAATGACTTAATCTATACATTAAGTTGACTTGCCTTTTGTTCAGATTTATCAATTTCATTATGTAAATTATTCTAATAAATTTTTAGTTCTTGAATGGTGGAATTATATTCATCAATTGCACTTTTATCTATAACAACTTTTGTTTTTAATTTTAAGCCTAAAAATACAATAATACCTAATAAAATTATGATAATAAATATCATTTATATATCCTCCTACCTTGATAATTTATTATATCATAATTTTTCTAAAAAGTCAAATAAAAGAAGACGAGATGTTATATTACATCTCGTCTTTTACATATAAGCCGCAATGGCATGTTTGTCCTATTGGCACATTCTCGCGCATATCTTGGCAAATACACTTATATTCTTCTTTACCCTTACTGTTCATAATGCAAGGGCAATATCCATCATTATTTCGTAAACCTTCACGAATTAAATTTACTAGTTCTTTATCCGTATTTACATGTAGTCTCATGATATTTTCTCCGCATATTGATTATTTGATGCTAATTTAACCCCTAGTACATCATCATAATGGGGTTCATATCCAATTAAATAACGGCCATATTTTATAATAATGTTTTTATAATTCTTTAAAACATCTAGTTGTAGAGATATTTCACTTTTTCCATATCCTGTATAAATAATTATAGTATCATTACATTGCATACCTGCACGAATAAAATCTATAAATTCATATAACTCTTGTTCAGAATCAAATGGTTCTAATCCCTGACAGCAAAAGCCTTTTGTCAATGGATTTTGTCTATATAATCCCCATATTTCTTGTAAAGAAATATTAAGATCAGGTTCGGTTGCAAGAGCACTATTTTGACAAACTTGACATTTATTTATTTTATCACATTTAAAATCGCAATATGGGAATTCTAATGTTAATACTGGTTCTTTATAATTTGTAAAATCACAATCAATTATTCCTTTAAGTTTCATCTTGTACCTCTATTAATGGGCACCATTTCGGTCGTGCTTCCTCATAATTTTCACATTCCCATGCCGCGCTACATAATCTTCCGTGACAATAATGGAATTCTTCATCTTGTAAAGGACAATCAATACATGCTTTTGGCATCGGTATATCAAGTTCGAGTTTAATCATTTATATGCTCCCATTGACGCATTTTAAATTCTTGTTTCCTTTCTTTGCTCCAGGTTTTAATAGGTGTATAAAATCCTACAATTCTTGTATATTCAGTTGCAACCTCACCACCGCAAATGGGACACTTAGTACCATAAAAAGCGTGGTTATGCACGCAAGCCTGAATTTTAGTATTAAATGCAAAATATGTTAAACCTTGATCAGCAATATAGTTTACCGCGTCCCAAGCTTTCTCAAACGAATCGAAAGGTGCATCAATATTTAAATGTGCAATAGAACCACCATTACAGTAACTATCAAATAAGGAAGCAATACGAATACGTTCAGCCATAGTTGTTTTAATTCCCAGAGGAATAAATTGATTTCCATATAATGGGAGATCTTTTACTACTGTATCTGGGAAGAAGAATTCATCTGCTAATTGCATTTTAGCCGCGGCAGATTCTCCTGGAATTTGTTCACAATTAATTTTATAATCTTTATCAGCGGCGAAAGCATCCTTAGTACGATGTAATACTTCAAAAATTCTTCGCCCAAAGGCATCAGCGTTTTCTGTATAGAAAGTATTGCCAAGACTATCAGTTGTAATGTACCCAAATGTTTTCATTGTTTCATAAATTCCAATAATACCAACTGTATTGTATAAATGTTCAAAATCAACAATACCATAAGTAAAATTTGGTAATAATCCTTTTTCTACATTACGTTTAATAATATGCCGAACAACATCTAGTACCTTACAATCAAGTTCAACTATATCTGCAAGTGCTGTTAAATATTCATTCTCATCATGAGGATGTTCAAGTGCGAGACGAGCAAGATTAATAGTTGAAACTTTTACTGAACCTACTTTTAATGCGGAACCGCCTATACTATTAAAATAACCTAAATCTTCAATATTACTTTTTAGCCTACAACAGTTACTAAGGGAATTAACTGAGTCATCAATAAAAATATTGGAATCACTCCAAATACGATTATGTTCTATACCCCAACGCGCAAATTCTTCATCTTGGAATTTACCATCTTTTCGTAAAAGACTAATTGTGAGTACGGGGAAAGTAAACATATTATGCTGACGAATTTTAGCGATTGTTTCCATAAATAATTTCTGGAAATTTTGAATTTCTTTTAAATCATCAAACATATAACTTCCATCTGGGAATTGTGCTCCTGCAAACAACGCTTCAAGATATGCCATATCAAATACTGAACAATTAGTAAATGCAGATTGCATTCCATCACGCACATATGGTTGATTTACTGCATATACGAACCGTTGAATTTGCTGCTGAGCATAATATTCTGGAGACTTGGTTGCATATCCATTTTTACAATCTTGTTTCCAAAAATAATACATATAAGGAATAATGTTTGGCAGTCCAACCGCGCCAGAACTACGATTAGAGGCAAAGCTAATAAATTCTTTAACAAAATCAACAAAAGTGCTCAAATGTTTAGGTGGTTCTGCATTAAAGTTATTTAAGAAAAATAAACCTTTTTCTGCGACATCTTTTAAATCATAAGCAAAACAATAATGCACATATGTAGAAGTATCAGCATCATGCATATATAACGCTTTAGTCCATTCTTTTTCTAACCAGTCATTAGCTGTTTTAAAACCATATTTTTTATTTAATTCATAATAAATTTTATTAAATGCAAGTAATTTACGATGCGGCTTTGGCATTTCATTCATAAGTGTACGCATATCTTTATTACCTACATTTGAATTACCATCAACTGAGACATCAGCCACCGTGTCTTTATCAATAAAATTATCTATAAAATCAGTATAGCTTAATTGCTTATCACCAAATCCATTTAAATACGCAATTTCTTCGCCATATTTTTCACTTAAACGGTTATAAGCAGTTTGAAAATTTTTACTTAATCGTACTTTAATATCCATAATAATCACTCCTTAAAATTTTGAATTAATTTTACCATATCTGCTGGGCTAGTAATAAATTCTACTTTTTCATTATGAGTAATTTTTAGGACAGGCGCGCGATCGGTTTGTAAATAAGATGCAATTTTTTCAAAATTATCTTCAGTATACGGAATATTATATTCATTTAACTTAGCTTTAATCATATGACAAATACCACAAGTGGGCAGAGTATATAATACAAATTCCATATTACTCCTCCTTGTTTGTAAAACAATGCTTTTTCCCGCAATAGGGGCAAGTATCATCTACGAATACATAATTATATTTTGTACTATAATGTGGACATTTTGCTTGATTTATCCGCATTTGCGCGCGAATTTTATTAATAGTTTCTTTTTTTTCCATTGTCGCGACAGCTTGTTTTAACAATCGTTCTAGCCGTTCCTTTTCAGCAATAATATCATCTATCATAATTTCCAATAGCCTCCTTGTTTTAACATAGTAAAATTTTGATTAAATAAATTTTTAGCTTCGGGATAAAATTTATATAATCGTTGTTTTTCATCGGTCAAAGTCATAATATGTTCTTTAGACAAATATTTAGTAGTTCTTTCTTCTAGTGTTCTATTATTTTTACTAGGGCTATTTACCCAATTTTCTATTTCTAATTCTAATTCTTGTAAAGGATTTTTATACCCTGTTTTAGGATAATCATACTTTATTTTTAGTTCAATTCCTTTCGCCCAAAAAGAATATAATAAATTCATTTTATAAATAAAATCTTTATAGTAATGCGTAGTAGCAGGATACGTTCCTCCAAGAAAAATAGCAACAGCAGTAGCTTTTGTAATATCTGCTAAAAATAAATGTTTATATGATTTTAATAAATAGTGTATTTCAGTTAATGGGATATTTAAATCTAATATAACAGTATTTGTTCGTGCAATTTTTGGACAGGCACGAACATTAATAAAATCTGTTATAGTTTTACAAATGATAGGATGAATACATAAAATAGAAGAAGGTTTTCTGTCAGAAATTTTAGTAATAACTTCTTGCCAATTATTATGTAAAATATTTCTATCATAAATAAATATTCGTTTCCGTGCGTTAATTGGAGGGATTGGTAATATAGAATCATTTAAAAATATTCTATAATATGCGTCATCTAATACATGTCCAATTACTTTAGTTTTAATGCCATTATTATATTTTTCTTTAAGAAATTCTTTATAAATAGTTGGACGTGCAACAGTATAATCAATAATACTATTTTTAAATGGCTTATATTCTCCTTCAGTAAAAGCTGTTCCTCCAAATATTACATTAGTCGCGCGTAAAAATTGTTCTGGAATATGTGGATTATGCGCTAATTCACTAAAGAAAAAAATTTTATCATAACTAGCTAATTCAGTATCAGTTAAGTCCAAAAGGCGGCAATAGGTATTTTCTTCTCGTTTGTAATAGGTCGCTAATTTCATAATTTCTAAATTAGGAACAATAATTTGATTTGATGTTGATACTTGTATATCATAATCTAAAAGACCAATCACTCATTTGCCTCCATTCTTTCTTGTTGATACTCTAATATTCCATCATGCTGTCCAATAATTTTCATAATTACTGGATAAATTGAAGACTTTGCTTTTTTAGGAATAAAATTTTCTCCAATACGTATTCCTTGAATACGTAATAATGTACCTCTTGAAAACCAACTTTTTTCTAAAACTTTCTTATGTCCATCAGCCATAATTTGTGAAATTTGCTTATCATAAATCGCATATTGATTTTTATAAATTTTAACTGACACTACTCCTGTTGGAGTTAAAAGTGTTACTGTATTTTTTATTTTATTTTTATCAATTACTGTTCCAATAATAGTATGTAACCGATATACTTTTATTTCACGATTACTATTTTTTGGCGTAAAACTATATTCTATTTCAGGTTCATCATGTAATTTAAAAAAATCATCAAAATTATATTGAAAATTTTGTAATTCATGCTCATGAGAATAAAAACTTAAACTTTCCATTTCCCATTTACTAATATTACCATTAGCATATTTATTTGCGACTTCATCATATAAAGCCTTATTTAATTTATTTAATATTTCTTCTTTATTATTTTTTAAATAAATGCGCATTGGATCCATTGCTTTTTTATAAATATTATCCCAAGTTTTTTGAAGAATTTTAGAACCATCCTCGGTTACATCTAACTCAAAATGTTTATCTAAAAAATTTATTGCGGCATCATTTAATTCATAATAAATATCATTTTTACAAGTTTTTAAAAATTTATTAAATAAAAATAATTTACCATAAAAGATCATATCTTCTGGTATTAAATTCTTATCAATTAACATTTGCATATTTTGTAAAGTTAATCGTTCTTTTTTATCTGCAATTGTATTAAGATATTCTTTCATAATTACTTGCCGCGGTTTGTTTTCAACACTATCAAATGCGCCTGACTTTATAAGATTAGTAATTTGAATTACATTTAATTTATTTTTATTTAAAAAATCTAATAATGAACTATAAGGACGATTGGCTATAATCTCATTAATTTTTTCACCAGAAATACGTGCAATACCACGAAGACCATAAAGAATAATATTATCTTTTGCGATTGGAGTAAATGTATAAGAAGATTGATTAATATTAGGTGGAGAAACTTTAATTCCATAATTACTTAACTTACCAATAATAGATGCTATCCTACCATAATCAATATTTTTTTCTTTTTTCTTTTTCTTTTCTTCTTCCTCATTATTGGTATTGATATTAGCCTCTTCCCATTCTTCTAATTCTTCATCTTCTAATTCTTTCTTCTCATCATCACCTAATTCTGTCTCTACTTCAATTATGCCTTCTTCATCTTCAGAATAATCAATAGTTTGTACTCCACCACTATCTACTATTAAATTTGCTGTGTTCCAATATACTATTGGATACTTATAAGCTAAATTCATTTCTTGAAGTGCAATAATTGAATAAGCTAATGTATGTGATGCATTAAAGCCATATCCTCTACTTAATGCTATTTCTTCATCCCAAACATAATGACAGAAACGTGCATCTAATCCTTTTTCTTTTACATTTTGAAAAAATTTTTCAGTTATTTCTTCATACTCTTTGGGATTTTTTTTAGCAATACTTTTACGAAGTTTATCTGCAAATTGTAAGTCCCAACCTCCACATTCTGGTAGCTGAACTAATTTCATAAATTGTTCTTGTGTAATCGAAAGTCCATTTGAAATATCTAATTCTTTATGAAGTAACTTTCTTTGTTCTTCATTTAAACCATATTTAATCATTTCATTTTCCCATAATTCAGGATGCTTACGTAGCCGCGCATACTTATCTAGCGGTGCTTCTGCGCCTTTTTCAGTTGCCATTAATCGGATAACTGAATTTAAAGTTGCTAAATCATCTACGCTTCTTGGATTAGTTAAACTAATACCACGAATACCGCTGTCTTTTTCCATTTGGAATAATGAAATAATTTCATGATTATAAACCATATCCCACATCTTTGGGTCATTGCGTTCAATTTTATATACGTTTAGTGCATGTTCATATGTTTCTCTTAAAGTTGGATATTCTTTTATATATCCATCTTTAATTAACATTTCCAAACATACTTGAATTTTATCCGCGGCCTCAACTGAAAGCAAGTCCATTTTAATTTCAGATACATCTTCCAAATCATGTAACTCAAATTGAGTGACTATTGTGCCATCAGGCGCGCGCATAAGAGCAGAAGATTCGGTGAAATCTTTATCTTTAAAAACTACGCCGCCTGCGTGGATGCCCATACCACAAATTAGTCCTTCAATTTTACTTGCTACTTCCCATAATTTATCAAATTTATTTATTTCATTGATAAATGTTTGATTCGGGCTAATCCCATTTTCTTCATCGCCATAGTACATTTGCTTTAATGTATATGCCGCGCCACGTTCAATTGTAATTAATGAGGAAATATACTGAGCATCATCAACTTCTATACCTAGACCACGTGCTGCGGTTAATATTGCTGATTTAGACTTTTCTAGTTTAAAAGTAGCAACATTTGATACTCTATTTTCACCATAAAAATTTCGTAAGTGCTCCAATACTTGCGCGCGTTTAATACCGCTAATATCTACGTCAATATCAAGTACAGAAACACGAGAAGGATTAAGAAATCTCCAAGGGAACGTAGGAGTCTTTTCTTTTAAACAATTTACTTGAATAATGTCAAGAGCATAAAGCAGTAAAAATCCACCACCAGAACCACGCGCCGGCATAACTAATGTTCCTGCGTTCCAACACTCATCAATAATTTTTTGAAGATTAAGAAAGTATGCGGACCATAATGCTTTATTAACCTGTGAAGATTCCCAAGTCATGCCTAAACATTCATCCAATGCTTTATAAGCTTCTTCATTTTGTAAATCTGAATGTTCTTCTATACCATCTATTAATGCCAAAGCTAATTGATTATCAGCATTATGTATTGATTTAATAAAATTAATTAAATTTGGCATTTTTAATGTATATTGTACAAGCTCTGTATATGTTCGTGACTTAAAAATTCGCCAAGGTAACTGAGGAATTTCCAAAGGTTTTAAGATTGAAAAATCTTCACATTTATTTTTAATTTCTCTAATAGTTTTATATGCGGCTTCAATTTGCTCTTCTGTTAAATATGGGAAAAAAGAACGGATTTCTTCATCTTTCATCATATAAGTTGTTTCATAAAAACTCTTAACTTCACGTTCACCATCTTGTGCATTTAAGAATGTCTCATGAATAAATGCATCTTCTGGACGCAGATAATGGCTATCAGTTGTAATAATATATGGAATATTTAATTCTTCACTAATTTTTAATAAATGTTTATTTACAAAAATTTGTTCTTTTCCATTGGAAGGTTGCATTTCTAAATAAAAATTACCTTTTCCAAAAATATTTTCAATATATTTACACCAACTTTTTGCTGTTTCATAAAAACCAATATCATTAGTATCCATATATTGAAGTAAAAATCTATCTAGCTGTGAACCCAAGCAAGCACTTGAAGCAATTAAATGTCCAGGATTCTTTCCTACTATTTCTTTTAAATCATGATAATAAGTAGGACGACGACGTAACCGACGACTAATATATGAACGTTTCCAAGCTCTTGTAGATAATTCACAAATCTGATGATATCCCTCTAAATCCTTACAAAGAAGAATAAAGTGAAAATATTTATCTTTATTTTTATCAAAATTGGTTGCATTTAAATCATTTCGAGTTAAATAAATTTCATTACCACGGATTAATTTAAAATCAGGATGCTGTTCTTTAATTTTTTTATAATATTTTTCCGCTTTGACATAACTAGAAATTGTTTCATGATCTGTAATTGCAACACATTCATGCCCTAATTGAATCGCCATATCAATTAGAGCATTAACTTTATTTATACAATCACGTAATGTTTCATTACTATAATCTGTGTGATTATGAAGGCTGCCAGGATATTTACTCACACAATCACTCCTTTTATTTTACTTCTATTATATTATAGCATAAACTTAAATAAAAGTCAATTAAAAATCATATTTACTTGAATTTTCATTTAATTCATAATCGTCAATAAATACTTGAATACTTGTTTTCCCTGCATAATTATTTAAGTTCGCGCGCCCATATACTGTTAATAATGAAGTTCTGTTATTGATAATTTGATCTATAAAATCTGTATCTTTAAAACGAATATAATCAATACCATTACAACTAATTTTAATGCTATCTTTATTAGTTCCCATAACAAAAATATTTGATAATGGAATATTTGTAATTACAAATTTAACCTCATCTATATGATTCCCAAAAAATTCTGGATGCGCAGCCAAAGCAGCTAATAGCTCTTGATTATTATTATTTGCATTTAAAATATAATCAACTAAATAGCAGTTCTCAAAATCTTCTGCTTTTAATAATGTATTTGAATATTTAATAAATTGGTCAATTTTATTACCAGATACGCCAAAGCCGCAAGCATTTGCATGGCCGGCCGCATATTCAATTAAATTACTTTGTTCAAGAAAAGCCTTAAAGCTAGGTAAGCCGCTAAAATTACCATCGCTCCGAATACTGCCTTGAATTAAATCTTTTTCATTTCTACGGCCAATCATACATGGCTTATGATATTTAGAAACAACATTCATTGCAACTAAGCCAGTCATTTCTTGTGGAATATTATCATATTCATTTAATTCAATAAATAAAATATTATTATCTAATAATCCATTTTTTTGAATTTTAAAATCAATAATATCCATTGCCTTTTCTTTAATTTTATCTTGACGTGATTTAGCATTTTTTCCTACACGTGCGGCTTGTTCTGCTGCGAGTTCTATATCTCCATTTTTTGCTCCACGCTTGGTACTAGGCATTTCTTTATCAGGTTCAATAAAGCAATAAAATAATGCTTGTTTATCTTGAATACTGCCTACGCGAGTAATGGCATTAATCATAGGAGCAATATAAAAAGCAATATCAATTGGAGTTAAACCAACATAAGGAGGAGAAGCTTTTTCTTTAAGTGAAAAAGATTGTGATTCTAATAAAGTTTGGAATCCTTTATTTTTAATATGTTTTAATCCTTCAAGCATTATATAATTAGTTTCAGAAGTTGTCCTATCCATTACATCTGCGATTTCGCCTAACGCTGCTAAGTCTAAATATTCTTGTGCTTGTTGAATACCTAACATATCATCTAGCACTTCGCAAAATTTATATACTATACCGGCGCCACAAAGAGATTTATTAGAATAATTATTTGATAATTGATTATTAATTATAATCGTATTTGGAGCAGTAGAAATGATTGCATTGCCATCATCATCATATAACTGATCATGGTGGTCTAATACTAAACAATCTATGCCCAGTTCTCCTAAACGCATATGTTCATTTATATCATACGAACTTGAATCTGGACATATTACTAAATCCCAGCGTGTCTTTTCTTCTACCCAATTAATTAAATCTGATAGGCCATGTTCTTTATGTTCATGTACACGAAATTCAAAATTTGCGTTAGGAAATAAATGTTTACAATATAACCATAAAATAGCACTTGATGTAAACCCATCACAGTCACAATCAACATTAAATAAAATTGCACTATTACGTCTTAAATGATATAAAAGTTTTTCTGCTCCTGCTTTAATATTATCTAAATCATAAGGATTTAATTCACATGTCGCTTTATTTGGATGTAAGAAAGTTTCAATATTTTCTACACCGCGATCAATTAAAATATTTTGTAATGCTAATTGTGGCTCAATGCTGTATAGATTTCTTAGTTTATATTTCACATTTAATCACCAACCTTCTTAGCATTACCTGCTAATAAAGCTTTACTATCTAAATATATTCGTGTTATTTGTGTATCATTTGGTGTATACAAATCTATTACATAACAATCATCATTATTTCCCGCAATAGAAATTGAATGTACCGTACCAGTTAATGTCACTTTAATTTTATCTCCAATATCAAATAATGTTGTCATTTCATTACCTCACTTTTACTCTATTTTTAAGTAATTTTTCAAATATTTCTTTCCCTCTATCAAATGGAGAATCTTTTTCTTTTAGTAAATTATCATAATCCCAAATATATGAAAATTTTGCTTGTAATTTATATTTATTACATAAATCTTCTAATTTTTTTCTATATCGTTGAGCCTTTTCATCTCGCCAATCAGTATATTCTTTATCCAAAGCAACGATTATCTCATTCGCGCCTAAAATATCTGTTAATAAGCTTATATGATATTTATTAAATGTTGAGCCGCAACAAGCAACAGTATTACTATATTTACCATAATACTCATCATCTAATAAAACTGATTTTTCTCCTTCTACAATAATCGCACTTCTACGTTTTCTAATTCCTTCCTGATGTTCATAAATTCCATATAAATTAAATTGTAGAGGATGAGAATATATAGTTTCTCCAATTTGTATTGGCCGATATTTTCCATTTTCCGCGGCTTCCTGCGGATCTACTGCGCGCGCACGAATTCCAATCAAGCGCCCATGAATATCAAAATGAGGAATAGTAATTTTATTTTGATTAATACAAAATCCAATTTGAAATTTTTGCATAGCTTCTATGGAAATGCCATCTTTTATCCATAAAGGATGCTTATAAGGAATAAAATAAGATAATACTTGCTTGGGATATTCTGGTAAAATAGGAATATTTTTTGTAAATTTATATTTCTCTATATCTAATGTTAGATGAGTTTTAAGTTTTGTTGGCGCCTTTGTAAAATGTTTAATACAACGCTTAACATAATCAATGGCTTCATCTTCACTAATAATACGTCCTTCGTTGACATAAATGAATTTTTGATATAACTTAAAAATAGTCATTGTCTCATTACATTCAGTATAACAACGAAAAATTTTATGATCTTGATACCAATATAACTTCATTGATTCTGCATCTTCTAATGGATTATGGCAAATCGTTGGACAAATTAAATATCCTTTATTTTCATTTAATGTAATTTGTGTAACACCCAATCCTTCAAGAAAACTTTTTACATCATTTAAAGTTAAAGAAGTATATATATCTTGTTTATTGATATTATATAAATCTAATTCAAGATCTTCATTTTGTAAGGTTGTAAGCATTATTGCATCTCTTCTTTCCAATCGCTTATTGGTTGTTCTAATGCTGAAGAAAATAAATCTATTACTTCTCCTACTGGCTGATTATCCGCAGTTGTCATAAATAAATCATTTCTGCGTCCTGTGCCTAAATCTAAATTAATCCATATACGAACATTCTTATAACGCCCTCTACGCATTTTATAAATATCAATAATATGAGTGGGCTTATATGCTTCATCTTGTAACACTTTTTCATTTAATAATCCATTATGAATTGCGGCTCTAAATTGCGGGACCAAACTGTTCCACATTTTATCATTAACTCGTGTCATAATATATCCTACGTCACATTTATCAGCAATACTTTTGGCCCCTCGTATACATGTTTCATTTTTAAATTCACCATCATCAAGCATAGCCCCGGCATTTACTTGAGTAGCAGAAAATATAAAAACATTATAATCTTTCGCAATTTGCTTTAACTGATTTGCCATCATCATCAATATTGTATCTTCTCTTAAATTGTTACGAACAAATTGATTCATCATACTAGCTGTACTGTGAATATAATCGAAGAATATATATTTTACTTGGTCAATCGTGGCATATTTTTTAACTGTGGCCTCTACATTAGTTAAATTTGGTTCACTGATTTCTTCAATTAAAAAATAGCCACTATATTTTTTCATAATTTCCGCTGCATATTTAACGCGGCTTAATTCACCAAAATCATATTTACCAGTTAATATATGATCCTCATTTACTCCCGATAAGTATGCTAACATAATAGTTTGTAATTCTTCTTTATCCATTTCAGTCACAATAAACAATACTTTTCGCGGCAATCTATATTCGCCATCAACACTTATTTCTTCAATAAAAGTCTGTTGTTCATATGACCAACGAATCGGATAGGCTAAATGACAGGCATCAAATACGCTAGTACGAGTTTTCCCAGCATTTGTACTTGCGGATTTTAAATAAAAGCAACCTTCTCGCGCGCCTCTACATGCACTACTAAAAATTTTTCCTTCTAAACTTGGCCCAATATTTGGACTTTTCTGTAATTCTTCAATTAAAGTTGAAATGCCCTCCGCGGGATCTCCTTTCATTTTCCCGCCATTTAAAAACTCATTTCTAATAATATTATATTTTCCTTCAACAGCATTTAAAATTTCTTCAATACTTGATTGATCAAAATGTTCTTGAATGTTAAGAGCTTTTAAAGGATCATCAATATCTTTATCATCAATATAAAATTCACTGATGTCATATTTTTCTTTCCTTAGTCGTCTTAGCAATGAATATTTTTTAAAACGAGTATAATACATATTAAAATTACTTAATTCAGCAAGTTCATATGCTGTTTTTAAAAACTCTAATCCGCCATCTCTTTTATAGATTTCTGCGCTATTTGCATATTTTTCTACTTCTTGATCTATTTCAATTGGCGTTAATACTGTCGCGCCTTCATCATATAATTTTTTAATAATAATAAAACAAATTCTAATTACTTTTTCATCGAAATCTGTTGGGTATATATCTGTATACTCTAAAAAAAGAAGCGGGTTTTTCATAAGACAACCGATAATTTGGCGATCTGCCGTTCTATCTGATAATGTCAATTAAAACCCTCCTTTGCCTTAATCTTCAAGCCATTCATCTGGGTCCCAACTTTCTTTTTTAATACTAGTATTTTCCTTAATTGGGACAATATATTCTTTAACTTTTGTCTGTACCGCTCGAGCAATATTTGCTGCTTCATGCTCTTTAGCTGCTTTGTATCGCATCATTTTTTCAACCATATATGGCTGTACTAAACATAATGATTCAGCTAATTTTTTCTTTTTTTCTACATAATAAATATAATCTAAACAATCTATAATTATTTGGTCTGTATATCCATAATTGTTCTGTAATCGTTCTCTCTCTTTCCAAATTCTTGGACCTGGTGCTTTTAACCCAAAAATAGTACAAACCTTATTTGCAAATGCCTCTCTTGCATGTTTTTCAGCTAAACATTTTGCACAATAACTATGCATTGTTTTAGTACCTGGCGCGGCATAATCTATTAATTCTTCTCTACGAAATTGTACTTTACACTCATAGCATTGCTTTACTTTACGCATAATATTCTCCTTATTTATACTCTATTAATATTATAACATAATTTATAAAAAAAGTCAATAAAAAAAGAGCCTTTATGGCTCTTTTAAGCTATTGCTTCTTTTAACTCACTACAAAATAGATCAACTAGATCTGCTTGTGAAGGTACTGCTTGACTTAATTTAAATTCTTCATTCCCAAATACCTTTTTAACAATATCTTTCATAATATTTAATCGTTGATCTTTTTCATCTTCTGTTACAGCACTATCAAGATAACCTGTCCAGAGAGTACGAGCTTCATCAATTACTTCTTGGAAAGGACGAGATTTAATCTGTGCAATTTCTGTATGATCAGTAACTTGTGCGCCATCAAGTTTTACTGCTTGATCAATAGCATCTCCAATTGCATCAACTAATTCTTTATAACCAAACTTAATTTTTGGTGCAAGATATTGATAACGAGAACCAGCAAATATTGTAGGAGTAGAACGAGTATATAAATAACGTTCAGATGTACCATCAGGATTCATTTGAACTTGTAAATAACCAATAATATCTACAATTGAATTAATAATTGTATAAGCATTATTAGGCAAATCAGGGCACATAGCTGTAATTGCATTTCCTTCTTCATCCCGCATTTCAGTAGGTTTTTCTTTACTATGTGCGATAAAGAGTATACCAAATCCAAGTAATGTAATTTCACGCCAACATTCTGAAAATTCAGTTTTTAACATTCCCCAACCTTGTCCCCAAGGAACGTCTCTTATTGAATCTACTCCTTCACGTTGACAAATATATTTTTCACATAGTTGCCAAGCAATTGACGCAGTATCTACTACAATACTATCATACATTTCTCTTGCTTGTGGTTTTCTTAATTGAGTAAGTACCTTCTTAAAATCTGACCACCTAAGAATTGGTACACTACGAATACCTGCTAAAGCATTAGTGCCTTGTTCAAAATTTAAAAATAGAGAACGAGGAAGCTGAGAACCAAAAGTTGATTTACCAGTTTTGGGTTCACCATAAATTAATAGGAATTTACCTTTTAAGTCTCGACTAATCTTAGACGGCTCTAACGAAAATATATCAAGCTCGTTTGCCATTTAAATCACCCCATATAAAATATAGCTGGGAAATTATTCCCAACTATATTTAGAAGCATTTGTCGCAGGAGCCTGCGCTGCAGACTTACTAGTCTTATTTTTAGCATCAATCTGTAGCTGCTCAAGATTAGCTTTTCTCACATTAAAGCCTTTCTTAATCTCCATAGGATCATAAGCAAATTCTTCTTCCTTACCTTCATCATCACCCTTTGTGATAATAAGTTCGCGAACAAATCGAGTAGTTGTTTCAGGGACATCCTCACCCCAAGAACTATCTGCACCAGAAGTCTTCTCTTCAACAGAAGTTACACGAATACGGCCCTTTACAGTAACAGTATCATTAGGATTCCAATTACGTTCAATATAATCAACATGTTCTGGCTTCTCAACAATAAATTCAATTACATCAAGTTTTCCACCATATTGTACAATACCGCCCTTAATGATTAGGCGACCTGTTGGATCACCATCACGATCTTCTTCCGGCCGCATATCCATAATAAAAATATCAATAATAAATGAAGCTACATCTGCCATATTAGTGGTATTTACAAATGAAGAACCAAGTTGCCAGCCATCCACAAGCATACCCTGCTTAGTAACAAATGCATTTTCACGAAGTGAGACACCTGAAAGACGAATAGTATCTGCATTAGCTAATCCATCATTTTGAACAGTCTTCATTTCTTTAAGATCTTGAATACTTTTCCAACCAGGATTTAGAGAACCATTATTAGTATATTCCGCGGCAAACATACTTACAGGAATATCACTTGTTTCTTCACGATTATTATATGTTTGTGTTACACGTAGATTTAGATTTACACGTTCATAATTACGACCATCACTTAGCTTGCCCTTATTAAAGGTTGCATCAAGAAGTTTACCTACTAGATTAATTTTTTGTGTTGACTGTTGTGTTAAATCTTTCATATTTTTTTTCTCCTATTTTTTATTTCTTTTTCTTTATTATATCATAATTTATTCTTTTTGTCAAAAACAAGAGTGGCTCCTTTTGTGGAACCACTCCAGAAACTGTTTCCACGCTGGTGGATCAGATTTTATTCAGCCTTCTTAGCAGCCTTTTCTGCGGCACGAGCAGCCTTTGCGGCTTCCTTAGCAGCTAGCTTTTCTGCTTCCTCAGCGACAGGATCATAAGCTAGACCAGCCTCAGTTAGAGTGTGATACTTAACAACCTTAGTCTTAGCCTTACGAGTCTCAGTAGCAGGCTCTAATTCGACAACTTCCTCGTTAGGAGTAGTAGCATAGCCCTTCTTAATTAGAGCATTAATAGTACCAGTTACAGCAGGTACAGATACACCAACCGCTTCAGCAATCTGTTGCTTAGTTAGTTCCTCACCAAAATGTTGCTTCATGTAATTTAGAATCATTTCTCCATTCGCAGTCATAATTTTAATCTCCTTTTCTTTTAATTTAATTTAATTTTATATCGTAAGGAACGTTTTCGTTCTCTTTACTTCTTTTACATTATATCATAAATCTTTTAAGAAGTCAAATATTAAACTTTTTTCTTTATTAAGAAAATTATTTTTCTTTTCTTCTTACATCTTTATTATAACAAAATTTTTATAAAAAGTCAATTATTTATCTTCATTAATTATAAATAATTGTTCAGCAAGTTCTTTTGCGGCTTCATCATTCTCACTCTCGTTTACAACGCGATCAAGACGTGTAACAATTTCATCCTTATAATTCTTTACTGCTTTTTGCTCATTAGCAATTTTAGTTTCTAAATTATTAATAATAATTAGAACCCCAACAAGTAATTTTGCATAGTCTGTTTTAGTTAGAGTGGCGGCATCAAAATCATCTGCGCGCATACGATCATATAACTTTGCATAATCATCACGCATAGATTGAGCTGTTGCTTCACCCTTATCGTCTTTTCTTTCATGATCAAAATTCATAACTTGTTCTGCTAAAATTTCTGTAGCATGAGTTACTTCTTTAAATAATTCAATATATTTTTGATGCATATTATACCTCACATAATTTCTATATTTGTATCAGAATTTCGTGCGTCAATAATGCGAACTCCAGAAGTCATTCGGCCTTGTACAGGAATAGAAGCTATATCTAAAAGTACTGCCTTATTATTAGAAGAAATAAATATTTTTTCTTGATCATCTGGAACAGCATATATTAAAGCAATAGTTTCATCTTTTAATGTCATAACTTGAGAACCTTTAACTTGTCGTGATGTAATTTGAAAATCATTTAGAGGAGTAATTTTTCCTTTTCCAGTAGTAGTAATAGTTAAAATACCTTTATATAGGACATTATCTTTAACAATTGTAGCAGTTTGAATCCATTCATCAGCACGCATTTTAATCGCCTTGACTCCACGCGCGATGCGCCCTACTGGATTTAATTCACTAATAGGATAAAAATTATAATTACCACTATTAGTAACAATAAAAACTTTATCGTTATTTGTAATTGATAAATATGCTCCTACTAATTGATCATTATCATCTAGTTTTACTGCGGTAGTACCATGCTTTGCGCGAATATTATATTCTGTAATTTTGCTTCTCTTAATGTAGCCTTGCTTACTAATAGTAATTAAATCTTGATAAGCATTAAATGATGTAATATCAATTAAGAGAATAACTTTTTCATTATCTTTAGTGGTAATAAGTTCATAAATTGAATAATCTTTACCAATATCAAGTTCAGATAATGAAATAGTATACATTCGTCCTTTATTAGTAAAAACAGCAACAGTGCTTAAATTAGTTGTATATAATGTTTTAAGCAAATTCGCATTTTTTGGCGGCTTAACATTAATTCCTTTTCTACCACGTTTTCCGCCTTGTAAATCATTTTTATCTACAATACGAATTATATTATTATCAAATAACATTACGCCAACTTCTTTTTCTTCTGCTGGTGATTCAATTTCAGAATCACTTACATTTAAAATTTTAGTACGACGTTCGTCACCAAATTTATTTGCTACATTTTGTAAAATTTTAATTAATTCATCATCTAAAGCGGTGCTATCATCTAATAAGTGTTGATACCATTCTATATCTTGTATAAGTTGCTCCCGTTCATTATTTAATTTTACAATATCTAGTTTTGTTAATGAAGAAAGCTTCATAGCTAGAATCGCTTTTGCTTGCTCTTCATTAAATTCAAACTTTAATTGTAATGCGGCAGAAGCCTCAGTCGGATTACTAGATGCTCGAATTGTAGCTACGACTTCATCAATAATTGAATATGCTTTAATAAGACCATCAACTATATTTTTTCGTGCAAGAGCTTTATCTAAATCAAATTTAATTTCACGACGTTTGCAAAGACGAATATGAGTAATATAAGCTTCACAAGCTTGTTTCCAACCAAAAATTTTCGGGAATCGGCCCTGATCTAGTAATACCATATTAATTGAATACCAATATTCTAATGATGTATCTTTATAAAGTTTCTCAATCATACGTTGAGGATTAACACCTTTAGAAAGATAAATACGAATATCTGCTTCTTTTTTGGTATGATCAACTACTCTATCAATGCCATAACTTTCATTATTATTAGTCAATTCAGCAAGCTGATCAATAACAGTATTAGTAAAAACACTGTAAGGTAATTCAGTTGCTTGAATCATGTTCTGGTCAGGAATATATTTTAATGTCGCTCTTAATCTAATTGATTCGCCCTTCCCGTTTCTTAATGATTCTTTAACCGCATTAGCATTAGTAATAGTACCACCACAAGGAAAATCAGGTACACAGTAGATTTCATCAAATGAAGCATCAGGATTTTTAATTAAAGTAATTAATGCATTATTTACTTCTTTAAGATTAAAAGTGGGAACACTTGTAGCAAGTGCAACCGCGATACCAGAACATCCATTAACAATATTCCAAAATCCAATTGATGGAAATACACTTGGAATCATTTCTGTATCATCATAGTTAGAATAATATTCATCGCCAATTGCATTTTTCTTTAAGCCATCAAATAGAATATTAGATACTTCGGCGGCTTTCATCTCAACATAACGCGCTGCCGCGTGACTATCAGGAGAAGTAGGATTACCGAAGTTACCTTGAACTGCTTCAAGCGGATAACGATATGACCAAGGTCTTGCCGCACGGATAAAGGTATCATACATAGCGGCATCACCATGAACGTATGATTGAGTCATAGCCGCGGCAACACTTTTTTGTGCTTTTTGAAATTTATCTTTATATGTTAGTTTATTTGAATATTGAGCATATAGACCTTGGCGTAATCCAATTTTAAGCATATCTCGAACATCTGGAATTGCTCGTTCTTGTGCAACTGAGGCAGCGTAGGCTAAAAATGCATTTTCAGTAGTTTGTTGGAAGTCTACTTCTTTAATCAATGGGTTCACTTCCTTTATGATTTATATTTAATGTTTCACAAATTAATGATATAATTGCTAAAATTAAAGAAAGAAAATAAGGGAATATAACGATCAACCAATAAATCGTATTATTTTCAATTATTTTTAAAGACATTAAAATCATATTTAATATTAACAATAATTCACCTAAACATAAACAGATTATTGCAGTTAAATCTAATTTATTAAATATCTTTTTCATTATTTTCCCTTTCATCTTTCATTTATTATATTATATCATAAATTTTTATTATTGTCAATTATTTTAGCATTATAGCATAGATAATTACAATAATTAGTCCAAGTATAGTCGAAATCCACAAAGGTGCAAGCACCCAAAGCCATGACCATTCTATGACATGGCAAAGCTTCAATACAATAAAGACTATTGTAAGTAGGCCAGTAAAGCCAATACTACTACTGGTAGAATTATTTTTATCCATTTTATTTCTCTCCTTTTTATAAATATATTATATTATAAATTTTGGAATAAGTCAATTGTTATTAAAATATTTTTTCATAAAATCATTACAAATTAATATACAATAATTATCTAAATTAATATTATCTAATACTTCAATTAACTTAGCATTCTCTTCTTCTGTTTTATTAGTTAATATTAATAAATGTTTATTTTCTTTAAATCTTGTAGTAAACCAATATTTTATGGCCTGACTTAGCTCCTCTAATGAAGTGGTTTGTGGAACTGCTAATGAATTAATAAATATTTCATCACTATAATTGACTTTTATAAATGAAGGATATTTTTCACAAATGGTATTAGCTATTACCCAGCCATGTGACTCTGTAATTTTTAAAATTATAAGTCTCATAATTTATTTATTAAAATACTTTATCTCCTTTTAATATATTATATCATAAATTTTTATTATTGTTCATTATTCCATATTGAATAATATAAGCTATTATCTATATAATAAAAATGATATCGAATATTATAAATATCTGTAATTATATATATTTGTAGCCACGGATAACTTTCAATTTTTATAATCCCATTATTAGAAATAGAATTATATAATCTTATAATTTCTTCAATATGTTTATTAGATAATTTATATCTGTTATTAATCATGTAAGAAACTTTATCATTCATATTATTACCTATTCAAAATACTAAAATCAACATTCTCGAACAAGAAATCTCGTCTACCTTCAACCTCTGGCCCCATTAGCATCATAATGCTTTCTGCCGCGGCTTCAATATCTTTAATTGTTAAAACTTCAAGTCGACGCTCAGTAGGATGCAGCATAGATTTTTCCATATCATCCGCTGAAAGTTCACCCAATCCCTTCGCGCGAGTAATCTCCCAAGTTTCTCTACCTTTACGAATTTTAGCTAATTCTTCATCATTATAGGCAAATAATTTATTATTCCCTTTTTCAATTTTATAAAGTGGCGCACGAAGCCAGCAAAGTCTACCTTCTTCAATAAACTTAGGCATTAGAACCCAGAACAATGTAGCAACAAGACACATGATAGAAAAACCATCAACATCAGCATCAGTCGCAATAGCTACTTTACCATAATTAAGTTTCTTACTATTATACTTATTCTGAATCCCACATCCAAGCGCCATAATAATATCAGAAACTTCTTGATTTTCCAGACATTCATCAAGCGGATGTTTCAATAAATTCTTTACCTTACCGCGCACAGCATATAACGCTTCTTTAATTACATCGCGCGCTGGCATAAGGCCACCAAGTGCAGAATTGCCTTCGCATATAATCAGCATTGAATCTTGCCCATGTTTTTCGCAATCTTTAAATTTATCAGAAGAAGTAATCTTTTGTTTCTTTTGTTCTACTTCTTTCTTTTCAAAATTAAGAACTGCATTTCTTGCTTTATCCGCGGCAGCTTCTGCCTTTTCAATTTTTTTAAGCATTTCTGCAATAGCATTAAATTCGTTATTATATTTAATATTCATTTCCTTTAATGCCGCAGTAAATGCTGTCGTAGCAAGAGTACGTAATGATGGATTATTAATTTTTGTTTTTGTCTGATTAGCAAATGAAGGATTTTCTACTTTACAATTAATTACATAAAATAAATTTTTACGAATATATTCGCCATCAAAATTTTCATTTGCTAATGAATTAAATGTCTTAGTAATTGCCGCGCGGGCACCCGTAACGGGTGTTCCCAATTCTGGGCAACGAAGACCATTCACAAATACGTATGGCGTTTCTTTTTTAGTACCCCATTGAAAAGCAATTTCTACACTATCAATTCCATCATCTGCTGATGCTGTTAATATATGCTTTTGAAGTGGTTTATTTACATTATCACTTACAAAATCAACAATGCCATTTTTAGCACAATATACTTTTTCTTCTATTTCATTTGAGACAATAAATTTAATGCCAGGATATAAATATGAAATATCATGAATATCATTACAGATACGTTCATATGAATATCCTATTTCACCATTTTTAAATACTTCTCTATCAGGCTTAAATCGCACATATGTACCATTTTTTTCTTTTGTATTGCCTTCTTTATAATCAATTAAATTGCCTTTCTCAAAATAGGCACATGCGGTTTTACCGTCACGAATACTTTGAACTTCAAATTTTTCAGAAGATAAACAAACACATTTTGCGCCAATCCCATTTAATCCCGATGCGTTTTTATATACGTTATTATTAAATTTACCGCCTGTATGTGATTTAGAATAAATAGATACCAATACATTTTCGCCATCTTCACGAATACCAAAAGGGACGCCGCGCCCGTGGTCAATTACTGATACCCAATTTTCTGTTTCATTAACAGTAATTTTGATTGCATCTCCAAAACCAGCGAGTGCTTCGTCTGTACTATTATTAATAATTTCTTTTAGAGCTTGATAAGTGCCTTCATTATCATCACTTCCAAGATACATTTGAATTCGGGTTCGTACACCTTCTCTAAAACTTAAACTTTCAATTGAGTTAATATCATAAGCCACTATATCAATCCTCCTTTTCTTTTCATTTTATTATACCATAAATTATAAAAGAAGTCAAGCATTTTATTGCTTGACTTCTTACCTTTATTCTATCCTTGGTTTTAGATGCTTCTCATCAGCAAAACAATGAATTTTAATGTTAGTACCGATAATGCTATAATGTCCATTTGAAAACACTGGTAAGTTCTTATACGGTTGATGAATAATACCTTCATACCAAGTATTATCGCCCCAAACATCAGCCTTTTTAAAATAGACCTTGTCGCCTTCGTTATACATCTTTTAGCCCCTTTCTTTTTATATATTAATTATATCATAAATTTAGAAAAGAGTCAATTATTTAATTGACTCCTGATATTCAATAACTTGCTTAAACCATTCATATACTGGACATCCTTCATCTGGTAATCCCCAGCATCCAGCAGTTCGACATGGACATCCATATTGATAAAGCCAACATTTTTTATCTTTTTCAAGCTCTAAATTATATTTCATATTAGTTCCTTTACTATCATGTTAATATTTACTAATAAAATTGCCCTGCCCGCAACGAGGACATACCGCAGTCCAATAATATAACTTATAATTAGGATCGTATTTTGGAATATCTTCAGTATAATATTTATGAAAGCATTTACAACATGTTATAAGTTTTTTGTTTGGAGAAACGTACTCTTTATTTGCCCATTCTAGGAATTCTTTTTCAGGCTTAGCCCAAAGTTCAGTAGAATATAAACCAAATATTTCTTTAAATTTTTCTGCGTTTCTCATTATTTTATCCTTTCGCTATTTTATTATATTAAAACATAATCTTGCTAAGAAGCCAAATATTTATAGAGGATGCCAAAGACGCATTATTAATTCCATTCATCTGTAATAACATACTTAAACTTATAATATTGTCTCCATCCATTGTCACAATTGTTACAATGACAGTCAATATAATAATGACCCGTCCCATCAAAGGAAAATTCAATTTCATCAGTATGATAGTAATACCAATCGTTACTACCACATTTGGGGCAAGTGGTATCATAAATGGTTTTATTCATTTTAATTTCCTTTCTTCTTCTTTTATATAATTATTATATTATAAATTATAAAAAAAGTCAACTATTACAGTTGACTTTTTTAACTTGCTATTTATTACTTAGATAGAATATTTTCTAGCCGCGCGCTAAAAGACTCTTTAGGATCAGTAGTAGGAGCAAAAATCTTAGGAAAATACTTATGCGCTACATAATTCTTTACACCGAAAAAGCTCATACCCTTCTCAGCAATATAATTATTTTCTAGATCCTCTCTTTCTTCTGGCGTCATAGTAGTAATTAGTTCAAGTAGTTCATCATGTGTCATCTTTTGAAAGTCTTTATAAGTACCGTAATATTTCTTCATACTTTTCTCTCCTTTAATGTTTTTCTTTATTATAACATAAAATTTAATAGAAGTCAAATATTAGAGTAGTTGACTTAAATATTCATCAAGATCATTATAATTGTAAGGAATTTCAATTAATTTAATATTATTTTCTTGACACCATTGGCGTTTACGAGTATCATGTTCTTGTTGAATTTTAAATTGTTCTTCTCCACCAAAATATTCTACTGGTTGATAATGTTGTAATCCTTGAAATTCAATTAAATATATAAAGTTATTATTATTATCTTTTATACCGATATCAAATCTTAATAAGCCTTCATTCACGCCTCGTAAATTATTAAAAATAACTTGTGTATTATATTGTATATTATGTTGTTTAAGCCAATCAATTATTGCTCGTTCGCCAGATGATATACTTCCTAAGCATCTTTTGCAAGCTAATTTATTTTTAGCAAGGCGAAGAGTATTACCTCTTACGAATTCAAAATTACCACAATGGCATTTACAAGGCCACCATGCTAGTCCAAATTTATCTGTATAACCGTCTTTCGCAGGTCCGACAGTTAAATCACCAAAAATTTGACCTTCTAAATCTTTTGCATGAACAATATTAATTCCTTGTTTTTCGGCTTGATTATTTACACTACTTCGCCAAGGATCATCCCATAAACGTTTATGAGTTTTACTACATTTTTTACAGCACCAATATCGTGGGCCTGGCTGAGTCGCGGGATTAAATTCTAATCTATCTAATCGTTGTTCTTCATGTATATAACAAAATGGACATTCAACAAGAGCATAATGTCGTAAGTGTCCAGTTGCATCATAACGGTTATATTCATTACTTAAACAAAGCACGTTACTAACGGGGAAATGATATCCTGGTATAATATAATCATAATTTTTTGACATATAATTACCTTTCATTTAATAATAATATACAATTAATCGCCAACTCCACTTTAATGTTTCTACCGTGGCAGGAAAACTATAAGTGCTTTGATTTGCGCCCGCAACATCTTCAAAGCCATTCCCTTTATCACATTGCCATTGATAACTTACTTCATAGCCTTCAAATCCGCTAATTTTTGATGTAAGGCGCACTTCTTCACCTACAACCATAGTAGATTTTGCAGAAGATTTAATTGTAACCACCTTAGGAACTGGTGTTGGGGTAGGTTCAATTAATGTAATATTAGGATTAGGTGTCAATACTGGTGAAATAACTTCTTCTCCCGTGGCTGAAATAGTGCACATAAGAATAAGCATAATAATTAGCATCAAATTAATTTTCTTCATCTTTTTTACTCCATCCTTCAAATCGTTCTTGATAAAATTCACAATCTCCATAAGTCCACATATCATCATCTTGTAAGTTATATTCTTTATGATTTAAAATACAAATTGCGTTAACTGCATCACAATGTTGGCAATCAATGCATCTATGTAATTCGTTCATCTTTTTTTAACTCTTTGACTTTTGCTAATGCATCACCTAGGAGATAAGTACGAATAACAGTATCAATAAAAGTTGCAAGGTTTTTTCGTGTTAAATCAATTTTGTCATAACCATTTTCTAGCATAGCAAGAAGTGCAAGTCGCAAATTCTGGCCTACCCATTCTGTTGCCTGTTCTTCAGATGTATAGCCGCTTAAATTGCCAGTAACGGAATTTACATCCCATAATTCATCATATAAGTTATCATATTCTTCTTCATCTAAATCACAAATATTGATATCATTCATAATAAGAAAATCTTCTATATCTGATATTAATGCTTGTGTATAATCATAATTCATGTGTCATCCTCCGTTGCGCTAAAACCAATAGTTGTCAATCCATAGTATTTATCAAGTAGCCAATAAAGTGTTTTATCGGCATTGTGTACTACAATTGGAGTGCGCCAATTATAATTATCATTGTGTAAATCTTGATAATCAAGAATCTCAACATCACCATAACCATAATTTTCTGCTTTTACTTTAAAAGCATGTTTATCTTGGGTAAGAATTGCGGCATTACGTTCATGCGCAAAGGCAAGAAGTTCTTTAGCTTTCCCACTATCACGACCACGAATAATTGTTTTCATTTTATTTCTCCTTATAGTCCAAATTTTTCTGCAAGGTATTGTGCCCGTTTATCATAGGCAATTTTTTTAGCTTCTTCTTGTGTGTTTGCTTGGATATTAGAAATTATAAATGTCTCTCGCCAATTATAACGTCCTTCTTGAATTATTACGGATTGATTCGGCTCATCATAGTATGTTCGTATATAAATTAAATCGCCATCTTGTTTTAAGATTACTTCCCAATAAAGAGTTGGAGTTTTATTATAATATTCATCTGATGGAATATCAATTTCATATTCTTCAATGTTAGCTGTGTCATAACGATCAGTATACATTTTTCGTAATTGTTCTGCTCTTTCTTGTGTTGAAGCAACAGCACAAATATGATAATCACTATAAGAACCTCTTGTAATTACATAAATCATATTTATCTCCTTAGATTATTTGTAATGGATTTGAAATCATTTTTTTAATTTCATTATCTTGAATATTATTTAACCAAATTTCTTTATCTGGACTAATCATTAAAAATGAACGTAGTAAAATGATAGCCGCGTGAAAATGTAATAAAGCAGGTTTCAGTCCCTCTGGAATTGGATTGGCAGTCATCGGTAATTGAATATGTTTACTAAATTTAGTAATTTGTTGTTCATACCGATCAATTTGTTCATGCGTTGTTTCATTAAGATAATAATCAATGATATATTTAATAAAATATTGACCTTGTGGCGTAAGTTGCAAATGCTGATATTTACGTTTTAATTTCCACATATAATATTTGATAATAAGTTTTTTAAACCATTTCATTTTATTTCCTCGTTTTTCTTTTATTATAACATAATTTTTTTATTTTGTCAAATGCTCAGTCGCGCTGCGACCATATTTTTATTTTTGTTTTTATTATTTATTTATATTTATATTTATATTATATTTATATTACTCACACGATTTTCGTGGAACTGGCCACGATTTTCGTGGTGATGCCACTTTTTTCGTGGATGTGCAACACGATTTTCGTGGACAAATGCCACGATTTTTGAGGCAATGAATGCCACGAAAATCGTGGTCATTCATCAGCTAAATCCTTTTTATTTTTTAAATTTTCATAATCTGCTGGTAATACAGGGGTAAATGTATAGACATTTTCTTTATCAGGCATAGGTGTAATATATCCTTTTGCTTCTAATTCTTTTCTAGCAGAAGTTGCGCCATTTTCTCCTAATCCTAGTTCTTTACGAATTGCCGCAGGAGAAAAATAAAAATAACTTTTTCCATACCAACGTAATAAATAACGCCATATTTTATAAGCATTACCATTGAGATTACGCATTGCTGCGGCTTCCCATTTAAAATCAATAGGCTGTATAAAACGATTTCCATTATTTTCTTTATGAACAATTTTATCTAAATTAGTTAAATTTAATTTAAGTTGATTTGAATAATTTGGCATAATTTGGTTCCTCCTCAGCCGCGCTTATGCTGATTACTTAATTCAGTAATCGCGGCTTGTAGCTTGTCATTGTTTTCAAAAATCCATACTGTGTATTCTGGATGATATTCATTTATATCGGTATTAATAATTTTAAAGCCTTGTTTACGTAAAGCATATGCTAACCAGCGAGTATAAATTCGATATGTTTGATTATTTGTCATTTTTCATAACCTCTTCCATTTTTTGAATTAAATATAACGAAGGTGCTGTTTTCCCATTTAATACTTTATTTAAATGAGAACGAGTTATATGTAATAGTTGCTCGGCCACTTCTTTTTGTGTATAATTTGTATTTTTTCGCCATCGTTCAAAATCTTTTAATAATTGTTGCACATAATTCTCACTTTGTGTCATTTAATCACACTCCTTGCATACGAAAAATAGCACTTATCTTCATAAGATAAGTGTTATTTCTTCATTCTTAATTAACTATTTTCTTCCATCTTTTTCACAAAATTAATTAGTTGTTCTGGATCGGTAAAAATTCTACCTTCAAAATAAGCATTTTCATCAAATTTTCGCGCAATATGCTCATTCATTGCAGAGAAACTTGTCATCTTATTCCAATCACCATTGAATATTTCATAATCATAACTATCTGGAATAATGACAATATTATTTTCATCAAAGTCGCTGTCTGGATCAGTCATTTCATATCCAAAACCTTCACAATAAGTAACTAGTTTATATTTTTCTCCATCGGTAAAATAGCCAACTACACGACTAAATCCAAATCCCCAACATTCAAATTTTTCATTGTTATAACGTACAAACGGCATCCAGGTATCTTCTTTATAAAATGGATTATCATACCAATCTCTAATATCTTCTACTTGTGAAAGTCTAGTTGCCGTAAAGGATTGATCGGTACTGTATGTACCAATTAATGTAGTATGAATTGGATATTTTTCTTGAATTTCTTTAAAATTCATAATTACTCCTTACCAATCATATTCATAATAAAGTTTACGTCCATCAGCTTCATCAGGATTATTTTGCCAATATTCAAGTTTATCGCGCAATTCACAAAGCTTGGGTACATCGTTATAATTGTCAAAATAATTACGATAATGGCATGCAACGTCAATCATTTCTTCTAGATTTTCAAGTGTAAGTTCAATAAATTCACCTGGCTCATAATCATGAGGGATAAAGGAACAATGATTTACAATATCCCAATTTTTTCGTGCATAAAATTCTTCCGTGACTTGCTTAGACTCCCACCAGTCTTCATGTTTAAAAATTTCATGATTACGAGTGCTTACAATAGTAAAATCCATTCCCATTTAATTTGCTCCTTCCTGTCTAGTTTGATCCCAAGTATAAATTACATATTGACACATTGTCCAAAGATCATCTATTGTTATACGGTTAACGTATAGCCAATTAACATCTTCTAGCATAATATCGCGCCATTCTTTATAAGTTTTACCTTCTGCTAAGCGGCATAAACCATTTTCAAATAAATGCTCTAAATTACTCATTTCTTCCTCTTTTCTGAATAAATCTCAATAAGTGTTTTTTCAAAATTATCTATATCACTTTTTGTTGTTTTCATATTTGGAAATAAAGTTTTTTCAATATTATATAAGCGCTGCAATGGGCTCATCGGCCGCTTCGTTTTACATTCCGATTTATTAATCATCTTTATCTCCTTCCTTCTTTCTATAATAATTATAGTATAATTTTTATAAAAAGTCAAATAAATATTCCTATTATGGAATAGGAATATTTATTTATTCATTATTATTTATTATATTTTATAACGCATGGAGCAAGGATATAATATATAGTATCTTCATTTATATCTGATTCATAATAAATCTAATGTACGCGCCGACCGCGTACGCATGAAAATAAATCTAAAAATAATCCACTACCATTATTAAATATACAAGCTACATTATTTTTTGAAATATAATTACGCGTAAAGGTTAATTTCTATTTTAATATTTGCACATAATGATTAAACGATTCTGCTGTCGCAGGAACAATCATAATAAGATAATATGGATTCTATTGGCAAGTTTTTATTGCCTAATCAATACTAGAATTATTTTTTAATATTTTTAAATTATTCATTTTTCTCTCTCAGTATAAGGTTCAAAATAATTCCTACGATCATAGCAAGAGCAGTAGTACCAATACTTACTACGCCAAAATCACATACCGCACCACTAACGCCTAATGTAAGAACAGAAGCAATAATTGTTACGTTTTTATTATTATTTAAATCAATATTATTATCTTTAATAGTGCGAATACCACTTAATGTGATATATCCGTAGAGCACAGCGGCACAGCCACCAAAAATACTGCTAGGAATACTTACTAAGAAAGCCTGTAATGGACCAAAAAATGCAGCAACTCCCATAATAACTGCGGCTAAACTAATTACATATCGAGAACAAATTTTACTAAATCCAGTTGTACCAACACTCTCACCATAACTTGTATTTGGTAATCCTGCGACTAGACATCCTGCGGCGGTAGCAATACCATCACCAATAAGGGTTTTGCCAAGTCCAGGATCTTGTGTTAGATCTTTTCCGATAACGGCGCTTAGGGCTTTATGATCTGATGTATGCTCTGCGATCGTAACCAGTGATAGCGGTAAGAATAACATTAAGATTTGAGGAAGTAATGTCCAATCAAAAGTATTAAGATGTAAGAATGTAAAATCAGGAATTTGAATTAATTTTATGTTATTAAATACAGTAAAATCAATAATTGGAATACCGCAAATCGTTAGTAAAGCTGCAAATCCATATACGATAAGGATAGAAAATAAGAATGGTAAGTTACGGATAAATCCTTTACCATAATGTGAAATAAGAGCAGTAATTACTAGTGTCAGCATACCTAGTCCAATACCAATTAAACTATATTGTCCATTAATTTGAAAATAAGTGGGAATAAATGTTGCAAGATTTAGGCCAATTACTGCAACAATTGGACCAATTACGACAGGGGGTAGAATTTTATTTAGCCATTCTGTCCCACTTTTATTAATAATAAAGCCAATAATACAATAAACAATACAAACAATGGCTCCACCAATAGCTACTGCGGTATAGTTAGGCGCGGCTCCAAGAGCAAGGCCGCCAATTACTGCGGCTACAAAAGCGCCAGAAGAGCTAATAAACATTGGGCTTTGTCCGCGTGTACAAAGTTGATATATAAGTGTACCAATACAAGCACCGAGCATTGCAGGAGCAATTGGTAAGCCACAAATTTGAGGAATAAGAATTGTTGCAACGAAGCATGCAATAACCTGCTGTAAGGCGGCAACAATTAAACGCTTTGCAGGTAGTTTGTCATTAATGTTATAAAGCATATTATTCTCCTTTTATCTCTTTGATATATTTTTCAATATATTCTATAAATTCATTATCTTCCATAAAGAAACAATCTTTACTTACAAGTACATTACTCATAAGTTGTGCCAATCGCCAATCAGGAAGTTGTTGCCAAATATTTTCTAACTTTTCACATATAATTTTAATACGACCAGGATTTCTCATAATTAACCCCAACTAGTAATGGATGTATAATAAGGAAGGTGATCATAATGAACACAAAAGGTGTCCGCATCATTAATGGTAATAGGTAATTCTTGTTTAGGTAACTTACTTGGGTCAGAAGTTATTGTACAGTAATCACGCCACCATTCTCTTTTAGTAGGCGTATTAGTAGTTTCTGGCATAACATTGTTATTACCGCCACAATATAGACACATTGTAGTTGAAGGGGAATAAACTCTTCCACATTTTGGGCAGCACCAGCCATATGTTTTCATATCACCAATAGTAATTGATGAACCAGTATATGGCTCACCTACTTGTATTTGATTAGAATTCATTTTCTTTCTCCTTAAATTGTTCTTGTAAAATTGGAATAATTTCATCAAATGAATTATGCAGAGTATTATCGGCAGTCGCTGCTAAAATTATACCATAAAGGAATTGGTTAATTGAAAAACTACGACGCCAATCTTTCTCGTTTAGATGGTTGGTACGAATGTCGAAGTAATGGGCATAATTTTTCTTAAATAAAATACGAGAAATTTCTTCCCATACTTTATTATGCATTTCATTGATCAGTTCTAAACAGTGTTCTTTATTACCTTCATCGAATTCTTGTCTATGTTCTTCTATAAATGCTTGTTCCATATTTAATAATTTATCTGCCATATACTTCCATCCATATAAAACACCCATTTCGCACATAGTTCCAATTGCGCTTTGTTCCGGGCATAGTACTGTGTAATCACTATTCCAGAGACGCTCCACATCGGCCTCTACAATTTTTTCTGCGAGATGATTATTTTCTTCTTCTGTCATATTTGACTTGTCATTAATTGACTTATTCATTACGGGTGAATAAACATCAACTGGAATATTAGCCTTAATAAACTTATCATATTCTTCTTGTCGCGCAAGATTACTACCGCGCGTCATAATATCGCCGCCTAAATATAAGAGAGGGGTTTTTTGTTTTTCCATATTATTCTCCTACACTAATATATTCGTGAGTTAATTTCCAGAAAATTTCATACAATTCAATTTTTAATTGTTCAGGTTGCTCGTCAATTGGTATTGTCCAGAGAGCTAAACCTGCATCTGGATGATTTTGAAAATATCCGTCAATTATGTCGTCCCAAAGTTTTGAAATAGGATGCTTATTATCCATATATATATCCTCCATTCCATTTTTCTTTTATTATATCATGATTTTAAAAAAAAGTCAAATAAAAAAGAGGGAGCAAATGCTCCCTAGATATATTATACATTAAAGGCTTTAGGAATTGCATTTAAAATATCAAGTATACCTGCTAAAAAAGTAAAAGATATATTAGAACCACTTAGTACATCATTAGCCATACCACTTACTGTATTCCATCTTTCTTGTGGATCAGGCATATTATAATAAGAAGGTATACTACCACGACTGATTGGATTGTTAATTGTAACATAATTACCGCCTTCTTTTAATGCGGCTTGCATACTAGATTGTAGCTAACCTGCAACCGTGGCTAATTTATTTGCAATTGTTCCATAAACTACGGCAGCAGGAATTAACTTGCCTTGTACTCTAAATAAATGAACTGTTGCCATACTATCAAAGCCACCTAATTCTTGTTTCATTTGGTCCATAAAATTAGTCGCAGCGGTAAACCCTTCGTCAAACATCATCATCGCGGCGGCGCCTGCTAAATAAGTTTCAATTGACTATTTTAAACCAAAAGCTACTGCATCAGGGCTACAGTTGGCAATAGCAAAATATAGCATGTCAGTATCCATTCTAGAAATGCCGCCTAACTAGTACATAGTTTCTATATTATTAACTACAGATTGTAAGTTTGCACCTAAAGTACCACCATGAAAGCCTAAATTATTGCCTGCGGCATAATCTTTAACTGAAATGCCGGTTTGCATCATTTTAGATAAATCTGTGAGAAACTTATTTGCCTATTTTCTAGTAATTTTTCTTTTCTTCACCATTGTATCTAACCTAGATTTAACTTCTTTTAATTGCTATAAATAAGCCTAGGCTGCGGCAGCAACATCCTATGATCCACCACTTTTTGTAACATATTTTTTAATAAATCCAGTTTGAAATGATATTGCAATTTCTTTAAGTTGCGTTTCAATACGCGCATTTTGTGCAAATTTCTACTCATTAAAATTAATAATTATATTAACGTCATTTTTTAATTTTATTTTGCGGCCGCCAGATTGTATTGCTAAAGTTATTTCATTATCAAAATCTTTACCAGTAAGTATTTCTGCCATACTTGGGCCGGATAATTTTACTGATAAAGCAGATGCTAAAACATTAGTTGAATTAGTTAATTTTGTTAATACTTGATTTGCCTGTATTGTTTTTTCTTTTATTTGTTTAAAAATTTCATCACTTTTTGGTCCTAACTGTTGAGCAATTGATTTTTTAATTCCTTTATTTAATAAAGCAGATACACGAGATAATTTACCAGAAGTAAACTTGATTCCTTCTTTTTGTGAATCCGCGGCGAATCCTTCAATATATTTTATTTCTTTTTCATTTAATGTTTCTCTTAAATATGTGCGCATAACATTAAATTGTTGATAATTTTTCATTTGTGCAAAAAGTCTTGCTGTACCCTTACCAGTAGTTAATACAATTTCTTCAAGAGTTTTAGATCTTTTTTGTCTTTGCTAAAATTGATTTTCAATTAAATGAATAAAATTATCACTAATTTGTAATAATTTAGCTTGATAATTATTTTGTAATGACGAAATAATTTCATTAGCTAAATCTTGTTTATTAGTAGATGATAATTGATCTACAGACATTTTAGAAAGATACTGTATAATATACCCTAGTATTTGATTACCAAAACTTTCTATTGAAGCATTCATAGAAGAAGTATATATATTTTCAATAATATTAAATAATCCAGGATCATTTATTAATGTGGCTATTACACCATCTACTTTTTGAGCAAGTAATCGCGCATAATTTAATTTAAACTGAGAATTAGCAAGTGCCTATTTCATTACTTTATTTATTTCTTTATTATAAGCATTTATATTAGTATGAAATAACTATTCTAATACTTCATACTACTATTGTTTTGTCTCTTTTTCTGCTTTTTGTGTTTGTTTTATAGCAGTTTCAATTGTATTACCTAACTCTAAATACATTTGGTCAATAATTTCTTGCTATTTATTATTTTGTTGCATTACTTCATTTATTAAAGCAATCATTTGCATATAATTAGTTCCATTAGTTGCTGCAAATTGCTAAAAATATATGTCAAACTTCTTTTTTAATTCATCTGACAGCATACCTGAAACCTATAATTTTTGTTTCATATTTTGTAAAAATTTATTTAGATTATCACCCTAAGTTCCTGCCATCTGTCCAATAAAAGATATATATTGTTGCATGCGACTAACTTGCTAACCAGTATCAACATTATTGATCTATTGTAATGATGCAGCGGCTTGGGCAACATAACCTTGTGCTTGACTATATAATGCATGGTACATAGGATTTTTTTCTGATGTTAATGAATTAAAAAATACATATCTTGGTCCAACACTAATTAGATCTTGCGCAAATTGCCCTCGTGCGCGATTATGATAATTTATATGCCTACTTATAATTTGTGACGTAGTTTTATTTTTATTTAGTGTATATTTCTTTTTAGCCATTTGTCACCACCTCATATAAAAATAGATGGGGAGTTAAACTCCCCATTTTAAGTTGGTGGACGCATTAAATCACATAATTTAGGGACTCCACCACGTTCTGATTTAATTAATTTTACCATACCAAATAATGGTTCACCTGCGAGATTTTTAATCATTGAAGGTATTCCATTATTTTTTTCAAATCGTTTATTGTCAATTTGAGCTACATCACCACAAAAAATAATTTCGCTAGTATCTTCAATGCGGCTCAAAAGTAATGTAATTAATTTATCATTCATATTCTCGCATTCATCACAAATTACTATGGAGTCACGAAGACTGCGCCCACGAATATGTGAAAGAGGATAAATCTCAATTATTTTATCTTCTATTAGTTGTTCAAGTACATCAACACCACCTAAGTGATCTGCTAATGGCATACCCCAAATTAACATTTTTTCATTTTGATCTCCGGGCAAATAACCAATATCATTAGTATCCGCAACGATAATATTATTACGAATAAATACTAATTTACTATATCGTCCATTATGTACTTGTTCTAATGCGTAAGTTAGGGCTAATAATGTTTTTCCACCGCCCCATGCGCTTGTAAGTAATTTAACTCGAATATTAGAATTTTGTAATAAATTAAATGCCATTTTTTGTTCTAAATTACGTGGCTTAATAACTTCATTTAGATAGGGATTTTTTATTTCTTTATAAGCTAATTTTTTATATTCTGTTCCGTCCCATCTGAGTATATCTTTTAATTCTTTATCTTCATAAATTTCACAATATTCATTAATTTTTGCATTAAGTACGTTCATTTTTGGATTAGAATATAATAATACTAACTCATCTTCACTGGGATAATAACGTCCCCAACCACAATAATCTAATTCTTTTTTATTAAGATTTTTATCAATATAATTTACTTTTAAATTTCCTACACGGCGTGCGAATAAACTTTGAGCCGCGTCACAAGTAGTAAAAATAACTTGATAACCAGTGGTTTTTGCTAGTAAAGATGCTTCACAGATTATATGATGATCATTTATATCAGATAAAAATGAATGTTTTTTTAATATTTTTTCAACTGCATGTTGAGAGGGCGTTTCAATATAAATATTATTAAAACCAATAATATCACGCACAGCTTCGCGCGCACGATATTTTACTTCTTCATTTTTATTATTAGTTTTAATATTTTCTAACTCCATTAAAGTAATTGGACTAATATAAGTTTTTTCAAAATTATTTTTTAATTCACCATATAATACAGCAGAAGTATCTAAAAAATTAACAAACATTATCATCAACTCCAATAATTTTATCAATAAGTCCTAATTGTTTCATTTCTGTTGGATTTATGAACCATTGTTTTCGTGAATGGCTATCAAATTCTTCCGGCGAAATGTTAGTATTATCAATAAAAAATTGGCGCATTTGTCTATCTACATAATCATTAAAGGCCATAATATCTGCGGCGGTTTTTGCTTCCGCGGCTTGGACAGCAACTTGGCCATCATGAATTAATGCATAGCTATTAGGATAGCAAAAACGAGTAATATTAGGATTTTTCCCGCCAGCTGCTAAGATTAATGCGGCCATGCTGGCGGCATATCCACATACAATAATATTAAGCGGCTTTTGATAATGAGTTAAATAATCAGCGAGAAAAAAACCATCAGAAACAGAACCACCAACACAATTTAAAATTAATGTAACAGGTGTAGTAGAATCATCATCTTCAAATTCTTTTAATGGTAGATACACGGTTTCAACAATATCTTCCATAATTTCTTTATTAAAAATAATTGTGCGGTGATTAAATAATTGATTATAATATTGATATAATGTCTGGTCATAACCATTACTAAGTAACATATTAATATCGAAGTCCATATAATTGGCCTCCTTGTAATTTATTTTTATGAGAGAATTTTTCTTAGAGTACAATCTTTTGCATTAATATCACCTTTACGAATAGATTTAATATATGGATGCCGCACAGATAATCCTTGTGCTTCTGATAACATCATGCCGCCAATAGTAATTGGGCACATATACCATTCATCAAAATGGTCACGCAATTCGGTTTTAAGTTCTTCTGTTAAACCGGCGACTTTACAAAGTGGGTAAATTTCATTTTGATTATCATATACTCCGACATAAATTGCCCCGGGCCATCCATAATAATAATTTTTTGTAATTGGTTGAAGATTTTTCCCAATTTGATATTCACCAAAATATTCACCTAATTTCTTCTCTCCTGTGCGAATATCCATCCAATATGTCCATTTTTCAAGTTCTTTACCATTATAAGATTGTGTAGGCGCTTCAACTCCTGTAATAAAACAATCAATATCATTACTAATTTCTTGTTTTACTTTTACTGAATCCCAAGAGTGAGGGCCTCGTTTACCTGGCTCATAAAGTGCAGTGCGTTTATAGCAAACCGCTCCTTCGCCACCTTTAGAAAAAATATCTTCAATTTCTTCAAAGAACTTTGGAGTCATTGGTTTATATTCGACACCTTGTACTAAGGGTGAATTAATTTTCTTAACTACTACTGGAATATATTTAATGCGTTCTTCAAAAGAAGTATTCATTAAATCTTGTCCTTCATAACAAAGCACATCAAATATACGCCAATGAAGAGGATTATTCTTTTGACGAGTAATCGCTTTATCACGTAAACATCTTAATACAGACCCAATGTCACGATCAATATCACCATCTCGATAAATTTCACCAAGAATAACTGTTGTAGTATCAGGAAAAGCTTCGACAACATTATTCCAAAATAATACTTTATCTTGGACTTCGCCATAAGTTTTTGTTTTAACTGAAATTCCACGTGTTTGCAAAGCATTACGTTCTGGTGTAATTACTGCTCGGGACCAATTACCGTCATATTTCTCTCCATACAAATAATCACCACTTTCAGCCATCATTTCTAAGCGAGTTTTTCTAGTCTCCTTATCCATAGTAGCCGGTGGCGCATAATATTTCATTGGCTCACTTTCAAAGTAATTAATCATTTAATTCTCCTTTATGCTAATAATTGTAAATCTGCTAATACTGTTTCGGCGGATTCTTCTAATTCTTTCAAATTATGATTTTCCACAATATAATCCCAATCTTCATAATCATCCAATGAAGTTTCACTAGGATGTTGTGTTTGCTCAGGTGTAAGAAGGGGGTTAATATATTTACTACCATCTTCATTATAACGTTCAATTCTAATAATTTGAGCTTGTGGGTTATACTTTTTCATTACTGTTATTTCATTATCGAAACGCGCATCAGGAACAAAAGCACAATCAAAATCATCTGGTACGGCCGCTAAAAATTTAGCAATAGTTTCTGCCCAATAGTCGGGGAATTTTTGTCGTACTTTATTTGTTCCTAATACTTGCAATATGCGACGTCCTTCGGGTGTAGATTTATCACCATTCCACTGATAATAATCAGTACAAAAATGTTTTACTAAGTCAGCAAAATGAGCGGTTATACACTTACATCCCGCGGCTTCAAGTTTCTCGCGCATCATATTAGCAAAAGTATCTTTGCCAGAGCCACTCTTACCACTAATTACTATTATTTCCATCACGTAGCTCCTCCAATCTAAGTTTAAAATAAAAATCTACAAATTCTGATGCTTCCTCAGTTGGCATTGTATCTGCAAATTGACTAATTAATTCAGGTAATTTCATAGGCTCAACTGCAACCAATGCCATATCTATATAGGAAGTTATCATATCTTGCATTTCTTGAGGTAAAGTTTCAAATAATTCTGTCATTTCTTACTACACTCACTTATAATTTTAAAAAACGCTTTTAACTCTTCTGGCGTCTTTAATTCTATATGCATTTTACCAGTAGGTTCATGGCTTTCTTCTGCCTCAGGCAAATTAATAATATAATAACGTTGATCTGTGACATATTCTTTTTTTAAATCTAATGTTACCATTTTTTTGCATAGAATTTTATTTGTTAAATTACTTGTTTCAATAATTTCATAATGCCAATCATCTATTTGATTTTGTGTTTCAGTACAGCTGTGTGGATTAAGTGTTTGACAAAAGTTTAAATATTCATCTTTTTCCACTTCATAAATATCATCTGTCATTTATTTTGTCCTCGCCATCTAATTTTTAAACGTTCTGCCATATCTTGTGCGATTTCATCACATTGTTCATTACGATAATTTCCAGCATGTCCTTCTACCTTAATAAAATAATACCAAAAATTATCAAAAAAAGGAATAATTTGTTCCCAGAGATCTCGATTTGCAACATCCTTGTGCTGAGCGTTTCTCCAGCCGTTTCTTTCCCAATTAATATACCAATCTTGTAAATAACAATTTACTAGATATGCAGAATCGCTATAAATTACTACTTTTTCATTAGGATGTCTATGCTCTTGCATATATTTTAAGGCTTCAACTACGGCGGTTAGTTCCATACGTTGATTGGTTGTATTAAGCTCACTATTACCAGTTTTAAATATTTCTTGCCCATCACGAATTACAACGAATGCCCAACCGCCGAATGTTGTTTTACCTATTTTTTTCAAAGAACCGTCTGTATAAACTTCAGCTGTGATAAGTTTTTCTTTACTTCTACGTTCTTCGCTATACATACATTTTCTCCTTTTATCTTTTTTATATTATACTACAAAATATAAAAAAAGTCAATTATTCACCTTCGGGCCATTTTTCTCCTGAATCATACATTGCACTATCAAGTTGTTTCCAAGCTGCCTTAACTGCATTTTGTACTTCGGAAGTATCTATTTTATATCCTTTTTCTTTTAACATTTCTAAGGCTGCGGCAAGTTTTTCATTGCCATGATAGCGGCCATAAATAGCTTCAGCGGCATTTACTGCTACTACTGCGGCATCATAAAGATTTTTAGATTTTAGCCAAGGGACTAATTGAGCAGCGACTAATGCCGCCACTATTGTGCCGATTAAACCGAGTGCAGAGACAATAATTTGAGTAAGATCCATAATTTAAATCCTCCTTAACCATAAGTATCTTCAATGTCATCTATGACAGAAGTATCCTATTCTACATTATTTGAAGGCTTAGTTGCGACTTCAAATTGATATTTTGCCCTAGTCCATTTTTCTAATGAACTATTGCCTTGATAAGCGCCAATTGTAATGCCCATAATTGTAATATAAGCAGTATATAAAGAGGTAAGCGCATTAATTGTATATTGAGGAAAATTATTAAAAGCGATTAGCAGCATATTTAATATTAATACACTAGTAACAAGAATCATTCCCCATCTAGTAACGCGCTTGGAGAATTGTATGTATTCAAGGGTTACATTATTGTTGGTGCTCATATACATCATCTGCCTTATAAGAAATTATTTTTATTTTGACATTCACGGAATAGCTCTTTGATATATTTATATTCTTCATCAAAATATCCGTTTTTGTCATTGGTCCGTTTTAATAATTCAGCGTATTTATCATTTAAAGTCATAATATGTTGAAATTCATCTCTTGTATGCCGACGGCCATTACGGCAACTATTTGCAAAATCTAAGACCTACCATCTAATACGATCTTTTTCATTTTCATCTATTGTATTAGATAATTCGATGACTTGCTATTGCAAATTACCATTAAGCATTTTCCCAATCCACTTAATTAATGAAGACCAAGGATTAATTTTAATTGGCGCGATTTGAATGAAAACTGACAATGTTACTAGCACAGCTACTATATGATCGCCAATCCATTCTATCACTTGTTGTGTTTCCATAGCGCTCCCTCCAAAATATAAAAGATTTGCCTAATGAAATGTAGTATGATTAGCGATTAATTTTGATAATTTTCACTAATATAATATAAGGATGACTATAATTAGTCATCCTTACAATATAATTGGTAGCGGTACTGAGAATCGAACTCAGGTTCGCGGTTTTAGAGACCGCTTTCCTAACCACTAGAAGACACCGCCACACGCGGGTATTACCCGCGATTAATTTTTATAATAGAAAAATTCGCTCCATGAGCCTACATCAAATACTGTTTCTCCATTTTCTTCCCAAGTACGGGTATAGTATGAATGAAACTTCTTATCTTTCGGCTTGCCTTTATTATGATCTTGAATAAACTTTTGAATTTCTTTTCCACAATCTTCTCTAGAAATATTAGAAGCAATTTCTCGACGGCTACCTTGAGAATTTTCAAAAAATAGTTTACCCATTTATTATTTCTCCTTTTTTATTTTTCTATATATATTATATCAAAAATTAAAAGAAAAGTCAAATATTAAACTAATTTATTAATATTAATAAGCAATTAATGTGCCAGTACCTTCAACTACAACATTGGATAAAACACTATTTTTTACAAAAGCTTGTACATTACCATTAGGTTCTCCTACAACAACTAAAGAATGTAAAGAACCGTAGCCTGCACATGTATCTAGCCACATTTTTGGAGTAGTACCATCTGAAATTATATAATCAACATTGTTCCGCTGATCAGTGCCTACGGTCGAACAATATGCTTGACAACCTAAATTCCAACTTTGAGTATTATTATGTACATCACCAACATTAGGACCATAATTATGATGATATGAGCCATTAACTCTAATTACTTTCGCGCCAGCGTGTGATGTACTACCATTTTTTGTAAGATATCCACCCTATGCCGGTCTACCATTATGGTGTCCCTAACAATTAATTTCAATCGCATAAGGAGAAGTATGTACTTTAGTATTATTTCTATGAATACCGAATCCATCATTAACAGATTCACATGCTTCACAGCCTTGCATAATACTTTCACATCCTTCTAAAAAACAGGCTCCACCGCCGACAGCCCCAACGAATATACAATCTTTTCCATATATTCGAGGACGAATATTGGCTACGCTATTACACGCATGGAAAGCGCCTTGATTACCGCCACAAAAAGTCAAACCTTCGAGATATACTGTAATGCGACCTTCGGTTATAAGTTTACAGTTTTCTGCTTGGGGGCAGCATCTAATATTATTTGTTGGTGCGGACCCGTCTTTAGTATGAACATAAGTGTATGTGCCATCAGTAAAATAAGATGAAGGAGTACTATTAACTAATGCAATAGAACCAACATAAGATAACGGCCTCGCATTAGGAATGTCCCATACACAATTACTATTAACTTTAACTGAATAAACATAAGAATATTCACCTAGTTTAGCGAAGGTATGTGGTCCTGCGTTAGTAGAAATAACGGGATGAGCATTTTCTGCGGCGAGAATTGCTACAGAATGGTCTAAAGTATTAATTTCTTGTGGTGCCATAGAAATAGTATAAAATCCATCTTCCACGATAATTGTATCAACATTTTTTCGGTTTAATGCGGTTTTAAGAGATTTTAAGGGATGGACAGAATCAATTCCAGTAAAGCTATCATCTCCAGATGGAGACACCCATACTGTTGAGTTAGCGACAGGTTTGTAATTCGTAATATCAAAATCACATTCAATTCCTCTTTCAGAACGAAACAAATGTCCAAATAACGGATGTGTAGTCCATTCAAAGCCAAGAGGCGTTAAAATTGGAGTACGATTACTAGTAGTATCATATTTTTGAATGGTTAAATTAGTGTATTTAAATTGATCATTTCTACTGTCGGCATAACCTGTTGAACTTGCGAATAAAAACATTTTATGAGTATCAGCAGGAATATATATTTGATATGTTTGTGACACTCCACGTTCTAGTAATACTCTTGCACGTTCTACATTAGCGTCATTACTAGTAAAAAATACTAAACAACTATCAGTATCTGTATCAGTAGAAGTTATATTTTCCACTGAAATTAAGTAATCACCTTCTGGGAACTATTGTGGTATTTCAAGTAAAGTAGTGCCAGAATAATTTTTATTTTTAATAATATATGCAGATGATTCTTCTTGGAACCGCTATTCTAACGCACATAATCGTGTATGAGCAGAAAAAACATCGTTAATGGTAATATCAATTTTAACATTATTATAGGATTGTACTGTTCTGAATATAATTGCTGTATATTCTGCTTGTGCGATAAATGAATAAGTACTGTTTATACTCATATCCCAGCCATGTTGTCTATAATAATCAGGATTGTCTGGCATATAGCATCGTACCTATAGTACGCCACTTTGATTATCAGTGGTAGAAGATTTAATTTCAATCTTACTGCCAGGTAAAATATGATGATTATAGCGTATATCTTGATTAGATACAGTGGAACCAGTAAATGTATATAATGTTGATGTTTCTGGTAGTTTTAATGTTTCGGGTAAAGAATTTATTTTTTCAATCCAAACATTCTGAAATTTAAAAGTATCATTCACACCTTTAAAAAAAGTATCAGATGCCCAAAAAACAATATCAGTAACTTCATTATTAAATTTAATATATTTTGATACCTCATCACGAGGAAAAGTTATAGTGATTTCATCAGTATTACCTTTACCAAACCATATACCTGACCAAGAGCTGTCTGTATCAGAACTAATTGTAGGGCCACAATGTAAAATATATTCGCCTGGATCAATATGTGTATTTACTCTTAAAGATTGTGTTCCTTGAAATAGTTCACCACTAAATACTATTTCTCGATTATCATTTTTAAATTGCTATATATCATTACTAAGTTTATTAATAGCATTTACTAATTTAGAACTTGAACTAATTTGAATATTATTAAAAGTAAATGTATCTCCCATACTATGAGGATAACTATTTGATGCATATAATATAACACGTTCGACATCTGATGTCAGTGTAATAGTATTATTAATTAAGGTATCACGTGATAATAATAATACTAATACTGTAGTAGATGCATTACGATTAGTAAATAATAATTGACATGTAGAAGCATCAGTATCATCACTTACTATGCTGTCTATAGTTAAATTGTATTCACCCGAGGGTAAATTTTTATATATATTTATTTGTGTTTCACCAGTATATGTATCATGTATAAAATCAATTCCAGTGCTATTTAAAGAAGTTAAATCTAAAATACTATTTTTTAACATATTCGTATCTTCTACACTACTCATAATAGTTTGAGCAAGTGTAGGTGTAATATTAATTTCTGTATCTGTTCCTTTTCCTAATGTTATTCCACCAGCTAATACTTCATTGCCCTGCCAATCTAAAGTACGAGCATTAGAACATTGAGTAGTTGATGTACCATTACCAACAATCTCAACATAAGTTCCATAATCATTTGTTGTACCATCTTCTGCAACATTAAAACGTCCAAACACATGTTGTGCTTTTTTATTAGCTTTTGTGGTATTTCCTTCAGCATGAGAACTTTCTGCTGAAGCTTCTGTATTTAGTCCTTCAGCATGAGAATACAGGCCAGAAGCTGTGCTTAAGATACCTTCTGCATGAGCGCCCATTTTAGTGGCATGTGTACTATATCCTTCAGCATGGCTGCCTTCTTTATTAGCCTGAGATTGATATCCCTAAGCATGGGCACCTACTCCGCTGGCATATGCGCCTGAGCCCTCCGCATGAGCACCTGTATTATGAGCATTAGTATTGTAACCCTAAGCATGAGCGGCCTCTCCATATGTATGAGATCTGTATCCTTCTGCATGAGACCATTTTCCAACGGAACCAGAAAGTTCACCTTCAACATGACTACTTTCTCCATTACTGATTGTAGATTTTCCTTCAGCGTGACTTGATTTACCAATACTAGAAGTATATGCACCTTCGGCATGACTTATTTCTCCTGATGCTGTTGTACTGAAACCTTCGGCATGAGCATAATTACCATTCGCGATATTGGCATTTGCATCTTGTTCTTCAGTATATGTATCTGGAGTTAAATTTAGTAATCCTTCTATAATTGATCCAGTTCCTGTTCCATCTTTGATATTATTTAAGCTATTTGTATTAGTTAGTACAGTAGTAACCTATTCTAAGGTATCACTAATCGCATTTAATTCTTGCGGAGTAATGGCCTACCCAAATCTCCATTTATTATTTTTTTTATATATATGACTAAATGGCATATTTTTACCTCCTTTATTATAATATTTGTTTTAATGCTTTATATAAAGCTTCTGCTAATTTTTTGTCTAAGATAAGTGAAACTTTATTATTATTAATAATAGGCATAATTGTAATAGATTCAGGTACTTGCTCAGCTTCAAAATTAATTTGAGGTTTTGTATAATTATTATCAGGCACTATATTAACTAATAATGTTCTTGTAATTGCGCCCGCGATTCCGTCAGCTGTTAAACGATATTTTTGCTGGAATTGTTTTACAGCATTGGCCGTATCGGTCCCATAACGTCCATCAACAGTACAAGAATATCCTAATTCATTTAATTTCTGTTGTAATTCTGTGACAGCAATTCCAGTTGCACCTTTCTTTAATCCAGCAAGAATAGTTAATTTCTCAGCTTGATTTATTTCATCTAATGTATATAAATCTTTTGGAATTGCAAAATGTGTCCAGCCTTGGCCACCAACAGCATCATATTGTACCTCTCCTAATTTCACGCCGGTACAATGTATAATTACACCATTACCTATATGTAAACCAGTATGCGACATTTGTTTACTATCATCTTTATATTTAAAAACGCAGCATACTACATTTGGCATGTCTTCAATTTTTCCACGTTTTATCCATGAGACAGCAGTATTATATTGTGTTGTAGCGCCAACTGCGGAAATATTAACATCATTTTGTTTAAGTATCCAATATGTAAAACCTCGGCAATCGAAAAAGCGGCAACCTTGATATTTACATCCTTCACAATTAGTATTACTACCATTTAATACATTGCATTTATTTACAATGTCAGGATATGTACTATTAATTTTTTTCCTTCTATTATCAGGAATACATAATTGACCTGCACCCGCGTATACATAAGGATGTCCTAAATGTTGTCGAGCAAGTTCTATAATATTTTTTGCTTTTTCATTTAAAAATACGTTCATACTTTTTACCTCCTCGCCGTAATTTTCTGTTAATACGGCATTTGGGTAGTAAAAGGTAAGAATTGTTTTATAATCTATATTATGCGCGCCTGCATATATTGCTCCTAGTTGACTTAATCCTACTCCATGTCCTTTTTTAGGATGCCCATCTGCTGCATCCCAAGGGTCATCTTGCGCGATTAAATAAGGAAAAACACTGCCCCAACGTTCTTCTGATGAGGTAGTTCGCCCGCCATTATTTGCAGAATATACTGCACGAATTGGTACATGATTATAAGTAAGTATCTTACCTTGTGTTTCATTTACTGCTTTATAAGCATTAGGAAATTTATTTTGATTTTCTCGTGTGGCCCGATAAGCCATAACATTTGCTGAATCAGAAATTGGTTCACCAATCAATACATTTCGAGACATAGCGTATGTTCGTGAAGCTATTGCTTGTGCTTTACAAGCTTCTAAATTGCTATTGCCAATTTCTGATGCAACTACACCGATTAGATAGCGTTCAAATTCAATTTCAATAATATCATCAACATTAACACCAAAATAATCAGCGTTATCTTGACGTCCAATTTTTAACTTAATTTTCATTGAAACCTCCATACCAAAATAAGGCCACTTCTGGCCTTACGAAAAGTCAATTTGATATTGGTCAATAATTTTAATTTGGTTATTTTCATCCATTTCAAAGCCAGTAATTGTAAAATTATTACAATTGAAAACAAATGCGCGATTAGTAGCATAAGCTCCTGTATCCATATCTAATTTCCATCCACCGCGCTTTTTTCTTCCACCCATCTTATCTTGCCAATAACAAGGATGAATATTAGCTAGACTTGTGTCATGACCATAAATACCATGCGGCAAAAAGACGGTCGGGGTATGACCAAATATTCCTATTCTGCCTGTTTCCCATCCAATCGGTATACAATTACGATCCCAAATGATTGCTTGTTCGTCATAGGCGCCTTTGTATTCGGTTAATGCACTTATATATGAAAACGTAGTATAAGTGCTACCAGCATGACAAAAATCATAATTTTTATAAGAATAGGTGCGTGGTAATGTAGATAGTTTATCAATTATTTCTTTTGGTGCGCCATCAAGTAACCAATCTATTAATGTAGACTCACCGCCATTCATTAGATGTAATTTTACATCTTCATCTCCGAGCGTACGCATATGTTTTAATACTAATTTTGCTTTTTCTGCATCACAAGAATGAATATTCTTATTATTATAATAAGTTTTTAAAATTGCTTTTGCAGCATTAGTAAATAATTCTTCATGATTACCATATAAATAGATTACATTAGGTGCTTCTAGTAACTCTTTGATTATTTTATAGCCATCCTTCCCGCGATCACAAGCATCACCGCCGTATATAATAACATCATTATTACACCAATTTAAAATCGCGCGAAAAAGTGGATAATGGCCGTGTATATCAGTAAAGAAATATATATTTTTATCCATCAAGTCGATTTGCAGAGATAAGTGCGATAAGTGCGATCCCAATGAACACTCCTGCGAGAAATGTTGGAATAAGCCAACAGGGATTCATACTTTTTCTTCCTCCTTCTTTTTCTGCAATTGATAAATTTTACGTTGTACTTTTGCGGCAAGATTATGATTAAAAAAACCACGACTTAGTAGTTTATCACGACGATATTCGAGAGCGGCAATTTTTTCTTCATTAGTCATAATTATTCTCCTTTATCTCTAATCTATTTCATCTAAAATTTTAGCAGTATTAATTAAAATTTGTTTTAATTGATCATCTATATTAAAACGTTCTGCGTTTTTTTCTATTGAAAGTAATAGATTACCATCTTTTTGTCGTTCACTAGATGCTTTCCAATCACATATCATCTAAATTATATCCACGAGTGTCATTTCAGAAACACCATTTTTCCAATGCTCAGGATGATGACGATTCACTGCATAATGATGATCTAACACAGGACGTAAAGCTTGTAAATTTTCATAATACTCAGGAGAACCATATGTTAAATCTTTTAAACAATCTGTATATTGAGCAAAACCAGATAGCTAAGGTTCTTCTAATTTACTTAAATCATGACGTTCTCCACGTGTAGTTAATCTATCAGTAAAAAATCGAATGTATTTGCGGACTTTCTACCTATGCGCCTAAATACTTAGGCGGCATTCATCAATTGTCACGCCAATCACCTCCTACTGATATGTGTGTTCTTTATTCATCAGCTTCTTTATTTTGCTCTTTTACTTGTCGTTCCCATTCATCTATATTGATATTACGCGGCTTAAAAATATAGATATCGCCTTCTTTATCTACATATTCGTAATGCTTTTGAATTTCGGTAAATGGAATGGTATCATTTAATGTTGCTTTAACAACTGGTGTTCGACTATCTATAAGATTAAAAACTCCAATAATAATACATGCAAGTGGAATTATAAGTAAAACTAGCCAATTCTCATCTGCACCTGAAAGTGCGAGAAGTATTGTCCCTACTATCATAACAACTATACCAATAGAAAGCAATAGCCCACCTAGTTGTGGATTTGCGGCGGAACCGCTCATACCCTCATATAATATATTCATTTAATTAGTTTCCTCCAATTCCTGTGCTTCTTCGATGTCAGGTGCAGTAGCTTCATCCTTGGCAATGCCTTCCAACACCTTGAAAGAGAAATTCTTGTGCTTATAAACTGCGAAGTTAGTACGGTTAAGGATACGAGCAACTACACCTTCGCGCACATGAGTCTTGCCAATAGGGTCAGGGCCATCAAAATACTGCTCAACCTTACGAAGAACATATTCGCCAGCATCAACTGCCTGCAAAGACCCAACATCATCAGGCAGTTGAATCATATCAGGAATTATGAAGGTTTCAAATTCCATTACAGTATGTACACCCATTTGCTCACAACGTTCCTTAATTTGTGCGGGAGAATATTCTACCACATCGCCATCTTTGTTGACCATTGTCATACGATAGACATATACTTCGCAGCAAGGATGCCACACGCCAGTCTCATGCATAGGCTCTACATAAGTAGAATCCTGCTCACAACCATAAGAGAAAGTAGTAATTGCACCATATTGTTTAGTAAATTCAGGATCCTTTACCTTAGAGTTCTGAACCTGACTCATAATAGGAGCACCATTTGGTCCCTGGAAACCAACAATTTCATAATATACAATTTCGCCTTTATGAAGCTTATTGGCAAACTTATCCGCCATAGCAAGCCGCCATTCATCTGAATCATAGAACCCGGCCTTACGTACCCCATCAAGAACTACACGGCGCGTGCCAGTTACATAATCATATTCATAATAATCTGTACCATGACGATGGAACATTTTATCTAAGAATGTGCGTTTAGTTTTTAGCACTGGTAGAAAACCGGTACGTCCTGAGGTCCCATGCATCTTAAGAGTAAGTTGAATGGTATCCCCTGGCTTAAACTTATCTAGATTATAAGCTAGCTGTTCAGTATCCACATGTTCATAAAAAGTAGGAGCATAATTAGTCTTGCTTTTTTGAGATTTACGCCCACTACCACGATAACCAGGATTAGTGCGCTTTGGAATATATTTTTGACAGATAGTTTCACCATTTAATACTGTGATGGTGTCGCCAACCTTTAAATCAGAAATTTTACAGAAGTCAGCTAGACAAGTAATAGGCAGATAAAGTCCGTCAGACTTTTCGCCACGTAACTTTAAAGCCTTAATGTTGCGCTTATCAGGATCAAGATAACCACCAACTTGCTTACCATTTTCATCCTTGCGGCGCACCAGGTCATTTACCGCGCAGAAGCGCTCAGACAGCTGACCATCAACAGGGAAATAAACACCAATATCACCATATTGAGTGTTCATACCAACGATAGTATCATTACCAAAAAAAGTAGCAATTTGCAGACGATCTGCATTAGTATGTTTACGAAGATGATCAACCTTTACTACATATCCACAATATGCCATATTTTTACTTCCTTTCCTTTGATATAATTATTATATCATAATTTAAATTACTAGTCAAATATTTATTTCTCTATAACTCCAACCATCCAAATCATCATTCCAAATAAAAAATATACGGCGACACCAATCATAATCTTCACCAATAGTGATGTAACCGCCATGAAAAGATTCACAATACTCGATGTTTTTTAATATCCCGTTGTCCAGCATTATATCACTAGCTTGATCTCTTAGCCAATCTTTATGTTCATTACTCATTAAAAATCTCCTCCATTACGCGGCGGATTACCTAATGTAGCTCCAATAAATAACAAAATAACTAAGCATATAATTACAATCCACATATAGTTACCTCAATTATTATTTTTATTTAATTCAGATAAAATCCGCTGCATTGTAATTCGTCCACAATTGGGACATAATGTTTGATTAGTAGCTAGTTTAAACCAATCATCATCTGGGTCCTGCCATTCAGTCCATTGCACACCACAATTTGGGCAAGTAAATTCTACTTCTTCTAAGTTTGTCATATTTCCTCACTTAATCTTACAATAATATACAATAGTTTGTTTTACTCCATCATATTCTTTATGCTCTTTAACTTTCATTTTCATATGTACTGTACTACCAACTTCCAAGTTTTTACTTGCAGTAGTCCATACATATACATTTTCATCCGCATCTTCCATAATGTGCATGTGTGAATCACCATACTGGCTACTGAGAGCAATATTCTTTTTAATAGTTACGTCTTTTTCCAGCCATGTATCTTTTTCACCTTGATATTCGCTCTTGCTTACGCCATGTATAAGAGTATATACATATTTACGTACAATAGCATGATCCTGCATAGAGAGATCTTCTGCATCAGATTCATCTTTAATTTCAGCCCATTCAAGGCGCTTAGAACAAAAACGCTCTGGAATCATTTCCGGGGTTTTATCAGAAGGAATATACCAGCCAAAAACATTGTTATACAAGACAGTATGCAGAGGAAGTTCCGCACGCCATGCTTGAATTTCATCATTATTACCCCAAATGAGAGTAATAAACCCTGCTTTGCCGAAACCAAATGCATTACGCGCTGCAAACTTTACACGGCGTTCCTCTTGCTTTACTTTTGCGGCGGCCTGACGTTTTTCAGCCGCACGATCAAGAGCTTCACGCTGTTTGTCGGTATACCAACGAACTTCGGTATTCTCTTTTCCGATACCATTACAGCGATAGCAAGTAGTATCGCCCATCGCGTTCATGCTGTAATGGCCGCTGCCGCCACAACGTTTACAAGGGCACTGTACGATAACATACATTTTCCCATCATGAGAATAAGGCTCGCCCATAATTTTGTAATTTTCATAAGATTTCGCGACAGCCATTTCAATTCCTCCCTTATCTTTTCTATAAATATTATATCAGAAATTATAAAAAAAAGCAAGTATTTAATTACTTGCTTTTTGTAATTGCCAAATTTTTATATCTTGGCAATTTATTAGAAAGGAGGTATCATACTGTGTGATTGTAATTAAATTTGCTAGATAAATAATATTTTCATATTCAAAACTAATAGTAATAGAATTTTGTTGATCAGCGGGTATACTTTTCCAAATTTGCGGTATGTCTTTACCTGTTAGTGGCATTGCGATTTCTAATTTCTTCCAGATGTTTTTTTGCATCATCTAAATAAATCTCCGTAAGTTCAAGTTGAAATTCATCAATTACTTTATTAGCAACTTCTTCTCGTACTTTTTCTGTGACGGTTGGAGTAAAGTTTTTTGCGAATACAGATAAAGTATCACTTAAATTTTTACAAGATTGCTCTGTTACAGGCAATAGATTAAATTTCGTCGCCAAAGCCACATGTAAATTAGCTGGGTCTAATTCTAAATATTCACATGGTCTATATTTTCTATCTAGATAACGAATTAGCATATCATGCAGTCGTAAAATATGTGAAAATTGTTTCCCAATTGTCATGTTCCTACCATGTACTCCACGCGCGCAACCAGCAATAGCATTTACCATATTCGTATAATTAGCATGAGTTAAATAATATAAAGTATAATCATCGCCAAGATAAGACTCTAATACTTTTTCAAATAATGGATTATATACTTTATAATGACTTGTAAAACATTCAATACTATTAGGAGAAGGTTTCCGTAAAAGATTGAAAATTAAACGAACATCTTTTGCTACAATTTTGCTACCATCTTCAAACTCATGCTCAAAATTAATTAATTTAGTATCTTTAATAAAATTTTCATATTTCGGGAAAATAAAAGAATAAACATCAATATCACTAGTATTAGATTCTAAATGATAATTTTGTGAACCGATTAATACAGACATTACTACATATTCAATTCCATATTTTTCTTTATTAGCTACAAGCCAATTATGCTTTTCTATAACTTTTGCTGAAATATCATTCATTTTTATTCTCCTTCATTGGATACATATACAATTCTTGAATTGGAATTTTTAGTGTCTGTAAATCGTTCCAGCGCTGCCGAATATCCGTAATAACTTCATCAATATGTACTGGGGTACAATTATGAGAGTCAACTCCTACATGATAAATAAATGGATTATTAGGATATAAAAAATTAGCTTGTTGATGTGTATGTCCATGCAAATTTATTACATGTTGAGAAAAATGTTTTTCATCATAGTTTCCAGTTAAAGTCGGATAATGAGAAACATAAAATGTAAGCTTTTTATATTTAAATACATGAGCATATCCAAGAATAATAACATTAGGAAGCTTAGCTAGTTCTTCTTGCCGCCGAGGGGAGTCGTGGTTCCCGAAAATAAGACAAATTTCTCCATTAAGCCGCTTGAAATATTCAAGACCTTTTTCAGTATCTGAGAGCATAACATCACCAAGATGAATTACCCGATCATTTGGTTTTACTACTTTATTCCATCGTTCTACAATAGCTTCATTCATTTCTTCCACAGAAGAAAAACCGCGTGGTTCCCAAAGAAAATTAGGAGTGTGACAAAAGTGAGTATCACTAGTAAGATATAGTTCCATTTTCTTACTCCTTTACTATATACCGATCAATTTCTCTATTATCTTCGTGAATTGGCGGCGAAAAATCATTGTACATTCTTTTTATTTCTTCTTCCGGCACTTGTTCAAGTCCTAGACGTTGTTGATTGCGGCTTAAAATATCTTGTAATGGAATATCAAAAATTATGTAAATAATTTGATAATCAGTATAAAATTTATCAATTGCATTAGTTAATTTTTTACGAGAAAAGATATTCAAATGCGTCGCATCTGCAATTACATCAAATCCATCTACAAGTGTTTGTGTAACTGTACCAGCAAATTTTTTAAATACTTGCTTTTCATGCGCAAAATACTTTTCATTTTCTTTCAGTAGTGAAAAACGTATTTCATCACGTGATACATAGCGTATATCTTTTTGTGAATTTTTACTGATAAAATTATGAGCCCAGGTGCTTTTCCCTGATGCACTAGGCCCACATAACATATAAAGTATTGGCATATTATTTCTCCTTTATGGCTGGGGATGAAGGTGACGATCCTTCGCTGTCTGGGTCAAAGCCAAAAGTACTCCCGTTATACGAATCCCCAATGTAGGGTATTAAACCCTAAATTTATCAATACTAGAAGGGATGCTGCCACCGTCATCATTTACTAAATAAGTATCTTCATTATGTTCAGTTGTAAAATACAAGACACCAAGCAAACTACGCGCATTTACACGATAATGACCATCAAAATCTTCTAGTGAATACTTGATTGCTGTGCCATCACTATTAATCGTGCTAACAAAATTTACAGCGTCTTGATTTGTTACAAGCCGAACTCGCGCGCGACTATATTCTTCCATTTTAATTCTCCTTTCTTTTAAATTCTTCTATGATATTTTCTTCTGTAAGTATAGTATATAAAGCTGTTAACCTTAAAGTAACAATATCATTTTCACCATATTGTTCTGTAATAAGTTGTGCTGCCTCTGAATAACTATTCGCGGCCACAAGTCCTTGATCATTATTTGGTTCTTTTATATCATTATCCCAATATTCGACATCATATCTATACATCTTATTAATCCTTATATAAAAAATATGGTTTTTCTCCGTCAAGAGGATAACCATAAACCCGAATGCATCCTAGTGTTTTGCCGCTTCGGTGCAGGGTTACGCTTCCCTCCCCAGTCTTTTTAAGGGCTTTAATTTTCATTTAAGCAGAATGGAGTGCGCGATTTAAAAGACTTAACTGTCGTCTCTCCGGCTGTCCTTATGTTCTTTTTATATTCCGCGGGAACTAGGATTTAATTAGCGGTGCACTCAATAATCGTCAAGGCCCATAGATTAAAGCAGTGCAATTATATTATAAACGGTGGCGCTTGCTTTGGCCGTAATTTGTATGGGGTTGCGCCTATTACTGCCAGTCGTCATCCATCTTCATGGCTTGTTCGACCCGGCTCCAAGAGGAGGAAAACACTACACGACGAGAATTTCTACGCATATCTTTTATCATCCTTTCTCTTTGGTACATATTTATTATAATATAATTTTAATTAAAAGTCAAGTATTTAAAATGGATATTCATAATCACTGAAATAAATTACATCGGGATTTTCTGCATATTCATCTTGTGAGGGATAACCACTCTTAGAAAAGCATTCATAGTCATTTAAGCTATCATCGTGATAGAAGTAATCTTCAAGATCAAACAAATACTCTTCCATTTTAATCACCTTTCTTTTATTTTATTGAGCGTAAGCTCTGGTAGGGCATGATAGAGTCGAACTATCGTCAATGGTTTATAAGACCACCGCTCTTACCGTTAAACTAATGCCCCATATTGTCGGCTCAATTTAGCCGACATGTATTTTGAAAGGAGGTAGGGAAAACTTGATAAACTTCATTTTTATCGTATCCAAGAGCAATAGCAAATGTTCTACACATATTTCTAAACTCTTCTAACGAAGTATAATTACTATCAAAACTTAATCTCACCACAGTGTCATATTGTTCATCACCAGGATAATATTCAAAATTATAGGTATCTTTATCGCACATTTCTATAATCCCTCACTTCTTCATAAGGCTTTTCATTTTCCCAAACTTGACAATCTTCAACAATAAAATTATTCATTTTTAAGAACATTTGCCAAGTAATTTCAAGACAATCAGTATGCCATTCCTTGGTAATACCTGTCTTTTTATCACGGAATTGGAGTAGACAATACATTAAACCGCCGCTTTTATCTTCAAACCAATCCATATTTGTAGCCTTTTGTTCTACTACGAAACGACCAAGCCATAGAGGATCATCAGCAATACTTTTGTTTATCTTGCGGCAAAAACGATTAAGCCAACGCTGATGAACTTTGCGGTTTTTACTTTTCATGCTATATTCAGTCATTACTTCTACTCCTTTCCTCTTTCTATATATATTATACTATAATTTTTATTAAAAGTCAAATATTATATATATAATATTTATCAGTAGAAATATAAATTTTTGAACAAAAATTTGGTTTAATAATATCTACTCGGCCTTTATTTGTTTCAATTTTATTATCGGTGTAGTTTAATTGAGTAAAAACAAGATTAATATTTGAATTATTATTATATAATGCAGCATCTTTTTGTATACGTTTATAAAGAGTTTCTAAGTCAATGCGGCCAAATCTTAAAGCGCCTTGCCATTCATTTGGTTGATTAATATTATCAACAATACTTGAATTAATATCTTCTTTTTTACATTCAAATTCCATTGGGCCCGCGCCATGTCGTGTCATATAAGTACGCGAAACATAAAATAGTTCAGGCGTGCAATTTAGTTTATTAATATCATTTGTAATATTATACATTCCTACACTTGAAGGAGTTAAATGTGGAAAGTCATCCATATTTGTTTGATCAAGTAGTAGTCCTTGTCCGCCTTCATAAATAATTGTATCATATTTATGATTTTTTACTAGATCATCAAATGTAATAATTCTACAATTATTCGTAATCCATGCGACTGCGCGCATAAACATATCAATATTATACAACGTATCTTTTTCTGTTGAATGTCGTGATTCAATATCCTTTAATTTAAGATATAGATCATATGGGCTACGAAAATCATTAATTAGAACATTATCTTCTAATTTTTTACTACGTTTTACCGCAGCGAATAAGCCCAGTCCACATGAGCCATGACGCTTGTCACCACGATTTTTTTCTATCTTGCGATTTTCCATTACGTCACAAGGTAAAATTACGCGACAATTAGGGTCGATATATACATAAGATTGTGTAAGCCAAAGTGCAATTGGGTCTACGACAAACATAGAATGATAATAAGTATCACTATTAAATTCTTCACCTGCGGCTGTACAATGACGTACTTTATCTCCAAATGAATGTGCTCTTTGTGTAGTACCATTATAAAATACAGTAAGAGACTTTTTGTTATTTTGTTGTGCTACGCGCGCAAGATTTGCTGATACTAATCCTTTACCCTCATCGCCATAGTTACTACCAATTACAACTTTAACTTCCATATTACCAACTAATTCCTTCCTCTGTTACATTAATTGTAGGCATAGTACTAGCTTCATGATCAGTAATAATTTCACCAATGATTTTTGGTAGTTCTTCACTAGAAGCAATAATTAGATGTTGACCTAGAAGTTTACCCCAAGTGTTTTTAATTGCTTCATCATAATGTCTATAACTACTTTCATTAGTAATAGCGATATGATATACATCAAATTTTTCACAAACTTCTTTATAAAGTTCAGGAGTACTAACATCTTGCGTCGGATTGCCAAGAGCGCTACTTAAAGCACCACCAGGAAGGTATGGATTTAGCGGCTCATCACCAAGTGTAATAATAACACCTTTCTTCCCACGTTTCCAACAATCAAGTTTAGTATTATGTAGACCAAAATACCAAGCAGCAGTATACGATTCAAAAGAATTACCGCCACCACCGCCTTCAAAGTAAATTTTCGTGGTCTGATCTAGAATACGAATATCACTTTCAAATTGTGATGCCTGGATTGGCGCATCGTCATAATTCAAATCGCCAATGCCCATCATTAGAAATTCTACATCCTTTACTTTTGAGTAAAGTTCCTGCATTACTTCGTCTAGTTTACCAGCGCACATTGTAGCTGCTCGCCCCATACTCCCAGTGACATCTAGTGCGAGAATAACAGGAATTGTTTCTGGATGTTCTTCTGTATCGCGGCATTCACGAGTAACTCCATAAGGATTAAGTAATGGATGCAGATGATTTTCTTTATAAACTGACTGGACATTATTAGTATAGCTTACAGAAGTAGCATCAGTAAAACCCATACTTCTAATGCTTGTGTTGTAAGCCGCAGTAGTCCACATGCCGCTACCCATACTTACTTATCCTCCTTCTTTTCTTCATCATCCATATCAAAAATTCCATCAAAATTAAATCCGCCGTTCATCATGAGCATCATTGGCATCATAGAATTAGTATTGCTGTTGCCTTTCATCATTTCAGACATCATCATATACTTTAACATGTTATTCATGCCGCCTTTTTCGTTCATCATATTACCGAACATAGAAACAATCTTGCCATAGAAATATTGCTTACCCATAAACATATGATGTTCAGGAACAATAGTTCCAATAGTACCATCTTCGTAACAAAAAGTCTTAATTTCATTTGTTGCGGCTTCAATTACACAACGCGGCCTACCACCAGCGAGAATAATGTCTCCCTTGTGAACTTTATTAGTTGGGATAATGAAGAAGAAATCCTCACCAATATCAAATGCGAAATTATCACAATTAGTTAGTGTGCCAGTTTCTACATTATATGTCTTATAGCCATTAGAAGTTTTAATAGCAATTTCACCATTCATAGAAATACGACACATACCTGGGGCAATTTTTCCAAACATTCCATTAAACATACTATTCATAATTTTCTCCTATATTTTTATATATTAATTATAACATAATTTATATTATGTATCAAATATCAAAGTTCCATTTTGTCACCAAAATAATACTTTTGGATACCATCCATGCCAACATAAAAATTAAAATTATCTTGCCATTCATGTACTTTTTCTTTTGGCACAACAATAATGCAAGGCACAGAACGATTCCTCATGTCATCTTTGCACCAGGCACTATTACCTTCGTTACGCCAATCGTCCTGTGGCTCAAGCACAAGACTATCAAAAGGGAAAGCAATATCTTTTATACCAGAAATATATTCGTCATAGACCTTGCCCGCATTATGCTCATAAGGAGCATCATTCCAATCATCGCCATACCAATTTTCAAGATTATCTTCACCAAGGTAAAAGCGCACTACATTGCCTTTGCGTTCAAAATCAATAATCTTCATTAATATTCCTCCACTCCAAATTCTTCTACAAGATCTTCATAGTCATATTCACCACTATCAAGCATTTCATTATATTGATCAATTGTATAAGAAGCATCTAATTTTACAATTTCATAGGCCATATCTTCTACTACACATTCCTCATAATAATTGTTAAAAGCAGTTTCTTTTTGTTGTTCTGAGATAATGCGTCCTTCTTCAATATCATAAGAAAGTAAATCTTCTGCGCGTTCTGCAAGAATATCAGTAATATCGGCATATCTGTCAATAACATCACAAGACATATCTTTTGCAATATCTATTGCTTCATTTTCATCCTTACATTCTTCAATAGTCCAATCTTCCATACCATGAAGGCCACCATAAATTTCATCAAAGGCATGAATCACATAAACGTTCATTTTAATTTCCTTCCTTTCCTCTTTCTGTACATATTATACTATAATTTTTATAAAATGTCAAGTATTTTTTTTAGCAATTTTTACGAATTTGGCATGAAGTTTTTCCGCGCATTTATCACACCAAGGAGAAATCCAGCCAATAGAAATTTTAGTAGCGGGCGCGCCACATGAAATACAGGTGTGCTCACTAAGCTTTTCATATTTATTAATAATAGCATCAATTTCTTTGGTTGTCCAATTTGTATAATAACAGAGCATACCATATTTTTCTTTAATCTGTACGATGCGGAAATCCGCGGCTTGATATGGCTCCATCATATTAAGTTCTTGTTGAATTTCTTCACACATTTGTTCGCCAAATGCAGCACGCCAACCATCAGGCATATCATCTAATTCAGTATAACTATAATCATAGTCTTCTATTACTTCTCCCGTCCATCTATTGCGCGGTAGAAGCCAAGGATATTTTGCGATTAATTGTTTATTATATTTACGAATTTCTTCTATAACCATTGCGTTTTCTCCTAAATATTTGATAAGGATGTTCGCATTTATTGCCACGAAAAATACATCCTTCAAAAATAAAATTATGATAAATACAATTAGGACAATTATATTGATTTTGTTTGCAGAATTTATTAAATCGTAATTTCATTAATAAATGTTTAATCATTATTCCTTTTCCATTCTTCTAACTTAGTTATCCCACGGCATATCTCTTTCTTCTCTATTTGGAAATTGTGTCCAGGCACGCACGCTTTTATCCTCAAAATATTTCCAAATCTCATTTGGATTATTTAAATACCAAATATAATTTTCAGCTAATACTACTTCTGGATCGTAAGTATTTGGATCTACATCTCTATATTGAACAAAAGTAGTAGTACCATTTTTAATTGCTGCTTCTGTTGCAATTAAAAATTCTTTTTCGGTTGTTATCGGTTCTTGTCTAATTGCCATTCCTTTACCTCCACATTATGCGCGCGAAGCCATTCTTGTACTGGCCAACGTTCACTGCACGGATTATTATATTTTTCATAGAATATAAAAGCGAAATTAACATCATTAATTTTTTCTTGCTCTTGAATAATATCATGTAATTTATTAATTTTTCGCATAAAAGCAGAAAAATCAATTGCATCTAATTGCTTCCTATATTCTTGTAAGAATCTACAATCTTGTGGATGTTTTGGACTGCACTTCCCATTACAAAGTCCATCACAAGCTTTCCCTGGTCGTAATGGCGGGCATCGTAAGCTAATTACTCCATTTTTATCCGTGCCGCCAACTTTATACCACTTAGGCTCCCAAACTACTGTCGAAAGCGCCACTAAATTTTTAGGAAAATTTTTCACCTGTGCCCAATAAGAAGTATATAATTTCAACAAAATTCACCTACTTCTACTGGTACTTCCGCGTGCTCCCATTGTTGCGATTCTGTATTCCATAAATAATAAAGATATGTACTAAATGGAGGATATTGGTACAAACCAGGTTTTACTTCTCGTATTGCGGCGGCTTGTGCATAATGATCTTGTAAATCGCACCAATTTTCTTCAATAGCTTGAATAGCCGTACTTTTTTCATAATAGAAACCAACACGTTCTTCTGATCCAAAATCAAGGAAGTGATGCTCGTCTAAACGCCAAGGATGCGAGTATACTAGAACTTCATAAATAGGTTGCTCGCTTTTCTTCACAATATCAATACAATCATCAAGTATTTCATTTGCTTTGTCATATGCGCATTGTACGTCCGTGCTAATATCAAAATAATCACTTTCAGGAATATGTAAAGTTTTAAGTGAATCAATTAGTTTATCCATAATTCTCCCCTCCTCTTTATAATATTATATTATAAATTATATAAAAAGTCAAATAAAAAATGGGGAGGACGCATCCTCCCCAAAGGTCACAGGCTTCACAAGTTTCTGCAACGCGATCATATTATCGTTATAAACGATAACTCCGCTCCTTCTACACATGGCAGATGAGCTAATCAAGTGGTGTGCTTTTACGCCAAACTTCATATTCTTATTGCCTATCCGTACATCATACTCATAGGACAAAATAACATTTGTAGCCTATGATACATTTTGCACAAATAGAAGAATTAAAGACTCCTTAGATGATGAACGCTACGGATTCCACATCCCACTTGTTTTATTCATATCTACTTTTATTTATTTTTATAGGAATATCGTTATAATACTTTTTATGCGCGCCACAATTGGGACAATAATAATATAATTTAGTTATTTCTTGTTCTAAACTCCAACTTCCATCTTTGTTTCTTTTTGAAGAAGAACAAGCATATTCAAATCCACATTTGCAATGAGCATATATTGCACCATCTCCAATATACTTTCTTGTTTCCCAAGAATGATCTATACCGCGACCTTTTCGCATAATATTCTTCCTTATTAATATATTAAATTGTTAATTAAATAATAATTTGGTGCTGGTAGCCGGACTTGAACCGGCACGTCCATACGGACATCAGATTTTAAGTCTGAGGTGTCTGCCATTCCACCATACCAGCATATAACCCTTCTCCTTAGTAATTGCTGTGACCTTCGCCATACTTGTATAATTCTTCAACTATATTCAGCCATCGTAGAACTAAAGTCTGAGCCATAAGGAGCTACCTTATAACTTCTTTAATCCGCTTTCGCCTAGTACGAAGGAGTTTGATTACTCCCAAGCCTCACCCAAATCATTCAGAAAATTTTTATACCACTAAAAATTTTAATTTATCCAAATTATCGCTGTATTGGGCTACTACTACTTTAAACTTTCCTTATAGACCATTTCTGGTTTTCATCAGCGACATTAGCTACTTATGGTATTCCAGAGTTTATACTAGCTACCACACTAATATCTTATCTGGATTCGGCTTTTCTATTCAAAAAGCTTTCTATTATGTAGCCGGAAAGAATAATGCTTTTAGTTGCGAATTACCAAGCGCCTATCCTTAACATTGCCAGTTTCTGTCTATCGTTTTTCCCTTTCGGTAAAACGGCGTCAAATTGTAAGTATCCTTAACAATTTCTTTTCGCTGTTATTAGGATAGCCCAAGCTGCGTGATTAGCGCATCTTCACTTGGTTCATAATTACTAAGGAGAAGAGTTAATTTTTATTAATTTTCCCGTTTTTCAAGTATCGTTTAAATCTATTACATGCACGATTTCTAATAATGCTAGGTCGATAAGAAATACTAAAAAAATGAAACGCTTCTTTAATACTCCAAGCACCACAATTTACATGGTGCATAATAAGATCAGACATTTCACGTGCCTGCTTACTATATGATTTAGCATGGTATGAATAATGAAGTGGTGTTTTGTGCATTGCACGCTTAATTTCATTCTTCATTTTCTTACTTCCTCTCTCTCTCTTGTTTACATATTTATTATACCATGAATTTTGGGAAAAGTCAAATATTTGTTTTAAATAATTCAGGATGTTCAAAAACATATTTGTACATTCGCCAATCTAGTTTTTCTAAAATAGTTGTTAATTCATATGGACATTTTGGTTTTATAACTAATTGAGCTAATACTTTAAGAAGAACATCTTTTTCTTTTTTATTTAAAACAATAACTTTCATTTTCTCCTTCCTTTCTTATATACTTATTATAACATAATTTTAAAAGAAAGTCAAATAATTAAGGATTTGTTTATCTACTCTAGAAATAGTGGTCGAGTATTAAGTGCAATAACCTTCAGCACTCCTCAATATTTGATAAAAAGTAATGACGTTAACTAGTATAGACACGCAACCTGTGCTTATCACGTCAAAACTTTTTAACTACTTCTTTAAGGGACTCCCTAAGGTGAAGCAAAACCTATCTACGGCGCGCTTTCGCTTTTCAACTCAGCGGCGTAGGGGTGGAGCGCTATAGCGTCCCATAAACAGTTTTAAGCATTATGATTGCTTTTGAGACGTGTTGGTCCCTCGTCTACACGAGAACTTGTGCTCATTAAACACAAGTCTTATAAAAGTCCTAGCGTGGTTCGCTTGCTATGCCTATGCGTGCTAGGCTCTAACATAAGTCCTCTAGTGGTGCGCATAATTTAGAGGCGTAATGGTGGAGCATGACAGTACCGCCCTGTCTTTTTAACCGTGCAAGGGTTATGTTCTACTAGTGAACTAATGCCCCAAACTAGGACAGCGATAATTCGTCATCCTTACAAACAGTTCCTGTCCTGTTTTCTTACTTATTTATTATACTATAATTTTTATAAAAAGTCAAATATTAAGGCCAATAACCTTCAGGTGCAAAAACAGGTATATAATTATCAAGTTTATCTTGCATTGTTACTGGCTGTTCAATATCAGTACAGAAATAAACGCTAGCAATTTCACCAAAAATATTTTTTGCAATATCTTGATATAAAGTATTACAATTGCCATAAACATCACTTAAATTATCATTAAAATATTGTACAACTTTATTTTTAAATACCACATATGTTAAATTATTAGAAAAAATGCCAGGAAGCCATCTAACAAAAGCAAATGCTCCATTACCTTCAAAAGCATTTTCAAATAATTGTGCATTAGTTAAACCAGTAGTTGTACTAAGTGCGCCATTTGCTGGCACAACATTTACTTGTAAAGTAATATTACCAAATGTTACTGTTTCTGGAATTAAAGTTGCGAGTGCGTCTGCTTTACGCTGTTTATCAACATATAAATGAATAATATGTTCATCTTCATCATAAATTACATGTACTTCTGGATCATATTTAAATAATTGTTCCATTTCATGCACATATTTAATCCAAGGCGGTGAAAGCTTCAATTGTGCCATAAATTGTACCTCATTGTTAAAATATTATAAAGCGTCAAGAAAGAGTTGAACTTTCTAACATTGGCTTTGCAGGCCAACGCTCGGCCGCCGAGCATTTGACGCATGGCGGTATGGATTTGCACCATACATAGAAACCATCAGCACACAGGTAAAGCAGTCTCTGCGGTGAGGTGATTATTCTCCCAGTGTTTCGCACGTCTACCTATTCCGTCACGCCATATGTTTCCTTTAAATGCGGGCGGGGATTTGCACCCCGCATATGTAGCCCGATACTAATATATAAACTTAGTATAATTCGTTTATACTGCTATGGCCTTATGGCTTACGCTGTTCTCCCATGTACATTTGCCCTTAGCGTCTACTATTGTCGGGTGTTACGCCACGACTTTACCAGGACATCGTTAGATTGACCCGTCTATTCCGCCACCGCATTTAGCAGACCAAGCCTTCTCCCAACAGTCTGCCATGAGCCACGCCATCCGTTATTTACAGCCACGCACTACGGCTTTGACAAGGTGACTCGTCCCTATTAACTATGTGAGTCGGGATTTGCACCCGACATGATATACGTTTTTTCGCTCTTCACTTTACTAATATTCCTTACTATTAGTGGCTGTCAACGACTTTTGATCTCGGCCATGAATTAAGTGATTACCGTAATCTCACGACGCAGTGTCTACCTATTCCACCACCACATTCATTTTAAATAGGTTATTGTTCCACTATCAACTACTTGTAGGGTCCTCTTACCCAAGCCTAACTGTCCGCTTTCTAAATTATTTAATTTTTAAGGCCATTCTCCAAGCGGTTTACCAAGATTAGCGCGCTCAACATTTGTATTAAAAAACACGCCTGCAGTAGCAGGTCCCGTTAATAGCTCATCAGCAATAGTTTCATAAAGAGTACTGATAACACCATGACAATCATTTAGATTATCTGCGGCAAATTGCACAACGCAATTATTGAATACAACATAAGTTGTTCCAATCCACTGATAGCCTTCCTCAGCAGGGCAAACAGAATAAGCATAAGCGGGATTGCCCTTAAAAGCAGTATCAAATAGTTCAACCTTGCTCTTAAAGGCACGATTAGAAGGAGTACCGTCCACAGCAACCTTTAACTTAATATTACCAAAGCTAACTTCTTCAGGAAGAATCTGTTGAAGTGCGGCTACCTTATCGCCATTGTTACAAGCAAGTACAATAGAAGGAGCGGAGCCTCCAAATTCACAATTACATGCAATTTGTGGATCACCATCAAACAGTGCTTCAAATTTACGAATAGCAATTGTCCAAGGTGGCAAAATTTTTAGCCTTACATCACTCATAATTTATACCTCGTTTAAAAAATTAGCTTTAAGGTCAGCTAACCGCACATCGGTTTAATCTCCGCATTTGCTCAGGAAAGATGGCGGCCGATGAGAGAATTGAACTCCCCTAGGGCGGTTAACAGCCGCCTGCAAAACCACTTTGCGAATCGGCCAAAATAGTCTTTAAAGCTAAAGGCATTACGTCATAATCTCGCATTGGCATTACATATTTATACTGCTGAAGCCACATTTGATCTCAAAGCACGATGGCAGGAAGGTTAGGACTTGAACCTAAATAGCTGCATTTGGAGTGCAGAATGTTGCCAAATTACATCACCCACCTATGCGCGGCGTTCAGGCTGCCGCAAGCCCTATCCGTGAACCGCAGGAACTCGGGATAGATTTAGTTCCATATAATGCCGCAGATATTTTACTTCGCTACGGCGAAGGTTATTCGACTACCGCAAACAACTTTAAAGGGCGTCCCATTTAAGGGCAATGGTCGGAGTAGCAAGACTTGAACTTGCGGCATCCACATCCCAAATGTGGCGCGCTACCAACTGCGCTACACCCCGATAAAATGCGTAGTGTTCCCTCTGACATCTCTACGCTACTTCATCACCCTGCTACCACCGGCTATGAGCCGGGATGAAGCCACCCTTTCACTTACTTCGCCTGTCTTTTTATTATAGTCTGCTGCTAAGCCGTAAACCACATATCATTGGCTGTGTCTTACTGAACTGGAAGACCTATTTAAGTCCGCTGTAGTATGTACTAACCCGGTGTGCTTTTGCTCCTCGTGTACTCTCTATGAAACCGCGGCGGCCAATGCCGGTGGTAGTTTAGTGAGAATTCGTGTGTTCCGCAGACTGATATATAGGAAGAATCCTGTAAGTTCACATTAGTATCACTCTTTTCCCTCGGAACTTACAACTGGGCACCACGGCTGTCGTCGCCCACGAGACGCATATCCAATGCTTCAACAAGTCCACATCGAACATGCCGCCGGACCTCAACCGGCCAGTCATATCCTGTCAATTCAGGCTTTATGTGGTTGAAAGCGAGTAATGGGAATTGAACCCACGTGATCAGCTTGGAAGGCTGACATTCTACCATTAAATTACACCCGCAAAGCCAATAGTAAGAATTGCACTTACACTCTGCCGCTTACAAGGCGGCTGCTTTGCTAATTAAGCTATATTGGCACAAGCGGTTTGATAACTCAGCCGCAACTGAGTGGCTACACTGTGTGACGGGGAGCGGTCGGCGAGTATTCCGCTTACTTCAAGTTTGGTGATCAACCCGACTGAATGGAGCCTTCTCTCTTTTCTCCCGTTTTTCACCATTACTAGCGATGAGAACCAGATCATTCTCATTTTTTGGCGCACTAGGCACTTTATTTTACTCCTCACTTATCTAGCGCCGAGTAAGTTCGGTATAAGTGCTCAACCCTTCACTTTGCGCTTAACCACTGATTATCCGGCTCAGTTGATCGAAGCCTCGACAGATCCCAAGCATTTAGCGAAGGATTCATTGGCTGTTCCTCAAACTCCATTTAACCCATTCTTCATAGCGCGCGACCCAGAGCTCCTTAGTCTTAGTTGTTCAAAACTTACACGCTAATTACCGCATTTGGGCACCTGTATAGCGCTTCCCATCTATTTAGATGGAGCCTTATCCTATACGTCGTAACAACCTTCTAGGATGTCTACCGCTCTTATTTATATCCCACTTTGGCTTAGTGGCAATAGACTATTTATACTTGCGGTCTATTAGCGCGCCTCCTTTTACAGAGTGGGCAACTGTATAAGCTATTGCGAACTTGCGGCTTATAAACGCGGCACCTTTTTATACTGGGTCATGTATCCAGTTAATTCTAACTATGAGAACCATTCATTCTCACCTTATGGAAGCTAGAATTGCATTAGCTATCAGGTTGCCATCCCGACCTCACGATGGCCGACGACCAGTGAATTAAGGTTTTAACCGGTTTTACTTACCTTTTTTACTCTGCCTGCCTACCAGAGTTGCAGCAGTTTGCCCCTGCTTGCCGAGACCGCTTACTTAATATACCGCGAACGATGTGCGGCACCAGGTTGGGGTCGAACCAACATCTCTCACCACTGGGTGAGTATTCTCTCCATTAAACTACTGGAATCAATTTGCGCTCTCAGGCGGCCAACCTTTGAGCTGGGCTAGACTCTAAGTGCATCAGGGTTTTCTGACACCGCGACCCTCCTCCGCCGGGAGTCGAACCCGGGCAGTGCCTTCTACCTTTTCGCCCTCACCAGATGCGCGCTGGCGTTCCCCACGGCACCTATTTCGGGCGGTGCTGGCCCTGGTGGCAGACCCGAGAGTCGAACTCGGTCCTCTTAGGTTATGAGCCTAGTGACTTAGCCATTTGTCCTGTCTGCTACGCGTACAGCGTCCGTATGATGGTCATGTTTCAACCTTTAACGAGTTGATGCTGTCAGTATCTCGGGAAAGCGATGCGGTCATGACTCCGCTTCATTGCCGTCGCCCAGTCATCCTCGCGGCGTCTGGTGAAGCATATCAGTTACGATCTGATTTTTCAACCTTGCAAGGGTTGTGTCCTGCCGAGTGAACGAATGCCCCATCTCTTATGTATTTATTATACCATAATTTTTATTCTTCGTCAAATACTTCTTCTTCTTGAAAATTTACATAATCGAGATAATCTTGAAATTCATCTTTTTCAGAAGCATGGTAAATATGATGCATATACTCCCAAGTAATTTCATTAATCATAAACTTACCTTCTTTCTTCTTTCTTACATAAAAATTATATCATAATTTTCACTGTTTGTCAATATTTAATTTAATGTTATGTTCATGAAGAAGTTCAACTAAATCATTAGTAAGATTAATAAGAAAATTATCTTCTTCATCGGAAGTATCATGCCAATCAAATTTTTCCATTAATTCATTCATCGCGCGATCAAGCGACTGTAAAGATTGATTCATTTATCTTACTTCCTTTCTTTCATCTTACATATATATTATATAATAATTTTTATTAAAAGTCAAACATTAATCTTCATAACATTCAGCTTCAATTTCATTTTGCTGTAAAAAATACCATTCAACTTCTTCTTCTGAAATATAATCAAAATAACGGTAGGAATCTTCAACACTTTCATTACAAATATAATTATCAAGCATACTAAGTACCTCCTGTCATTTTCTATAATAATTATAACAAAATTTGTAGAAAAAGTCAAATAAAGAAAGGGTTATATTGAAGAGAAATTCTATAATTTTATTGAACATATAACCCTTTCTTGGATTGATGGCCGCGCAGCCATCTCCCCTTAGCTAACCAAGGCTAATGCGCGTTTATATCGAAAACGAGCCGAGCGTTTAACCATGACGGATTCTCAAGGACCGATATATCGTGTCGTTCTACGGCTTTTTAATGAGGTATTCCCTCAGACAGAGAAAAAAACAAAGCTCTGAAACTTTGTCTATTATATCATTCCGGACTGATTCATAGGGTAATAGAAACTCCTAGCTATCATTAACGTTGATAGTCATATCCGCTTATTATTTTTGCTGCAGGCCGGCAATAATAAGAGAGCCAAAGTGCCGGTGAGAAGAATCGAACTTCCGGTGCCAACATTAAAAGTGTTGTGCCCTACCACTAGGCTACACCAGCATGGGGTTGAAAAATCAACCCGTAATATTATAGCCAACTAAAGAAATCAAAGAGAGTTGGAAAATCTTCGGCTTTATCAAGAGTTAGATGATAAGCGCCCCAACGCTTACAGAATGCTTCAAGTTTATCACGATAAGACTTTTGCGCCTTAATCATTGCTTGACGCGCGGTTTCGACCTCTGCGGCCATAGCCTTACGTTCTGCGGTTTCCTTTTCTTTCTTTTCTTGTGCCGCGAGAGCTTCACGTTCTTTGCGAATCTTTTCAAGATTTTCCTTCTCTTTTAGAGCAAACTCAGCCTTATTTGCGGCCTCAATGGAATCATAAAACTGATTCGTCTTGTCGCTATAAATTTTTACTGCCATAATACATAACCCTCCTTATGGTTATTATAAAATATTTGTTGGAAGGGAGAATCCTTTTTCTCCCTTTCAACATTATTATTATATCATGATTTTTATTAAAAGTCAAATATTTAACTTTAAGAAATTAGTTTCCATCCTGCTGGATAACTCTCCGGCGACCAAATATTATTATTAATTGTAGATTCATAAACTTGCCCATCAAACATGACCCTATCTCCAATCATATATGGATTGGTGCTATCAGGTTGCTCCCATTCAGGCACAACATCTGGATCTGGAATTAATACCTTAGCGAACAAGCTTGGTGCCGCGGTAGGTGCCCAACTTTCTTGTGATACATGTGGTTGTAAAACCTTATATAATATGCCCTCATACCTTACCCGATCATTTGCAAAATATCCTACTCCATCACCAGACCATTGTGGATATAATTCTTTTGCTTCAAGAGCATCAGCATCATCTAATGAGATGGCGGCTTTTTCAATTAGTGGCCTTAATTTACGGGCTAATTCTGTTAAAGTCATTATTCATCAACCCCCAATAGTATTTTTGCTGCGGCGAGTTCGTCTTCTAATTCTGCAATACGATTAGTCTGTTGTGCCATAAGAATTATATACTAGTCTTTGGTATATACATCACAATCGAATTCATAACCAGTAATTGTGCCGTCATCAGTTATTTTACTAAATTCATGTACATTTTTAGGAACAAATACTTGGTCACTAAAAATTTCAACAGAGTTTGGGATGCCATTACTATGAATATTAGTAATTTGTTTCATTATAATCAACCTCCCATTTTTGTATTCCATTTAACAACATTATTAATATAAATAGAACTAGTTGCTTGTGGGATATGAAGTAAACGCGCTCCTACATTTTTCCCGCCAGATTCGGTTGTTTTCCGATCAAAAGTATAATAGAAAATACCATTATTATCTTCTCCAAACCAAGGGCCACCGTTTATACAAGTACTAACACCAGTATTAGTACGCGCGCCAAAGAAGTGATCACCAATAGGAGTTAAGGAATTAGCGTTAGAATTACATTCAATAGGTAAAAATAGCCAATCATATTCTGTATCATAAGCAAAAGCTGAAATCCAACCAGTAGTCGGTGGCGGAGTAAATGGTAATGCAGTATAATTATTAGTAATATTTTCTGAATAATTATAATTATTACACATATATAATGTGTGATTAGTTGAAGAATTATTCTTAATTACAAGATCACCAATATAATCCCACATATTGCCCCACGGATTCTCGTAACCACGATATGCTATTGATACTTTTCCTGTTTCTGTTTCTGTATAAGTATTGTTATCGTAATAGAAAGAAGTTGAAGAAGCTTGCCCTGTTTGATTACCTAAAATTTTAGTTGCACCAGTTTGTGCACCTTTTGTTGAATTATTATCACCTGAGGCCAATCTACTAATACCATCATTAAAGCTTATTTGCACATTTAAGGCATTAAATTCAACTAGCATAAGCATTTGTTGAGCGCTAAGGGCTTTACTAGTAGTAATATGCCAGCCATAGCCACGATTACTAGCTAATTTTTCAGCATTAATAGCATTAAGAGTATTATTTACTCCACTAATTGGTTTAGCGTCTGATACAGAACTAAGCTTGGTTGCAAGAAAATCAGTAAAAGTAACATCTAAATAACTATTATCTTCGGCTTCAATAGACCCTTCATAAGCAGATAACAAAGCATATTCAAGTTCTGCACCATTTTCATCAATAAACAGTGGATGAAGTTTATAACCAGTCTTTAAAGTATCAGATAATTGTAATACTTCTTCTTTAATTGCTGTCCCATATTGATTTGTCGTAAGCAAACTAGGAGTACGCTTATAATAGAATTTAGGCTGATAAATCATAACTTGATAACCATTACTAGGAGTATCAGTATATTGACTATCACCATAAAACGCAACAATTGCGCCAGTATCATCTACTAAGCATTTAATACGACCACCATACATTTTAAAATTGTTAAAGTCCATAGTGGTAGCATTAATTGCATCATCTGTTGGTATAATAATAGCAGTATTATAATTAATTTTAACACCAACAACACCGGTTGCGGGACCTGGTGTAGGAGTAGGCGTATCACCACCACCACTACCGCCACCGTGGGTGCCGTTCATAATAGATTCTTCTGTTACATTAGCACTTGGAATAATAGTTCCATCGGGCCCAACAATAACAATTTTATTTGCATTTTGCGCGCCAAGATTAGTAGAAGGTATGACAATGCTATTAACCGCAGTTCTAATTGCTTCGGTAATTGCTCGTTGTGTCATTGTGCCATCAACATTATTGCCACTATTAGTATAATATTTAGCTACATTATTTATAACTTGTGTGCTACTATCAGGATAATGGACAGTAAAACGTTGACCAATACTATTGTCTTGATTGCTTACAGTCGTTAATTCAATTGCTAGTTTTTTAACTTCGTCATTAACCAGATCAATGGTAGCATCTTCAAGCTCGGTTAATGCGGTATTAACTGTTGAAAGTGCTTCTTGTGCTGCGGCATTGTTGGCGTTTGTTTGGTCAGTAATAGATTCAATATTATTAAGAGCGGTATTTGCGTCAGCAACTGCTTTTTCAGCCCGTGTGGCAAAAGATTCAATTTCGCCCTGAGGAGTAAGTGCGCTACCTAAAATTACATCAATAATATCCATACGCAACCTCCTTACTTAATTTGCACCCAAGTTTTATCACTTTTAGCCATATAAACTTCAAGACCGGCCGCACCATCAAGTACAAGTGCGACGCTACCTAATGTGATATATTCAGGGTCAATATTTTGTAAATCTGCGGTTTCATCACAGATATGTTCATAAGTTACTACGTTGTCTTGTTGACCACGCTTTGTCATAATATTTGCCATATTATCACCTCATTATTTTATTTTATTGATTTCCATTTATTGATATTAATAGAATTTAATATAATAATATTATTTATTATTATTCATTATTTAATTAAATAAATTATATTAATAAAAATATAATATTCATATTGTAAATAATTTAATATAAATAAAATTTATAATATTATTATTATAATAAATATAAAACTAAACTTTATTTATATTAGTTTTAATTGGTACTAATTAAACTATTTATTAAATTTGTTTGAATACTATTTGTTCCAGGCGTAATTGTTCCACCTAAAGAGATAGCCTAAGTTACTTTGTATAATTTACCATTATACATAAAAAGTTCTCCTATAGCATAATCTTTATCTGCAATCGCATCAGCTTCATAATTACCAATTAAAGTATCAATACCTAACATATGTAAAATGGCAGCAATTGCTGAATCAGTATAATATCCTACTGTATTAGAAGAAGCTTTTTGTGTTATATCCCCTGCAGCAGTAGCTAAACCATAAAAGGTTGCCTCATGCTGATGCTGAGGAACAAGAGGTTTATAGCTACTATTAATAGTTTTTATTTCTGAAGTCGTAGCAGCATCAGTTTTTATTTGGCCATTATCCATTTTTAATCCATATCCATTAACTTTTACTATACCGCCAGTGGTAGTTGTAGCATAATTATTTTTTCTAATAAAACCACCGTATGATAAAGTAGCTGTAAGATCTACTGCATAATGAATATTAGAAATAGTCCCATGATTTATATTAAAATAATTAGTACCATAGATTGTTTTAATAATATTAGAAGGTATTTTAGACACTATTGGAGTCTATAATTGATATACTACTTGTAAAGGATGCTGTGCTAACCACGCACGCCATTCTGCCATACTACTAATACCTATTGTTGCACCTAAATATGCATATAATATTCCACTCCAAGTAATCATAACTTTAGTAGGAATTACACCTTCTGTTCTCGAACCTGGTACGCCTAAATTACTTAAAAAATAAGTCTAATTAAGAAATTGTGATTTTTTCGGAGTAGGTGAAATACTATTATAACTAATCTAAAATAAATCATTATCATTTGTCTTCCAAGGTTCGTCAGCACTGCCGTCATATACCGCCATAGCAGTGTATTGCGTTATTAAACCATTAACAAGATCAATTTTACCATAATAAATTGGATCAAAGTCAATAGGGATAGTAATCGTTGAATATGGTTCATATTCTGTTGCCCATTCTCCATATTCAATTTGAATGTTAGAATATGTTGCTGTATGAGACGCAGCATCAGGATAACTTATTCCAGCATATAAGTACATTTTGTATGCTGGCTAAGATAAATGCCATGTTTGTGCTACTCTTGCTCCATTTTTTGATGGTAAATAATTGTGTGTTGTTGTATCACAATCAACTTCATTCTATGTTAATAAACGTATTAGGCATCCTTGAGAATTAGTGTTAGTAGTTGTAATTACTGCAGAGAGTGTATATGTCCCACTTGGTAAAGGATTAGATAACGTAATTAATTGTATAGCTTTAAATGTTTGATCACCTTGAGCATATAAATTTTTATTATTTCGTTCAACCTAAATATGTGTACATCCAGTAATATTTCTAATATTATTTACACTAGGGGTCCCTTCTCCTTCTTGTGTTGGTGTTAAATTAATCTAAAATGAATCAATTGGATAATTTTTTGCCGCGCTTGGAAGAGTAATGTTTGATGTATTAGATTGGCTAGATATCTTTATAGGGTCAATTGTATTTGAATCTTTTAAATTACAAATATCACCATTTGGTAATTTAATTTTATTAATATTATACGTACTCATTTTATCACCTCTTTAATAGTGATAAAATTACTCTACCGTAATTGTTGCCTGAGTGCCGGTAAAGGTCGGCTGAGAAACAGTGCCACTAGGAGTACCACTAACGCTAATATTTCCTTCTGTACCAATAAAGCCCGCAGTATAAGTTGCTGGAACAGGAATATTATCAGTTACTAAACGTGCCCCAGTACCGGTAAATTCAGGTGCAGAAGCAGAATAAGCTGCATCACCAGTTTTTACAGTAACATCACTAGTAGTAATAGAGTCACCAGTTGTATAACCAAGTTGATATAAACTTAATGTCTCATCAGTAACAGAATAATAAGTTAGGTTATTCGTTGGAGCAGTAGTACCTGGTGCGGCAGCAACAACAGTTTTTGCGACTGTTACTTTTGTAGGATTATGAATAGTTCCAGTTGTGCCTGCGGTTGCTATGCTAATTGTAGGAGCAGCAACAGAACCTTCGGGTGTGTATGTGGCAGTACCACTGTCTGCTTTGCTAACAGTAGCCGTTTTATTTTCCGTAGTAGCTGTGGTGACAGTCACGTTACCTACGGGTGTAAATTTACCCGTAGAAGATAGTGTATCACCGCTGAAAGTGGGTTGAGATACTGTACCCGCTGGGGTGTAAATATCAGATGCGTTATCTTTATAAGCTAACGCGCCTAATGTTTCTAAGCTACCAAGAGCATGCCATTTACTGTCAGGCCCATAAATAAATTCTTGTGTACCATAGAAGAATAATTGTCCCGCCGCTGGGACTTTATCTTCGCCGCCCACTCTTGGTGTCTAATTACCACCATCGGTTAACTCTACACTAGATACACCTATAAACACTACCGCATCGCCGCCGGTTAATGCGGCTATTTGACTTCTGGCCTATGCGTCTTTAATATTATAAGTTGAGCCAGAAGGTAATGTAATTTTACTAATATCAGGCATATTTCATACCTCCTTAATTTCTATTAAAAATTAAAGTTTCCTCAGAAACAATTTCATTGCAGTTAATTTTATTATTCCAAAAGGTTCGTTCTGCTTCTGAGATATGTATTGTTGAATTATTAATATGATTTGCTATATAATCATCAAAAAATGGTAAATCAACAAGATAGGTGCTTCCATCTCCTATTTTAAAAGATGGTTGATAATACTGTTGATTATCTTTCTATATTGTTGATTTATCAGAGTAAATAATTATTGTGCCTTCTTTTGGCACATAATCTCTTTTCTCATTCCAAGAATTCGTTGTACCGTATTCAATGTTAGAATTGGTGCTGTTACCTGCAACAAATGGTAAATCTGTTACTGGCGTAGTTCCATCTCCAACCTTTAAACGAGAAAAAGGGTGAGTATCATCAGTTAAATAAATGATGACCTCACCACGTAATGGAATAAAACCAGAAGATCCCTGTTTTGGACCTGCTTTATTCCAATTTTCCTCAGTATCACTTTTCAACTGAATTCTTGCTTTAACAGTATTACTTGCCATTAAAACACCACCTTGACATCATTTCAGTCAATGTATTCTGCGGCATCGCCGCTATTAAATATAATATCTTCTAACGGAAGTGCACGGATTGGTAAATATAAATAAGTTTCATTACTTACAACAGAATAACCAACAATTGCGCCACCTACCAATGCAATTTTTGCTGCATCTATTTCATTAGTTGTACTAATATAATAATATACAATTTGTGAAGTAGTATCGAAATATAGGTCGCCCTCAACACCGGGTACAGGAAAATCTGCTAGGCTGGAATAATGATGAATCGCACCAGCATCAAAACGTTTAAATAATAAGTCTTCTGGCCCAGTATATCCACTTGCTTGTGCTAATTTAAAAATTTGATGTGATAATATTGCTAATGAAGCATTTTCCCAAGGATAAATCATTGGCATAGATGCGCCTGCGGTAGGAGTTAAGGGCATAATAGAAGTATCATATTCTAGTAAACGGTCACGTGTTTTAAATCGTTCTCTATTCCATGTCTTCATATTACATCACCCTTCAATAGTATTAACATAATTACCGTTAATCCAACCTTTTTTAGTATTGGCATCCCAAACACCGATTAAATATTTTGTATCCGTTTTCTTATCTGGTGTAATAATACTTACTTTTTCAGATGATGATTTGGTAGTATCCCATACAATGTAATAAATAGAGGAAAAATCATCATTAGCGAAAGCGGGTTTAGTATAAGACGGTATCATTAATACAGATCCCATATAACTAACTGCGATACCTGTATTCGTAACATTTGTTCCCGTTAAAAATGTGTCTATAACATTTCCATTAGCATCAATTAATTGATACTTTCCTTGGAAAACTAGACGTTGATAGGAACCAGATAAATCAAATTGTGGTATTGAACTATTTGCAGTTTGTATAATACTATAAGGAGGCAAATACTATGGGATTTTGTCTAATGCACTTTCTAACTGAGTATTTAGTGCATTAACCTAAGCCAAAGCCGTACCGACAAAATTAATTGTATTATTATCTATTTGCTCCTAATCGCTATCGGCTAAATAAGTATCACCAGTTTGTCTAATTTCACAAATTGGTAAACGATATGCAGCATAATAGGAATCAATTTCTGTGCCATTAATTAACTTCCCTTCTAAGAATTCTGCATCTTTATAAATTTTAATATCCCAATAATATTTCCCTGGCACTTTATTTATAGTATCATTATGAGTAAATTCAATTGTCAAATTACCATTTTCATAAGTACATTCTTTTTGTAGAACATTTGTATTTGTTCTAGCATCCATAATTGAAAATATAGCTACGTCTCCTTCCTAAAAAGAAGTTAATGCTGGAAGTGAAAAGCTGCCAGTATCACCACGAGGGATGATAAGTTTTTTATCTACTAGACGAATCAATTTTAATCATCTCCTCTATATAATTTTTTAATTTTATGTATATAATTTTTATAAAGCTACTATTGACTTTCAAGAATAAAAACTATATCATAGCCGGAACTTTCTAAATTGATATACTAATTGCGCGATTCAGTTAATTCTTCATTAACATCATTTAAAAGTGATAAAATTTTATCACAACTTGTAAACTATTTTAAATCATACAACTATTTGTAACAATTATTTAATAATAATTGTGTATTTTCTTCCCACTATAACCACTTATTAAATAAGTCTCGTATTGCAGTTCTTTTAGTACTAATATCTACATTTTCTTTTTTATATTTATACCAATTTTGAGGTATAAGATTATATAGCTAAATTTCCTTTTCTATAATCATTTTTCTATAATAATTTAAGTAAAATTGCTTTAACTATATATATGATTTAGACTATGATAAATACTGATATTCTTGTTGTTTCTAATAGCCTTTTAAATTAAGGAAACCATAGAGATGAGTTAATTCATCATGTAATGATAATCCTTTCTTCATATGACTTACTAATTCAGTAAAAATTTCTTCAATTGTCATCTCTATGGCCTCCTTTTATATATTAACGAATTTTAGTTACAAGAACATTAATATGTGCGGTGGTAAGACCTTGCGCTCCATTAAGAATTTGTAATACAGTAGGACTAGAAATACAATTGCAAGGACAATTATTAGAAGTTACTTGGACATAAGTTTTAAAGCTGAAATTACTAGTAGTTGTAGTAGCGGCGGTAAAAGAACTAATAGCCTGTGGTTGAGCAACACCGTTTACATATAATTGTACAGTGTTTACGCCATCAGCAGCACCTGTCCCGTAGCCATCTACTTCTACTAAATATACACCACGTTGATTTAATTGAATAGAAGCGGGCGCGGATAAGGTTTCGCCGCAACCTTTATCAATAGTTACATTATTAAAAGGAAAAGCAGTATTTGCATCGACAGTTAAATTAGAACTATAAGCTTGTAACATATTTATCACTCCTTTCACATTTCTTTATATAAAGCTAGCATACCTTTCACGGCAGCCGCATGTTCTATATGTTTACGATGTAGTATCTAGTATAAGGTTTTCATTGCTTCTGACGGCTAACCCTTACTTTGTTTATATTCATTTATAATAGCAACAACTTGGGTATGTAATAGCCCCATATGTTCCAGTTTACCATTAGCAATTTTATACATAGTTTCTGCTAATGCTGGCCTCTCTTCTTTATATTCAAGGGCACATTTAGCATACTATTCAGCATTAGAAATTTCACAAGAAATTTTATCAGATAGCTTTTCAATAATTTTCATATTACCTTGTACCTCACAAACAAAAAAATAAAGTGGGACGTGCATAAGCACGTCCCTATATTATCCTGGCGTACTTAATACGCTCTATATATATATTACATATTATTGCAGTTGCAAGCGCAGAAAGGACTCTGGCCAGCATTATAAGTGTAACCATTTGGATAACGAACCACACCTGCGAGTTGATTTTGTAGTTCTAGCTGATTAATACGATTTTGCATCTCATCCATTTTATTGCCCTGGATTAAATCAATAATCTTCTGATTCTGAGCAACAATATTGGCATTTGTTGCGGCATCACGCATAGCGGCTTCATAATTCATTTGCTGAATTAATTGTTGAGTGTTACAACAACACTGATTTTGATTAGCTAATACATTTGCTTGTCCTACTGCTAATGCAGCGACATCGCGTTGTAATTCAAAATACTTATCTCCTACATAGTTTGTTATGTCATGATAGCTTTGATTAATTGCACTCACTGATTGAGCAGTTCCTGATGTAACTGCGGCTAAAATATCACGAGTCTGTGCTTGTAGATTTTGGTTATCAAAGCCACGGTTTACATCAGCCTGAATAGCGTTAGTATTGCCAGCGCCATTGCCCCAACCGAAGCCACCACCGCCCATAAGAGCTAAAATTGCAAATAACCAAATCATACCGCCCCAACCTTCACCAAAACCGCCATCACGATTCATTAAAGCGACATCAGAAGCAGATAATCCACCATTTTCATTCATTGCGGTTTACCTCCATATATAATATATATTTTTATATAATAAAAAAGCCTACTTCCGTAGGCTTTTTATTTCAAACTATTAAGTACTTCTTCTGGATTTATGCCTAATTGCTTGGCATAATTATAAAAAGTAGTTTGAGGATTACCACCCATCGACCGTATCAAAGAAAACGCTTGTGATAATTGTGGATTAGACATAAGCATTTGATTTAAAGCGAGCTGAGGGTTTGCCGCGGCTTGAATCTGGTGCATCATGTTTTTAACTTGTTGCATCCATTGTGGATTCAACGGCTGGTTGCCTACGTTTTGCTTGTTTTGCAGATCCAGAATTGGATTGTTGTACATTTACCATTTCCTCCTCTAATTTATTTACTCGCTGTAATAAATCATTTAAATTTACAGGTGGTTGATTCTCATGAGGATGAATATCAAAAGGAGTCACTGTTAAATATCCTGTACCATCTGTTTGTGCGTACCAAACAATAGGCGCGGTTTCATCTAAAACAAGTGCGCTACTATTAGGAGCCATACGTAAATTACGTGCTCCTGCTTCTCCATTAACTTTTATTACCTACATACGAGGAAGATACTGCGTACCCATCATTTGTGAAGGGATCATATTATTGTTATTATTGTTATTAGTATTAAAAAAATTAGGATATTGCATTTTCTCCTCCTTTATTCTAAGAACCGACCGCAATTAGGGCAATATTTGCAAACGCGCATGTTGTTTGCACGATCGAAAAAATAGAGATCAATATTAGCGTGATGCTTGTTATCGTAACAAAATCCACATTTTTCTTCTTCTTGTTGTGGCTATTCAATAGGTGCTAATTCTTTGTATTTGATCATTTATATCTATCCCTCTTATTTATTTTGTTAATTTTATTATAACATAGATTTAGGTAAATGTCAAGTATTTACCTATATAGAATGTATGTAAGGTATATAAAAAATGGATGTTATGAGAGAAAATGTCTATCGGTTATTTCTCTCATAGACTATGAGCTATTATTAGAGATAAAATCTAAGAATTTGCGCGCGATTTTAAATTTTTCATGAAATTTTTTATTTTATCTCGTCATTAAATAAGTAATATGGCTAGGCAAGAGTTAAGATATTTTCTCCCAATTTATTAAAAATTTTTTCATTATATGTTAATAATTAGAAAGATTGATTTTGATAAATCTTCCTAATTATATAATAATATTACCAATTAGAAGGAATACGTTGAGTTGCAATAGAAGTATGTTCTGAATTAATTATATCAATACCAGATTGGAAACATCCAATAAGTCCTGGCATATTTTGTGCATTTGTTAATAAATAAGGCTTAGTGATGTTATTTGGTTGACTAAAATTAAAATTAGAACAACAAATATTAGACATATAAGATTCATTTGTTGTATAAATAACATATCCTTGTGAGAAATTTTCCACATGTATGGCATCACCATTATACCAGCTATATCCTCCAATAATATTAATGGGCTAACTTGTTAAAATATTAAAGAATTTTGCTTGTGTATCAGGATAAGCATTTACAATACTTGCTCTATCAGCAAGTTGCATAAAAATAGATTCTTCAAAAATATTTTCTGCCGCAACATATCCATGAATATTTTGTAATATTGCTGCTCAACGTACATCAATACCAATGCAGTGGGCTTTTGCTGTATGTATTGTATAAGACATATTTTTACTTCCTTTATATGTAATTTAAGATAAATATCTTTCTATTTGTATGTCATAATATCATCGTAAAAATGAGGCTTTTTATACTAATAAAGACCTCCGAAGAGGTCTATTAGAGAGAGATTATATGGAACTTCTATTATGATTATATTATATCATAAAATTTTATTTTGTCAAATATTTGTTATATAATATGTAACTTAAACACATATCACCCCATTTTTCTCCTAATCTCCCTACTTATTTCTAGGAGGTGACTAATAATGATAAACGCAAAAGATTTTATATAGAAAGTTCGTATTCCATTACAACAGCAATGGGGCTATATATATGGTACATGGGGTCGTATTTGGACAACATAGCTACAACGTGCGTATTCCCAACCCTCTAAAACCAATTGGAAGAAAACAAAGCAATATGGTAGCCAGTGGATAGGCAGAATGGTGGCTGATTGTTCGGGGTTAGTGCGCTGGGCTTGCCATCAATTAGGTGAAGAAGTAGCCCATCATTCTCATTATTTATACACAGATTATTGCCGTAATAAGGGTAAGTTGATAGACGGATTACGGGCAGATGGTACTGAACCTCTTCCTGGCTCACTAGTTTTTCTGGTTAATGAGCAAGGCCGCAAGCACCATGTTGGTGTATATTGCGGTGATAATGTAGTTATCGAAGCCAAAGGCACACAATGGGGTATCGTAACATCATAGTTAGCTCACTGGGATGCTTGGGGAGAATTAAAGTGCATAAGTTATGATAATAAAGCGCCGGAAAAGCAAGATGAAATTGGAGTACAATATGCTATTACCACTAATCCTGGCAGTTATCTTAATCTGCGCGAAAGTCCTACGAAAAAATCTAAGGCAATCGCGCATATACCACAAGGTGCGCGAGTTATATTAATTGATAAGGAAATTTAGGATTGGTGGAAGATTAAGTATAATGGACATATAGGATACGCGGCAAGTGAATATTTAAAAGAAATTTAAAAAGAGAGGATTTCATCCTCTCTTTATTTTTTTATCTAAATGCTGTTCCTACCCAGCCACAATCACATTCATACCGGTATTGCTCAGGATAGGTAGTTAAAGTGACATCATTTCGCCGCCATAGCGGCCGACCACATTCAGGACATGCAACATTAACTTGTGTGCGTGCAGGTAAATAATTATCAGTATTAATTAATAATTTAAATTCTTCCCAAGTTTGTAATTCTTGATTAGTAGCCATATTCTTCCTTTATTTTAATTACATATGTTATAAGTTCAAGTAGCTAAGAAATGCTATGATTTTTTAAAAATTCTTCAATTTCATATGACATGTCATCTAATGCATTATCGTCATATCTACTCATATTATTCTCCTGCGATTAATTATCCTGCGCAATGTATTTATCACTCTTAAAAAGTTCAAAATCTTTTCCGAAATGTTCAATTAATCGTTCTACCCTATAATTATGTTTCTTACTAATCTTGTCGCCATAATTGTTAATAGTATCATATAGTCTATCTATTTGCTTATCAAGCGCATGGATAAACCAATTTGCACGATTAAAAAAGCTTACATCAAACTTATATCGCGCGCGAGCATATGCAATTTGTCGGCCTACCTTTTCATCCCACTCATCTTCCGGCGCACAAGTTGCTACACCACGGAATACATTATTCATTTTGGCTTTTTTCAAAAAAAGTTCCCGAGTGCCATCTAGAATAAATGGTAGCATACTGTCTTGTTCATTAATAAAATCTTCAAAAGCGCGCTTAGTATTTTCAATTAAACAAATTACTTTACGATTGTCTTTATCTACAATATATGTAACTTTCATTTTCTTAGGTTCTTCTGCACTAATACCATACTTCATTTTAATATCCTTCCTTATGTAAATTTTCATAGTCTACAAGCCGCGTACCACAAATAGGGCAATAACTAATTTTTAAATAGCTAAATCTGCCCCGCTCTCCTGTGCTAAAAACAAATTGTGCTGGAATACCAATATTATTCATAATATATGCCATTTCCATGTCATTATCAATAAGATACTCTTTATTTTCTAATTCGCAATATTTACACATTATCAGTTCTCCTTAATTACTGTCGCCATTCCAGTCCTCCACAGCTAGTTCGCGCATTTCTTCGGGATATTTGCTTGTAGTTTTGCCGCATTTTTTGCACTCAACCCAAACATATCCATCTACGTTTTTAACTTTTGCTTTTCCGCCACACTTGCAATGGTGTAGCTCTTCCTTACCCATTATTAATTATCTCCTTTAACTTTCACTACTTTGTGGACAATACTCAAATTGGAAATCCATATCACATTCGTCAATTTGGACTTTTAGTAAATCACATACACAAGTCCAATCATCAATTGACATATCCCACGTATGGAAATGCGGGCAATCTGTTGTACAATCTCGTGGAAATTTCTTATCAGCCATTTAAAATCTCCTTTGTTTTACTATAACTATTATATCATAATTTTAATAAGAAGTCAATTAAATACTTTTAATGGCTTGAACAATATAATCAACTACTTCTTTAACGCCTTGTACAGTAAGTTGAGCATTTTCATATGTAGCGGTTCGCGCGATTAGCATTTCAATACTGGTTCTTTTATCAGGAATAAAAATTATAATAATAATACTAATTACTGTAATAATTCCTGAAATAAACGTTAATTTTCGACATAATTTAACGACTTCATCGTCTTCATCCATATCAACAAAATAAAGTATTAATGCAATTATCAAACATGCTACTGATATAAGTAAAGTTACAGTAGCTACGCCTCGAATACTATCCAATACATTCATCCAATAGAATATAGATGGATTAATAATATAATTATTCATTTACTTCTTTCCTTTCTCCATTTGCACAAAAGAAATCCTCTGGCGGCATCCAGTCATAATAAGGATCGTCAACACGACCAGGACATTTATATAAATCATCCGGCCATTCTATATCTCCATTTTTATCAATTTTAGGATAATATTTACAATCCCGGCATTGTACAATTTCAATTGGTTCGTATTTTTTATCAAAAACTACCCATTCAAATGTAGTTTCTAGATATTTAAATTTCTTATAAAGATCTTCTTCTAATTCTACGGGATACCATTTTTCTTGTTTTTCAATAGGAAGTCGTTTTGGATTGTAATGCTGATCAGGTACAGATAACATTGGTCGAATAAAACATTTATAAACTTGCATTATATTTCCTCCGTTTATTCATGAATAATAAATACTCTCTCTTTATAATGATTACAGTCATCTTGTGTATCATAATCACAATCAGTTAAGGTTCGTACACCAACTACTTTAAAACCATCATACGGACCATCTTCCCATGAGGCAACTTGTACTTCTGTGTTGCAATTAATCATATTAGTTTCTACCAAGTCATATAAATACTTATATAATTCAGATACAGTCATTTTATTTTATCTCCTTTATTCTCTATATGTATCATAAATTTCAACAATTTTTGTTACATCAGCTGGAATGTAATCTCGTCCGTAACTTAAAGAAGGTGATATTACATAATCCATATTATAATATTCGTTATCTAACGTTTTAATACATTCATCTAATGAATCAAATTCTCTAACACAGCCTGCGCGTGGCCAATCACTAGTTTTAAAAATCCAAAATTTCATCTATGCCGTGACCTCATTCATAATCTTTCTTCTCTTTTATTTTATTCCATCCCAATAATTCTGCTAATCCGCCCCATATATTATCAATAGCGTCTTGTTTTTCTTGCGGCAGAGTCGCTATAAAATTATTTGTTGTTATATAAGGACACCATTCCGGTGGTGAAGAATCTGGATTAACTTTAAATGAAGTAATATCTAGAACTTCCGTTTCTTTTGAGAATGAAGGATATCCGCATGCTATTAAATTATTTAGTTGTGTAATATACAAACATTCCTTACAATGCGCGGGCACCTGTATTTTCATCAAGCCATCTCTCCTCTAATTGTTGTTTAAAAGTAGGTTGAGCAGACCAACAACGCCAAGTTTTATTATAATTATATATATCATAGCAAGTTGGTGTATCCGCACCAGAAGTATATATCAGACATGCAGCTATATCTTTTACTACTCGCATAAGTCTAGGACCAATAATAGTATGTGGAAGCACCTCTACCCAAACATGATGCATGCTATCCGCTTCTTCAATAGTTAATAAACGTGCATTAATAATTGTAGGCGCTTCTCTAATTAAAGCTGAGCCGCAAAGCAAGCTAATTGCTTCGGCCGATATGTTTCCCATATTTGTGCTAGAAAGTAATTTCTTCATTGCTTCTTGGTATTTGTCATATAAGTCATCAGCATCAATTAATCGCATTCCACTTCACCGACCTCCCCATTTCTTATTCGCAATTGTTGACTTTATATTCTTTAATTCATCAATAATTCCAAAATGGCTATCACCGTGGCAGTCCTTAAACAATACAAAACAAATCAGTGTAGCGGCAATTACCACCAAATCTATGTGAATCCATTTAAGAATATCAACAAGTTCATCCATTCGTCTCACCGACCTTTCTTTCATTCTCCGTCAGCGCAACAACAGGCATTTCTTAATAAATAATTCAGTAATATTTTCTCTCTGTTAGCTGGTGTGTTGTAAGCATCTCTAATCGTATTGAACGCATCAATAAACTGCTCTTCCTGCCCTTTCAGCATTGCAAGTATTTCCTGCATGACATCAGTTGTTACAAACATTTCGTGCTGACCCATACTTTTAATTATAGCAAGTTGATCTTCAATCATTCTAGTCATTACGTATCGTTCATCAATCATTCCATTTTACTCCGTGTATTTCTTCTGTTGTAGGTTTCCTATTAAATAATTTAACTTTTCCCATAAGATACGCGGGTTCATGTACTTCTACTGGTGTCAAAATCCACATAGGTGTTGTGTCTTTATACCATAACATGCAAATAGGATCTCTTCGCGGATTGTTTTTCCATTGTTCCCATTCATTTTTAGTAAGTTCATGAAGTTCTTGCTCTTTTAATAATTCATATGCTTCCTTTAATGCCCAAACTGGGACACAGTCTATATATAATTCATCACGCCATTCAGCAAAATTAATATGTTCTTTAAGTTCGTGCATTACCATATATTTACGTAATTCTTTTGCTCTATCAGTCATCTCATTTTAACCGCCCTTCCTTTGTTCAATAGCATTATTTACAAGTATTGTATCCTGCATTATAGCATGCAATGCATCTATATTATGTTGCAATTCCGCAATGCGTTCTGATAAAAGTCTCTCCTTCTCATCTGTGAGCGACTTAATTATTTTATTCTGCTCTTTCAACAGTTCCATCGCATCCTTTAAAAGCATTTCAATGCACTCATTGTATGGATGCCCAGCATCATATGGACAATCTCGACAAGCGTCTGGAACATGACAGGTGCATCGTTCGATTGCGTAAATGACACTTTCTACGTCAGCCATCCCACTTCACCTTTCTCCCGCACTTGTAACAATAGACATTGTTCCTGGTTATTTCTTCCTTGCATATACCGCAGTAATACTTTTTTATGAATTGTACTGGAAAAGCATATTGAGCAACTATCGGTTTCACCGCTTCCTGCTCTTTCAACAAATTTTCCAGTAAAGCCCAAGTATTTATAGCATAGTTCCGTAATTCATCATAGTATGGTTCATCATCTTCACTGCACATTTCACTCATGTGCAATAGATGCATAATAACTTCCTTTTGTCCCTCAATTACTTTTTTATTATCAATCATCCTAAGTTACCTTCCTCTCATATTTAGGACAATCATTATTCATGCGCGGACAAGTAATTTTTTCATTTATTTTTGTTTCTATAATTGGATCAAGATATTGTTCAATAATATGAGCAATATAATCTTCTTGGCGTTCATACATTTCTGCAAATATTTTATTCATATCCTCATAAGATACTATTCCGCCGCTATTCATTTTTTTATTATTTTCTGAATTATTTAGTGCTGGTTTTTCAAAATCTTCATCATTAAGATATGCATTACAATTTATACATTTATATTTATATGAATTACTTAATTCTCCTAAATATCTTACATAATTAGCATTATGACATTTAGGACAAATTTTATTTGCTACTTGCATAATTACCACCTTTTATTCAGGTATAGAAAATTCTTTTTTATTATTAAAAGGAAAACGATTAGGGACATCAATCTGTCTAAAAATTGCGCCGCAACGTTTACATTGCCTAGGCTCAATCATATCATGTGGAATAGTAGCTATTCCTTCAGCTAATGGTACTTCTGTTATATCTATAATATCATAAATAATGCGCCCGCAATTACTACATACGGGCAAAAATTGAATTGTTGCAAAATCTTCTGACATTTAATATACTCCTATTTAAGTTACTTCCACTGACTTAATTATATAATCATAATTCCATCCAATCTGATCTTCTGCCAGCCGCAAATCCTGTTCAATTTCTTCAGCTGTAAGATTATACGGACTCGATAATTCCAATTCTACTATGATTGTCATAAGCTTATCTCATGTTATTTTATTATGTTATTTGAATTACTGACACCAATCATGTCTTGCCTTGTGAACGTAATCCATTAGATCATAATCAATCCAGCTGGGTTGATAAACCGGAAACCCACAATTTACAAGCTCGATAATGTTTTCTGTATATCTTTCTTTTGCGTTCATCAGGGCTTTGTAATCTTTATTTAATCCAGTTCGATCATATCGTTCCTGTAATCTAGCAATCCATTCTTCCTTAAATCTAACTTCTGGACAAAATACAACAATCTTGCCAATATTTTCCATTGAAGGAACAAATTTCAGACAATTAATAACAACCTTATGTGAGCTGGTGAATACTGTATATCCTTGACTTGCTAAATGTAAAGCAACATTACAATACGGAATATACCAGTCTTCCGCTCTATAATCGCCAATCCAAAAGCTTCCGCTTTCCAGATCAATACAGTTTTCTTTTCCGGCACAGGAACTTTTTCCGATTCCTTGATACCCGATCATGATTAAACCTTTCATCTAAATCTCCTTTATATTAGTTAAATTTCTTAGGCCATGCGATTAACCAATGTTTTCCTACCCATATAAAGAAATGAAAATACTTCTTCTCATTCTGCGGAAGCATCGGATGATAAAACCATTTGAATTTATTCGTCGCACATTGGCGTTTGCATATAGTAATCATCTTATACTCCTATTTAAATTACAGCCATAAGTGTAATATAATTTTTTTCATCTATAAATATTCTGCTGGCACATCTGATGATATAAACATCTATCACATTCATAACGAGTGCAATATTGACAAGGATAAAAATTCGTTCCTAGCGACCGCGAGGCTAATGCATCGGCGTATCCCTTCTTATATCCTTCTTGATAGCGTCTTTCACCATATTCTACTTCATTTTCTAATTGACGCTCATTTAATGTATCTTCTTCTTCAAACCAATGTCTTTCAGTAAGTCCCATATTAATTTCTCCTTTCTATGATTATTATACCAAAAATTAAAAAAGAAGTCAAGAAACTGACTTCTTTTTAAAATTTCTCCAAAATTTTTGAACATATTTTACGCCAATATAAATCCTTTTAGCCCAATAGTCAATAATATAACTAGCAAAAGGCCATACTAATATAATATACAAAATAATTATTCCAAACATTATAGTTCACCTTCTAACAATAACTTTTCTAAATCACTTTTATCTGTAATTAGCGCGCCACTATTAGTATATTGACCGCGCGCAACTTCTGTCATAGGACGATGCGCTGGATGCGCGAAAAGCTTATAACCGCAATCCAGTAATTCTTGTCGAAAAAATGCAGATTGTGTTGAAAGAATTAGCGGCTTACGCTGAAAAAAAGCAATCTCTGTTTCACGATAGCAGCGGCAAACAATGCCTTCTTTTAAAGGAGAATCAAGGCGAAAGATAGCATCAATAAGGCCGTTGTAATCCTCAAACCAATGAAATTCTTTATTCATCATCATCCTCCCATTCTCGTTCAGTAATTTGTAAGTCAGTATAACCTTTATCGCGCAAATCCATACCAAATCTTACCGCATAAATAAAATCATCTGCATCAAATAAATCGCGGCCAATAATAGCATCTTCTGGGCATTCACATAGATTATAAACTGAAAAATTACCCTGAAAATTATCATGATCCCATTCTAGTTCCTGGGATTCTATACCATAATCTTCATATTTTCTAGGCCGTTGTGTTAGTGTCATTGGAAATAATTTTTTATCCATTTGGTAGCCTCCATTGAATTTCAATGTCTATGTTATGATGTGGATTAGGGCTTGCTGATTCAAAAATAATATTCCAAATATAATGATATTGTAATAATACAGCAAATAAATAATCTTTATCAATAGCATCAAATGAAAAGCAAACACTATCTGCATCATTATTTGCGGCATCAATAATTGCAACTGAAACATCATTTAAAAGTTTCTTTTGCCGCTCAATTCTTGCTTTTATAGTAGGTCTATAAAGACAAACTTCATATGCATCTATCATATATTATGCTCCCCAAAAAATAGTTAAAGTACATGCATATACATCATCATAAGCCATATATGGTTCACTTGCATCACATTCATAAAAAGCTTCTTCAAGCGCGGCCATAATTTTATATTTTAGCTTTGGTGGTATCCGCACAGTGATATTACGCTGATCTTTCTTCGCAGCCTCAATAATTTTTTCTTCAATCATTTTCATATATTCATCATAATATGCTTGAAGTTTCTGAGTAGAAGGCATTAAATCATTAGCTTCCATTGCGTTAATCATCTTTATTAATCTCCTTATCTTAATTTTGGCGGTTTTTGTATAGTAGTATTATGATTATCTTTAGTCATATGTAATTGCAATAATTCTGCATCAAGTTTATTTACTTCACATTGTAAGAAATTAATTCGTTCATTTTTTTGTTGTAATAATTCATCATACAGTTGGATTATTTTTTGTATTACTTGCATAAAATCTCTATGCTGTTGTTCTCTATCATCGTCAAGAAACATTTTTTACTCCTTTTTCTTTTATTATATCATAATTTTTATTTTGAATCAATTATTTAATAGATCTGATTTACTTCAATAATATTCCCACATTTATCACATTTATATAAGTAATTTGTAAAATATTGATGTCCTACTGCTTGATAAAATTCATAGTTGCCGCCGCATATTTGACATATACCATTATTGTATAGATCATTAGAAGCACAACTTTGAATAAACAATACAATTATTATTAATAATATAAGTAACGCTATAAATTGCCAAGGTATATCACTTGTTCTTCTCATTATTAGTTCCTCCTACTACTTTTGCATCGGCTGAAATTGTTAAAATATCAGGAGTATTAGGCGTTCGTGCCTGTATTGTAAATGTAATTAGATTATCATCAAGCATTCTCTCTCCTAAATTCCGCGCGAGATTATTTTTAATACTCTCAGAGAATTTTTGATATACTTCTTTATGTTCTACCACAACCTCTCTAACACGAACAATAGGCGCGGGCGTAGTTTCAATATTAATTGTTTTATTTAAAGTTGGGTCAGGTTTATTTTCTAAGCTAGACCACTCATCTTCTACATATTCAGAAAATTTATAAATTGCAACTTGAAATGCTGTAAGCGCTAGTAGTAGCCGCAAACCGCCATTAGGAAATTGGAAAAGATCAAAGATAGCTACAATTACTAGAAAGAAATTATATACTGCAAGAAATAAACTACTATATTTCCAAAATTTTTTCATATTAATTCTCCTTTAACGCGCAATTCGTTTTAATTGTAAAACATAGGACAAAGCCTATTCATAAGTATTATATAAATGATAGCCAAAATCATCTTGCTATTCTAGCGGGCGAGCTACAATTGGTTTGCCCCACTATAAATTAGTTTCACTAATACAATATTCATTATTATATAAATTAAATTTGTATAGAATCTACTCACCTGGCTATGGCAACATATATTTATTATAAGGTTTAATAATATATACTTTACTATTCATATTTTGTAAATGTTAGCTGATCATAGAACTCGCCAATTACATTAGAAGCGCGGTTATGGATGCGGTCAAAATCTTCGCCAATCCAATTTGTTACACATTCTTGAAATTCTTGTTCAGTTAAACCAGGATTGCCATTTAGCCATTCTTTTAAATCATAATCATATTCTTTTTCAATTAGGTATGTTGCTTTAATCTTCATTTTTACTCCTTTCAAAATTTTGCGGCGCAGCCGCTAAAAACTTTTATTTATTATAATTATTATTTATTTATTTATCTATTATATATCTATTATGGGTAGCAGAGTGCTACCTTTTCTAATGCAAGGTGCTACCTTTCAAAGGTAGCAGAGTGAAGTATCTTTTCAAGGTGCTACCTTTAAACATTACTAACGAAAAGATTCAGAGTGCTACCTTTTAATTGGAATGAAAAGATTCAGAGTGCTACCTTTCGCGTCGAGTATCAAAAATTTGATCATATAAATAATCATAATTAACATAAATAGTATCATCTTCACATGTTATCCATCCCATATCTTCTAAATCTTTTCGCGCTTTGTAATACTTATCTTTTGCCATCCCAGTTTCATCTAATACCCATTTTTGAGATAATCGGAAATTACCTTCTTTAACTTCAATTAATAAATACATGATTTTTAAATGATTGCCATGCAAGCCATCTAAATGATTATTAATATATCTACGTATAAGAGAAGGAACTTGGCTGAAATATAATCCTTCGGGATTATCTTTTGAATATGTTCCTTTATAATTCCATTTATCTCCACGCGCGGCAACGAGTGGAGCATTTTTGCCTTTATCTATTGGCATATAGGATCATCTCCTGTTTAAGTTTTAGTTTATTTATGAATTAATGGCAATATTGCCTCCCTTAATTCAACAGTATCTTCAAAAAAATATACGGCTCGATTAGGATATTTATAATTTGGTTCAATTTTTAGAACTTTAAAACCCATATGTTCTAATTTATTTGCTACCTTCTTAGAGTATACTACATAATATAACATAGCATCATCTTCCTTGTTTTAGTTTAAATTAATTTTATCCCAAAATGCTTTTAATCGAATAATTTCTTGTCGTAAATCTTGTTCTGTTTCTGCGGAAAGTCGAGTCTTTCCATGCCACCATTTACTAATAGTTGTAGGATCTCTTCCAATATTTTTAGCAATAAATGCTATTGGTGTTCCCGCCTAAACTACATATTGCATTGCTTCTTTTGTTGTCATTTTTTACCTCCATAATGAACGTGCACTTACCTACCCTTGGATTGGGGAAAATGCGCTAAAATTATTTTATTTTTTATATACATCTCCATAATTAAAATCATCATAGTAATCATACTTACTCTTTTCATCTTCTTGTACTTTCCAATTGCTATAAAGTGCTTCCATATAATTTACAAATTCTGTTCCACAAAAGCTACATGTATGCCGGAATGTGTTTTGCCGCATCATACAATTACTACAATACCAAGCATTATTTTTCTTCCTTAGATACGCTACCATCTTTAATCACTCCATCATAACTTAAATCGCAAGCACATTCTTGTTTTGTTTTACAAAGTGGGCAATAGATATATTTATTTTCGTAGATATCCTCGCGGCCATAATACAATAAAGCCCCACATTCGACACAAGTGTGTATGGAGGCTAATGGTTGTTGACAAATTACTTTCATAGCGGCAGTAATACTTCTAGATAATCAGGTTCAAGACCAAGGAAATCTGCTACACAATATTCTGCATCTTCCAAAGAAGGATTCTCGCTATTACAAATCTCAGCCAACTCGTCTTGGCAATTCTTCACCCAAATTGCGGCTTCTTCATAAGAAATCCCATCACGATTACTAATTAGTTCAATAATGTCATTTAGCTCCATAAAAATCCTAAATACCTCCCTAATTCTTCAAATGTTTTAATAGTAAAATCTTTTTGTTCTTGATTCAATTCATTTACGCGTGCAAGCCATTTATCATGTAATTGTTTTAAAACTTCATCCTCGTAAGCATAACGAACAATACTAGGATCCGCGCGCTTTACACGTCGATGTTCTTCCAAAGCATGGAAATAAGGTTCATCATACTCATTACGAGTTTCTGCCCAATCTTCTTGCAATGATTCTAATTTATCCGCCATTTCATGCAGCCATGTTTCCCATTTTTCAGGTGTTTCAAATGGTGCAATTCCGGGATAACTCATACCTTCATCCGCGAGTTTACGTAACATAGCGGGTAAAAGTGTTAGAAGATAATGATCAAGATCCCATACATCACTTGCGGCAAAACCTTTGGTTGCACGTTGCCATGCGGCCTTACAATTGTCCCAAGCGTGAGAAAAGAATTTCCAAGGATGTTTAATATAATATATGCGTCTTAATGGAAAATCCTTTAAGGTATTCAAACTATTTTTCATTTTATACCTCCTTTCTTCTTTCCTATATTATAACATAAAATTAGGGGCAAGTCAAATACTTGTCCCTAATAAATGAATGATAATGGTTAATTTTTAATGCAATTCTTCACAATGCTAAACAGATTGATTTGCACATTCTTGCCGCAAACCTTAACTTCATCGCAATCTCTAATCTTAGGGCAGGAAGGCGTAACCTTTGGACATACTACCTGTGGCTGTACAACAACAATTGTTGGCTTACAAGGTTTACAAGGATGGCAGGGCTTACAAGGCTTTGGCGTAGGTTCCGGGGTAGGTTCTGGCTTCTTACACTGTGTCCAACCCGCGGCAAAACCAAGATCATATTCACCATCAAAGTCCCAATCACCCATATATAGATTAAAAGTATCGGTCTTATTTACTGTAATAGTGCCTACATTCCAAGTAGGTACATTAGTCTTAAAAAACTTATGTCCTACATTTTTATCTTCAAAATACATAGTTGCCATAATATAATCCAGTGCGCCATTAGGCACGTAACCTAGTGTATCTTCAACTACTTCCGCCACTACTTCCTCATATTGCGAAAAAATCTTTACAGTAGTGCGAATAGATGTAAATCCACCAAGCTGCCCACTTGTACTAGCAACAAAAGATTGTAGTCCCTTTTCGCGCACTAGTCCATTTTCTAGAAAACCACGAATATATGGCTTAGCGGGATTCTGCGGCCCCAGATATTCTTCTACCTTTTCCGGCCCTAGAATACCAGTTACATGCTGATTCGTTGATAGCGCCCATAGCGCATCTTCTGTGGTGGTATAAGCAAAAGCAAACATTGGAACAAGGGTAATAGTAACCATTAGTAGTAGAGCGACAAACTTCTTCATTTTCTTAATCTCCTTTATTTCTAAATAAATATATAAAATAAAATAGTAACATTAGCATTGCCATAACAGCTTGTGTAGCTGCCATTATTGTATTTGCTCGCGCAATTACTTCCAAATAACGTAAAGCTTCTTCAACCATTAAAACATACCCAATCGTCTTCGTTCAAGTATTCAATAGATTCAGCGCCATCATATTCATGCAAACGCCATATTTTATCCACAGGTACCCATTCAATCATATCAGGCTTAAAGCCGCCAAAATAAAGAAACTCAATATCATATCCCAGAGAACGAATAAATTCTTGCGCCGCCTTATTTTCATCAGTGCCGCGCATACGAATCATTCTAATCTCTTCCTCATCCAAGGAAAGATACCAGCGGATGATACGAGAATCATAGGCAAGTCGCAGATCATTATGATCAGTTGCCCATCCGCTTCCAAATCCATGCGAAACAAGCACAGCATATGCAGAATGATCTTCATTATAATACGGTACAATCTTCTCCATTTACTTAACTCCTTCCATCATTATCTGCTCGTTATAATCATACTTATTCAATTCTTCTACTAATTCTTGTTCATCTAGAACAATAGTAATATGTTGCGCGCGAGCATAATGAATACAACTTGCTACCGTAGAATTTTCCATACTATTTGGTAGTAACCACATTACATCACTAGCTTCCAACATCGCTAACTCAATAGGTAAATAACAACATGGTGCTAAATGACAAGGTAATGAGACAACAGGATTAAGAACTTCCGCTCCTGCTTCGCGCGCAAACTTTTCCGCTTGTTTAGCCTGTTCAAATTGTTGCGGTGACGCCGCAATAAATACCGTTACCATATCTATCACCAATCCATGTGCGCATACTTAGTAATGCCGCAAAGATTAAGCGGGGTAACATTGTAATATTCTGCAACCTTCCTACTCATTGGCATATCAAGTAGTCGCTGTAACGGAATCTTATCTAGATTAGGATCGTGCGCAACCATATCAGAAAGATACTCACCAAAAGTAGGATAAACGGGTACAGGATGATCCTTAACCCATGTTGCGACAAAATCCTCAGCTTGGGTAGGATGATTTAGTGACCAATCAAGCCAATCTTCTGCATAATCACTATTTGCGGCATCAATAAAAGGATTATCTTCATCAGGGCATTCATTGATCACGCGGTTAAAATTCTCACAAAATTCCTTAAAAGTCATATTTTTCTCCTTTCCTTTCTTTATATATATTATAACATAATTTTTATTATTAGTCAAATAATTACCACTTAATACATAATTTTGAACAAGAAAACCAAGGAATATTGGTATTTTCATAGCACTCACACCACTGATGCTGATCATCTCTATAATATGCTATTCTAAAATTTTTTCTTCTAAGATAATTAATAAAAGTGTCTGTAAAATTATTATTATTTAAAATAATACTAAACCTACCTGCTTGCGCAGCGGTTATAATTTGATTAAGTTCTTCTACAAAAACCACTTCAATTTTCGCATCACATGCTTGCAATGCCATATTATGTAGTTCAGTTGCATCCATTTACTTTTCCTCCTTAAAAGAATCCGCGCGGCTTCGTCGGGATAAGCAACCCGATCGGCTTGCCGAGCGGGTATGCCCCGACGAAGGGCACCGCGCACCTGTATTTTAATTGTTAATTACAAAATGAAAATGAAATTATCGTAGTTTCTCATATGCATATCCTCTATCGGTGGTATAATGAATATGTTTAATCCCTAATTCTTGAATTGCGGCAAAACAAGCATCACATGGTCTGCTCATGGCAATAGTACCATCTTTCCATTCTCTATAAATATAAAGATGTACGCGCGAAAAATCAATATCCAAATATTTAATCTTAGATAATGTTAAAATCTCCGCATGACCCTTAGAAGGCAAATACCTATTGCCGCTATTCTTAAATCTATGCACATTAAACTTTGCCTGAGCAGTATGCGTCTTATCGCTATTGCAACCTTTTGCAAGTATTGTGCCGCGATAAACCGCAATGCAACCTATACGTGCAGAACCGCAATAGCTAGCTTCCAATGATACTTCGCGCGCAATACGAAACAAGTGGGGGTCATTCATAATTTCTCCATCCTTTATTTTTTCTTACAAATATATTATAACAAAAAATAAATGAAATGTCAATCATCACAATGATAACTACCAAAATCAGTGATTACTACATTATCACCAATCAAACCAACATTTCCCATATGCAAATCATTAATACTAAATGCAGTACAAAAATCAGTTAATCTATTAAATACATCTTCTCCATATTGCATGAAGAACCACAGCCCAACCTGCTTATTCCGTTGCGTAAGCGGGCTATTGCACTTATTAATATAATCTTGTTGTGCGGGGCTACCTTTTTCCGCATATCTCACATCGCATTGTGCGCGCTCATATCCATATAACCGAATTGAAATTTCAAATTCTCGTTCTTCGGATTCAGCCGCGTCTAGAAATTCTTCATTACTCAAATTAGTATAATAACCCTCAATATCATGCGCCCGCACAATACGCCTATACTCACCTAAATAAACAGCTTCGGTAAAATATGACGCTAGTCCGTAATGCTTGGCTTCCTTATAAATCTCAACTTCGCGCGCAGAACTACTGTCGCCCCATTCATCATAATCAATATCCCACTTAACAATATACGGGTAGTCATTTTGGGTATCAATTAAGGCCGCACGAGTAGCGCCGCAGGCTACTTCCGCATTATCAAATACCCAATCTTCATCGGTATCATTATGAATAAGAAAATTTTGAAATGCTAACGACTGTTCGCGCAGATCATCAAGTAAATCACAATAATGTTCAAATACCATTTTCTTATTCATACTATCATGCTCCTTTCCTTACCTTACATATATATTATAATATAAAATTTAAAAAAAGTCAAGAAGTGGGTGAAAAATAAACTATGGGGATGTAAGTACGGATACCTCTATGTAAACAAAAATAAAAGAAATAAGAAAAAGGTAGGCAAAAAATAATTACGAAAAAACAATAGCGCGAAAAAAATTTGTAAACGACGTCGTGTAGGAGGGACGATCACTAGAAAATAGGGGTAAAAATGAGTGTGTGCGCATAATTTTTAACTCTTGTCAAGTATTTGACTATTACAATTTTGTTTTGGGAAATGGAATTTTATGTATAATCGGGGAAATTTTCGGGACATTTGAAAATGAAATTGCAAATTGAAATTTTAAAATGAAATTGAAATTGAAATTGCAGCTTATTTAAATATATATGTAATAAAAAAATGTAGAAGTTTTTCATGTGGAAATAAAAGAAGCGTGGGTATGGTCCAAAATCTTCTACATTTTTTCTTCTACATTTTAATTATCTATTAGTATAAATGTAGATTGCGCGTTCGCTACGCTACCGGGCTTCGCCCGCTACGCTTCGCTTCGCGTATAATATATTTACTTTCCGCAGCTACGCTGCTTCGCAGCTTCGCAGCTACAAGTAAATATATTATATATATAAGAAATATATATAAGGAAAAAATTGGTATATTTTTTTGACTACCTACTAATAGGGGCATAGGGTGTAGTCAAAAAAATATACCTTTTTATTACTACAATTTTATTTTAATTAAAAGAGTAAAATGTATGTAATAGAGGATAGATTTTCTACTTTTCATTAGAAAAAAATATTTACCAAATATTTGACATATATTATAAATTATGCTATAATATAAGTGACAAAGAGGAGTGAGTCTATGAATAAACTTACCGTTACAGATTTACAATAGCAACAAAAATTAATTTTTCGTCGCGGTGACTATAATATTATTGATTGCGGCATACGCACTGGAAAAACTTATTGGGCGATGAACAATTTACAGCAATTTACTAGAGATGGTAAACTTGGTCGTATTTTATTTCTAGTAGATACTACCGCTCTAAAGGATTAGTTACTTGCAAATTATAGTGACAGCTGCATGGAAGCGGATGATATGTGGCAGCATTAGCCTAATACTTGGGACGGATAGAGTAATAATAAAATTGGCGTAATGTGTTATCAGAGGCTAGGCATGAAGTTTATTAAGCAAGAGACAGATTTTTTAAAAGAGATTGATGTTATCTGTTGGGACTAGTGTGATAGTATTTTTGATTTTGCTACACAAGCATTTGTAAAAGCACGTAAAACTGACTTCGCTAGACGAGATGTATCTAATGCAGAAGTCCTTTCAGTTATTCAACAGATGTCTACTAAAAAAGAATATATGCCGCTTATATTGTTAGGCGAATGGTAGCACATTATTTAGTTAGGCGAGATCATGTGTATTGGCTTGTCTGCTACACCTGAACGCGCGTATACCTATTATAAATCATTAGTAAGCGCGAGTTATCAAGGCAAATTATAGATGGGCTATCGCGTAGCTAAGGATATATATTTTTGTAATATTATAGAACATATAAATCAATTAGTCCCAGTGGCAGGACATGGATACTGGTGCTTTTCTCCTTTAATCGAGCCTAATCAATAGCTTGTTCGTGCAGCTCGTGCGCGAGGCTTTAACGCTATTGAATTACATTCTTTACAAAATACTGATAAGCCGATGGATGACTAGCAAAAACGAGTATATAATATGATTGTTGCTACTGGCTTAATTCCGCCATAGTATGATTTTGTGATTGTTAATCGAGCTCTTGCGCGAGGCATCACAATTGTTGATAAACGCTTTGACCATGTAATTATTGATTCTGTTAATCAAGTCGATAGAATACAAGCAGCGCGCCAAACATTTGAATATCAACGACACTTGAAAGTTTTAGCGCCTGAGATTCCAGCTTAGTATTTAAATACATGGCTGCCTGTATAGGTTTGCCGCGAGTTAGCTGAATATATGAATGTGCCGTAGCTTGATAATAAAAATAAAAATTGCGCGCGTATAATGACGTGGAACAAATTAAAAGATTATTTGCCAGTAATGGGCTATAATGTTGAGCAAAAAAGAAAAAAGATAAATGGAAAGATAATGCAATGCTATTATATTACTGGTGAATGGCATGATGTAGAAATAAAAGATAATGAATTCTTATAGCTCGTAGCAGCAAAAGAAAATGAATAAGCGCAGCTTGACTGCGCTTATTTTTTATTTGTAATTTTATATACATAATATATATGAAAGATATTTCAAAGAATTGTATGAACTGAAAATATAGTTTTTATAAATTTAAAACTAATTTTATTATACCACAATCCCAGCTCTATGTCAAGTATTTCTCCCGCAATTATTATACTTAGAGCTCGTATGCGCGGGCAGCTTATTACTTGACAAATAATTTAAAATATGTTATAATAAAATTAGTTTTTAAAAAAAATAAATAAATTTTATTTTTAATTTAATTATATCATAAATTTTAAAATAAATCAAATAATTATTTAAAATAAAATAAAAATTATTTCCAGCTTGACAAATAATATAAATTATGTTATAATAAAATTAGATTTTATTTTAAAATAAAATTTTTTATATAATATCCCATTATATTATAATATAAATTAAAAAAATTTGTCAAATGTTTAGCAGCTGCATATTAGGCAAACCCAGCTTCCAGCTTGTCAAGTATTTGACGCAGCTCCCAGCTCGCCCAGCTTCTGATGCAGCTTTCCAGCTCCCTCGCGCCGTGCGGGCGTATACGTATAATTTATACCTCTTCCTCCTTGATGTACTTTTATTATTCAGTATTCATCATATATTAACTAGTAAAATTTTTTCCAGCATAATAAAAATATATTATTAATAATAATTACTATTATATAATTTATTTAGTTTAATATTTATAATTATATAGTATTATATTGCAGCTTGTAGATAATTTTAAAAAATAGAATTTAATATTTGTCACTTAAAATATTTTAGCTTTTATTTTGTAACTTCCAGCTTTCCAGCTTATTTGTATTTAGATGCAGCTTTTTCCAGCTTTCCAGCTTATCTCTCCTTCCTGATGTATTTTTATTATACCATAATTTACATCTTGCGTCAAGTAGTTAGTTGTGTCTAACTTTAACACATTAAAGTGATAACACTTTATCATAGTAAAGTAGTTAGATATGACTAAGTGGAAATTTAGATGTTTAACATCTAATTTTTTAAGTTGACATTTTATTTAAATATGATATAATGATTATGAAAGTGAGGTAAGAAGTTATGGAAAAGATTTTAAACGCAATAATAAAAAAGTTGATTAAACAAGGATACGTGATCGAAATTGAAGATAGTGGAGTTGTGCAACTTCTCATCATGAAAGATAATGTTGATGATATTAAAATTAATATAGGGGTAGAATAGCTCTACCTCTGACATTCTTTATTTAGATGTTTAACATCTAAATTTTTTTATTGACTTTATTATATTTTTATGTTATATTATCTATGAAAGTGAGGTGTGTAGTATGTGGAAAGAAACAACTATTTGGTGCGTAGAATGGGACGGTACAAATATTTGGGGACAAGATTGCACTGGAAACAAATATTTTGATAATGAATCAGAAGCAAAAGAGTTTTTGGAAAAAGTCAAACAGCATGAAGGAATTAATTATATTTGCTATAAAAAAAGCACTGTGATGAGAAAGGAAGGTTAAAAGATGAAAAATTTGGTTATGACAAAAATGACGGTAGACCAGAAATATTATCCTTTATTTGATGCGTATTGCCGCGCGTGTGGTATACTATTTCGTTTATGCGGTGGCGGTTTCAAAGGTGGATTTATTAAGAACGGAAAAGAATATGTAATTTATAATATTTGGCCTTGCGATTATGATTTTATGCGCTTGATGATGGAAGATCTCCCGTACTAAGCGGGAATTTATTTTAGATGTTTAACATCTAAAAGTTGGTGTTGACTTTTTTAATAATATGATATAAAATACTTTTGAAAGGTTGGTGGATTTGATGATTAAGTTTGAAAATGGAAAAAAGTATAAATATGAACACATGGATTTGGTAGCATTATTTGGTTGCTTAAATACTTTGGCTATTATTGCTTGGAATAAAGGCGCATATGTGGGGTTGCCTGTTAATGTAATTGGGCTATTTTATGATTTGAAAAAAGGATGTCATATTAATAATATAATTATGCGGTTGTCTTTAATTGTGATGAATATCTATTTTCTCACGCTGTGAGAAATAGAAATTAGATGTTTAACATCTAAATAAATAAATTGACATTTTTAGAATCTCATGATATAATCCTTATGTAAGAAGTCAAGGACAAGACTATAAAACCGGAAAGGATTTAAGTATGTATAAATACGAAGAAGAAATTCAGAAGCGCATCGAAGAATTTAACTGGGAAGAAGAGTATAAGACTTGGAATGTTGATGATAATAAGGAAACAACTTTGAAATTAACACTTAGTTTTTTTAAAATGAATCTTAGTCAATATGCTTGTAAAGTATTGGCACGTGATTATACTTATGATGAGCACGGAATTTATAAAAAAGAAACAGATACATTACCTGTTATGTCAATGCCTGTTGCAGATACTTCTAACTTACCGCATAAAAATGGATTATACTTTATTGGAATGATTGGAATTAATCCTAATGGGCAGAAGTATCATTTAGTAAAAGTTGGTTATTCTTCTGATATTCATGATAGAGTTGCACAATATGCTTCATATAATCCTATGCTGTATATTGGCGGTTATGTTAATCCTGCAACAGAAAAACATGAAAAGATTTGTCATAAGTATTTAGAAAAAAGGGCAATTGCACGAGCACAAAATACAAAAGAGTGGTATTATGTAAATGAAGAAATGTATTATGAATTGTGCAATATTTTTTCTAATAGAAATGAATTTATTAAAATTATGTTGGAAATGGTAGAGTAATCTACCATTTTTATTTTAGATGTTTAACATCTAAAAAAGAATGAGCGCATGCGCGCTCATTCATCCACTGTGTTAATATGTATCCAATAAGTATCTGTATTTGTAGATATTACAATACAATCATCTATCATTTCTTCATCTTCAATTTTTTCCTCTGGGCCAAAACAAGCCTGTACTTCATGATAAGCACGTGCTAAGGTAGAATATACGCCAAGTACCTCTTTTGTATGATAATATTCTTCATATATTACAGTATATACTTTCATTTATTCTTCCTCCCATTCTTTATCAGTCATAACATTTGTGCTTTCACGAACATATCGTTCTGTAACATGAAAAATCTTGTGACATGTATTGCACTTGCAACGCCAATAATAACTAACAACGCCATCGTCAATAAAATCTTCGTCATAATCATCAGTAACAAAGTTAATAGATTCGCAATTAGGGCACTTAACGTTTTCATCCATAACTTTTACTTCCTTTCTGTTCTCTCTTGGAACATTATCATTATAACACCTATTCGCGTGCTTGTCAACATTTCTTTAAAAAAATTATTAATAAAAATTAGATGTTAAACATCTAATAGTAGAGGATTATTCATCCTCCCCAAAACTGGCATCTACATCGCGCGCAAAATCAATTATTCTTTTGTTAAATTCATTTGAAAGATAAGTTGCAAATGTTTCTGCATCGATACCCCAATCTTGGCATTGATAAGCATTAAGAAAGTCATCCAGATAGTGCTCAATCATGCCTTCAATTTGATTGTTTAATTCGTTTGTCATTTTTGTTCTCCTATTCTATACTTGCCTTGTGGTTTTACTTTATCATTATGTACAATAGTAAGAGGCCATTTATGAAATTTTTTTAAAATCCATATTATAATATGTTTCATTCTTCATCTTCCTCTGTATAAAACTTATAATCATTTTTAATACATTCACCTGCGAAGAAACAAATGTTATTATAATTATAAATACAATGTGCACAATGATGACTGTTTTTAATACATTCAGCAAGATAGTCATTCAAAATTTTTGCTTCTTGTTCTGTCATTCTTCTTCCCATCCTTTCTTGTGCTTTTCCTTCTTCTTTCTTTTATCAGGAATAATTTTAGTTACGGGAGAAATGTTGCCCCAATCTCTTCTTATACTTCTATTTATTTCATAAGAGTTACGGGGTTTAGTTTTCTTTTTCTTAGTCATTGCTTTTTTCTCCTTTCTATTCCATTATATCAGTTAGTAAATTACCTGTCAAGTGCTTTTTGTAAAAAATTTTTTCATCTTCTGACATTTCATCATATCGTTTACGCGCGGCGGGGCAAGCATAAGGATAGTAAATAAAACCAACTGCAATTAATGCCGCTTCAAAGTCAATGTCATTTTTAATTCGATAATTGTTTTCCTTCATGTTTTTTACCTCCTTGATACGATATGAGTATATCATGAAATATAGAAAAAGTCAAGAAATTGTTTTAGATGTTCAACATCTAAAATAATTTTAAGCGCGTGAGCGCTTAATAATGTGCTTCTCTATAATTTTCATTGCAAAATTTATAAATAATTTGATCTAAATTTTCTTGTGTATCATTTATAAGTTTAATTGCTTCCTTGTTTGTCTTTTCACTTGCAATAAGTTCATTATACATTTCAGTCAATAAATCATAAGTGACGCTGATCTGATCAATTTCTTCATTATTTAATTCAACAGTAACATGAGTAGTCATTCCGATACCCTTTCTGGTTTTAAAGTCTTTTCCTTGACTTCTTGACTATATTATACCATGTATTTTGAAAATGTCAACAAGAAAAATTAGATGTTTAACATCTAAATATATTTAATGGGTTAGTCTGCGCTAACCCATTTATCTTCATAATAATCATATTTATATAAACCAACTTTATTTTCAGGGAAACTAAAACCAAAATAATGATTAATAAAAGTAATTACATTATTTGATAATACAGTATTAATATTTATATATTCACAATTAGGAAAAGCAATATGAAGCCATGTAAGCATACCTTCTAAGTCGAGACCACCGGGACAAAGAATAAGACTCTTATGCATATCCATCAAAAGTACATGGCTATTAAATTCATTCATTAAAGATCTTGCGCGATTTTCATACTCTTTACATTCTTCGGGAGAATTAAATCTTGTGTCATCATAAGCGACATAAACCACTTCAACCTTCATAAATTAACTCCTTTGGTTTTATAGTCTGCCCTTGACTTCTTACATAGATATTATAACATAAGTTTTAGGAAAGTCAAGATGATAATTTAGATGTTAAACATCTAAATATGTTAAAAGGAAATTGCGGTTACACCGCAATTTCTCTATCAAGATACTGATTCGGGTCGTCCTTTTCGGCTTCTTCCTTTGCTTTCTTTGCACGGGCGGCCTTATCTTTTGCGGCCTTTTCCTCGCTCTTGCGCTTCTTTTCTGCTTTCTTTTCCTGCGCTTCATTGTACTTAGTGACCTCACTCGCCATGAGTTCTTCTGCACTCATGTCCTCACGTTCTTCGGCCACAATGACGCCTACACGGACATAACGTTTATGACCATTAAGGTCATTCATAATTACACCATACTGACGGTCATTAATTTTCTGATAGTTAAAATTCAGTTCGGCGTTGTCTCCACTAAACTTAGTGAACAGATCATCAAAGATAGCATTGCGGAGGTTAGCATCAACAACATTCTTAGTATAAGTCATACAAGTTTCCCTTTCTGGTTTTGTTAGTGTTTTCCTTCACTTTCTGAATATAGTATAGCACATGATTTGAAAATTGTCAATAACTTTTTTTAATTTTTTTAAATGATTTTTAGATGTTAAACATCTAATTATTATAAGCGCTTATGCGCTTACATTTCTTCCTTCATTAATGCTACCTTTATAGGAAAAGATTCTAAATATTGTTTAACTTGTGTTTTTAAAGGTTGAAGAAAAGCCCTGGGCAGTTTTGAAAACTCATAAGAAGTATATTTATTAATAATATAATCAGTGATAATATCTATAATATGATTTTTTTGTTCACGAGTGCCTAATGAAAAATTAACATTAAAATAAGGTTTACATTCATTCAGAATATCTTTTTCGCTGATTTCTGCTTCCCAAGTGCGTGTGTAAGATAGTTTCATTTTAATGTTCTCCTTTCATTCTCTATAATCATCATAGATTTCAATTTCATACTTTGTAGATACAATTTGTTTTGCTACATCTTCAGAAACTTGAAAAATTTTCATATATTCTTCTACTGTTTCATTATACCAAAAATTATCTAT